CCCACTAATGCTCTCGTTGGTGGTAATAATTTATCTAACACTTGTTTTGTAAATGAAACATTAGAACAAACTTCCTCAACATGCGCTGTCCGATCTTTAAACTTCATAAATCGTTCATCGTATGCTTTTAAATAATTACTACTACCTTGTTCAGCACTATTTTGCAATAATGTCTTATAAATGGTCCTTGTCGTCTTATCAGCATCTGCCAGAGATGGAATAGTAGCATCGATATACTTTTCAATTTGTTGTTTTGTTGTTAATCCAAACAACTTTAAAAAATATTGTTCAACTTTATACCACTGTGTTAATAATTTCCCTATATTTGTATGTGTCATATGTTATTTCCCTATATTCTAATATACTTATCTATGTATTTTTAATCGATACCTTGCACAGTAATTACACCATAAAAATTTGCTGACTGCTCATCTACTACTTTTCCATATCTTGTCATTAAAGTATAATAAGGTTGATATGTTACAGGATTGATGACTGGCACATCGCTTATCATAAAAGGAATATAAGGCGCATATATCATACCTGCTAAATGGTCTATGCGCTTAGCAGCCATATAAATACGAGGAGGAGATAAACGATCGGGACAATATTGTATCGTGTAAGTAGATAATGCCGGAATATTTAATAATCTAGCACATAATCTATCGTCTGTTACTAATAATATTTGATCATATAATTGATGTGTGGTGTGAGCAATAGTGACTGAACATTTATTAATTGTATCAATTAATTCTTGATTACTTGGTTTGAATAAAACATCAAGATTAGTAGCTAGATGATTAATATCAGCCATTATTTCATTCGTCGTTTCGACAGCAGCTTCATATCCAAGGGCTTGAGCTACTTCATTACAAATATCAAAATAACGTATGTCTTGCATTACTTCTAACGTCAGTCCTGATACTAATTTTCTCGAACCTGCGTCTATTGCATATGATCTTGGTGTAGAACTAAAATGTACATCCGGTCCAGTAATTTTCTCTAATCTTTGTAAATATCCTATTCGTACTGGACAACTCATGTATTGTATAGATACAACAGATCCACCCATCTTATTTAATTCATGATAATAATGGACAATAGCAGAAAGAATGGTTCGAATCAGTTTCGAATCAGTTTCGAATCATGTTTCATTCCACGTTGTCTTGCATCAGTAAAATACCAAATTTGATTATCAATCATTTGCTTTAAACAATGATCGTGTTTATAATTCAAAATAAAGTTTTGTTGCATATTATGATTCTCATTGCTGTCCATGACTAAATACTTTCATACAAAACATCGAGGAAGTCAACGTGTTTTATACTTATATTTTAAAAAATTCATTAGATGATCAACCGTTTTATGTCGGAAAAGGAAAAGGATCCAGAATGTATGCTCATGCTTCAGAAGCATTAAGAGACTCTTACAAGTATAAAAGATCTGTTCATCGAAAAATTGTAAGTATAATAAACAAAGGCGGAACTATTATATATGAACAAGAATTTTTTGATACTGAACATGAAGCATTTGAGCGTGAAAAACAACTTATAACATTGTATGGACGCAAGGACATTAATACAGGAATACTATGTAATTTAACTGAAGGAGGCGAAGGAGCAAGATTTACTCCGCTATCAATACAACAAAGAGCCGAAAAACATAGAGGGATGAAACGTAGTGAACAAGCTAAATTAAATATGAGAGAAGCGCAATTAAAAATTAAAGAAAAAAATAAACAATTATATGGCAAAGGATGTAGTCCTGAAACGTCAGAAAATATGAGTAAATCAAGAAAAGGAAAACAATGGTCTACTGCTGCACGACAAGCAAAACGTCGTAAACCTACCGCAAGAAAAATATTAGTTTATTTAAAAGAAACAATGGAATTCGTAGGTGAATGGGAATCGATTAGCATTTGTGCTAAGGAATTAAAATGTGATCATAGTGCTATATGGAAAATTTGCAGAGGAGATTGGTTCTCAGAGACTCCTACAGGAGTCTCTGCACCATACAAGTCCCACAAAGGATATATTTTTAAATTTAAAGATCAAGACAATCCTTCACCATAATTATTAGATTTATTAATAAATCCTGCAGCGTAATTATCATTTAATGCTTCAAAATGAACCAATCCAATACTAAAATCCAATACTCTCGGTTCGTTATTAAATCCTGCCCAAAATTTACGTAACAAATCTTCGATAAATCCTACAGCATCTGTCGATCCCATCATCTGAGCCATGCTAAATTCTCCGACTCGTGTTACAATTCCAGATAACACTTCTGACGGTTGTATCTTTCGACACAAGTCAACAATATCTTCAATCCAAAGTAAATCATCACTATAAGGATTAAATTGAACCTTTATAGTGGCTTCACTGCGTTGAGAATGTGATACTGCAATAGTATCTAACTCATTACGTGAAAATTGCCCAAGCTCTAAACTACACGGACATGCACTGTTATATGTATATTTTATAGTTAAAAATGTTTTTAAATTACCGTTTCTATTTTCGATTTCAAACTCCACAGGATAATACATCCATCCTTGATGTGGTTCACGCCAATGTTTTTGTTTATATGGATAATCAAATCTTACTTTTAAATAACCATCTTTCGCAGGTAATTTATTACGATAATCATCCACTACTTTTATTAGTTCTAAAAGTTCAACAGAACCTTTACCATCAACATGTTCATAAAAACATCTTGCTAATCTAGACATATTAATGCCTCGAGATTCCGTACTATCTAAAGATACATATGCACTCATAGTTCCTTTAACAGTAATTACGTCTCCTGATCTACGCTTGATATTAATTGGTAAACTTAACTTTGTGATCCCAACTTTTGGTAAAGTTATTTTTGCGTGTTCATTGAAATGAAGATTTTGAGGATCAGGAATATCATCTTTTGTAATTTTTAAATCCCAATCAAATGGTTTTAACTCTGTTTTTTGATGTTGTATTGACATGTATTTCTCCTTCATGTTATTATGTCGTTGTCGGTGGAAGGAGGCAAGGACCGACGGCCTTGGCTGGAATAGCTCCAGTAAACCATCCATTATTTATCTTCTTTAATATACATTAACGCTGTTTCAGTATATTCACGATCTTGTGTAAAGACAGGGATATTTTCATCTAATCCAGAAATTAAATCAACGGAACTAAATCGACCATTGTCTATTGTTCCTTTTCTAATATCTGTTCCTATCCAACACGTTCCACGTTTCTTCCATGTGTCTAGTTGTTGCCACGAGTTACCAATATTATCTAACATAGTTATGGCTTCTCTATTTGATTTACCATGTAATTCTTTATTACTAAAAAATTCACGAGCATATGTTTGAACACTATTTCGTTCAGCATCTTGTTGACGCCATCTCAAATAGTTTGTTACTTCCTCTTTAGGAAGATTAAAAGCACGGGCATCAAAAAATGCCATGTTTAATTTAAATTCAGGTATGCTTTTTGCAATATCATTAAAGAACGCTGTAGCCATACTCGCAGCAACAGATTCCATTTTGTTTTGACGATAATCAAACCACGCCTCAGTTCTAATAGTATCCCAATCACGTAAGATAATAGAAATCTCATCTGATTGCGTATAACCAAGAACAGCACCTTGCATTTTCTCACACGTTTTCCGCATAGTTTGAACCATACAGTAATGCAATCTATTATCAAATTTTTCTGGCAAAGATGCAGTTAATGTGTGAAATGCTTTACCATCAATTCTTATTACAACAGGGGTGCGACGGATAAGATAGTTTTCAGAAACCTTTTCATACCTCTTCATGCGATCGCCCAATGAATCATTAGACATAAAAATTACTCCTATTAAAGAGTAATTATATCATATTAATTTTTGTATTTCAACGATTGCATTCTACTAAAATGACCTGAAACGGCATACGGTTTATCAGAATTTGGACCATAGTGGCTCTCGACTTTCTCAATCACTTCTGGCCAATATTCTTTTTTAACCATATAATTGTAAAGACCGACTACCTCGAACCAATCGTAAGCTTGTGAAGGAACAGATGGAATTGGTTCTGATAATATACGTTCCTCAAGTTCTGGCCACGGTTCTTTAATTAAATTGATACAATATGAATATGCAGTATGTAATTTAGTTTTTACAATTATATCTTCATATTGTGGTAATCTTTTCTTAATTTTAAGACAATATTGTACTAACATTGAAACGTCTTTTTTAGCGAGAAACTGTTCAATTTCTGGTGCTTCAATTTGCTTATCGAAGATAATCTGCAATATGTATTCTTTCCATGAACTACTTCTTAAAATTGTCTTTTCGGCAATTTTAAATCTCCCTTTAATCACATAATAAGCATATTCTAAAGCAACACTAGCATCTAACGCGATTCTTGATTCCGCTTCTATCCATCTCGTGTCAAGATATAATGCATATTTAAGTAACATATATGGAAAAGTATCTTCTTCTAATAGACGATCTTCCAAATCTGTAAAACGTCTTCTTCTCGTACCTTCCTCTTGTTTAAGTGTTTCTAATATAGAATACAGTTCAGAATATATAAAATTACCATCAGAATTTAATACATCTTTCCAATAAGGAAAGGTAGGCACTCGTTCAATAAAAGGAGGAGCAATTTCATTTAATTTCATTTTTTACTGCTCAAAAAATTGTGGATATGATTCAAATAATATTGTCTGTTTTCATTATCAGCAGGTAATTTCGACAGTCTCTCTTCTAACTCAAACCATCTATCTTCTTTATATTGGGTACAATATCGTAAACAATCATCTACATCATAAGTAGTTACTATATAATGTTCTACTTCTGGCCACTCATGGCCACCATCAGGGGTCGCATATTTTTCAGTGCTTTTTGTATTAAGAGCATATGTAATAATATCAGTCATAAGAACTTGATGATTTTTAATTCTCTCTATTAATATTTGTTCAAATTTTGGAAATGCTTTATTCTTATTTCTTTCCATATAAACACATACATTGTTTATTGATATTTTACCTTGATTAATTAAATTTTCGATATATGAAGAACGATCAGACATGGAATAGCGAATATAATTTCTTAAACTTTGTTCATGACGACAAATAACTGGTTCACCTTTAGGAAAATTACTGTTGATTGCTTCAGCGTAAGCTTCGGCACCATCGACTGTAATACTCATGATAGGCTCTGCTTCTAACCATCTTTGATGGCCTAATACTTCACTAACATATTTTGCTATTAATTGGTAATTATTACTTGATAGTATCCATTGCTCGACATCTTCATATCGTTCTGTACGTCGTAATATATTGCAAATCGCAAGAATTTTCCCCATGTCAGAAATGCCAATTTGTTCGATAGCATCCCATACAGCATCAGGAGCGTGAGCCTTAAAATGCCATTCATTGGAAGATTCAACAAGATTACTCAATTTCATTTGTAACTAACTCACGCTTCATGTGTTTCTTGAACCCAAGTTTGCTTAGCTTTTTCTTGTTTTTAAATTTAGCAGCTTTATTGAATTTTCTAGCATGCTTCGCAACTGGGTTAAAGGATTTCATACACAATACTGTTTATTATTATTATTTATCCATTCTTTTACCAAATCAGAAATTCTAACATGTGTACAATCATCAACCGGAATTTTAATATACTTGTGGCCATCTTGCTCTAATATATCAATTATTTTCTTATCAACTTCTATGGCTTCCTCAAAAGTTTGAACACGGCCACGCGGATCGTAAGGACCAGTACGTTCCAGAACAATATTTAAATTTTCATTTTTCGAAAATTCATACCGAATTAGAGCATCAAGCGGTTTGCTCATTTCATTTCCGTACATGTTTCCATATATTAATCCAAGATTAATTGGACTGTCGGTTATAACAGCATCGACCTTACCTAAGCAACGATTAATGCGCTGATGTTGATTAGCAAATATATAAATTTGATTCGAAAGTAAAGAGAGAGATTCTTCCCAAACTTTTTCCTTAGCATACTCAACTACATGTTCTACATGATAATGTTGTGATTTCAAAAGATGAAAAGTACCAGCAGCAGCTACAGATTTTCCTGTTCCTGGACCAGCAAATATATTAACAATTAATGTCATAAAATAAATAAGCCTCTTATCGAGGCTTATTTTACATTATATTTCGAGTTACTTCAACGTGAGTAAGTAAATTGTTTTATTACAAGCATTAAGTAATTCATCCAACAAATTAACTAAATCTGTATGAGCAGTGACTTGTGATTGTAATGTTTTTATGTTCGTGGAGAACATCTTAATGTCATTGACTGCACTATCTTCTGTATAACTCTTAAGTGTAATCGATACATCACCAGATGCTCTCCCAAAGATTCCTTGATAAGATTCAATAAACTTATCAGCAATATCCAGAATGGTATCATAAAAATCATTCAAAGCCTTATGCTCTGCATACTTTTCAGTTTGTAAATGATAATAATGAATTTGATCTCTCATGCCCATTAACAATTTTACAACTTCTGATGGCGACATTGCTTGAGCAGGTGCAGCAGGTTGGGCAGGTTGTTCTGTAGCAGCAGGAGTAACTGTACTGTCAGGCTTCTGTTCGTCAACTACTGGTTGAGTACCTGTAGACACTGGTGAATCAGTAGAAGGTACAACAGCTGGTTGTGATATTGGAGCAGGTGCAATGACGTCACTAGTAGCGACTACAGGAAGTTTTTGTTTTTCTTCGTCTTCCTCTGCAGCTTTAGGTTGTTCTTCTTTCTTTTCTTCTTCTTTTTTTACTGGTTTGACTTCGTCGCTTTCTGTCAATGGAAGACCTGCTAATTCTTTAAGACGTGCAATATCCATGATAATTTCCTCAATGTATATTATTTATCAAAAATACTCATTGCATCTTCATAATTCATGCTGCAACATCTGACAGATGTTTGGTTAGTTGCTCAAAACCACCCACATAATTTCCATCGATAAAAATTTGTGGTACTGATCTTGCTGTTGGAACTACTGCAAGTAAATCTTCTCTAGTGTATCCATAGCCTATCTTCTTTTCAACATATTCAATATTTTTAGAACTTAATAACTTCTTTGCTTGTTCACAATAAGAACAATTATCTTTTGACCATACTTCTGCTTTCATGTGTTTCTCTTATCATAAATTAGGTAATTCATCATAATTGATGCTATCAGACATAATACCAACCACATAGTTTGTACTTTCTGATTCTTGTAATGCTGTTTGTTTCTTACTTGGGTCACTATGTTTATTGAACCAAGGAATTGGTGTTGTTTTAGGAGCTGGTGACAAATACTTAATTCCCACTTCCTTTAACGAATGGAACGTTGTAAAGTCCATAAAGTCATTGAGAATATTTGCATTTAATCCAATAACAGGACCTTTCTTAAATAAGAATTTTGCCCACTCTTTTTCTTCACGTAATACATCCATATACATATCATATACTTCTTTTTCACACTCATGCTTAATATTAGCAAATCTTTCGTCTTCTTTAACAACTTGATTAATGATATATGCAGTCCAATCTTTATGAAGAACTTCGTCTTGAAGAATTAAACTAATAATATTCCCGTTACCAATAAATATTTTGTTTTCAACCATTGCTAAGCTGGTAGCGAAAGATACCATAAAACGTAATGCTTCGAGAGCATAACTAGCATGTAATGCTAACCATATTGCTTTCACGTGTTCGTGTTCTGATACAGTCATTCCTACTTCTTTTTTACAATTTAACAAATGAAGAGCATCGTAATACTTGCCCACAGTGCTCGCCATTTGTACAATTTCTGTAGTATCGTGAATTGTATTAAACACTTCTTTAGGTACATTATAGATATTTCTTATGATATGACTATATGAACGACTGTGAATGTTTGTTTCAAAGAATGTCCAATTATACATTAATGCTTCAAGTTCGGGTAATGATACTACAGGAGCAAAAATTTGACTTGGAGCTTTACCTTGTAAACTGTCCAATGCTGTTTGACGAAGTAAATTGCTAGTGAAAATATGTTTTACGGCTTCACTTGCATCTTTAAAATCACTTGCGTCTTTAGTTAAACTAATCTCTTCTGGAACCCAAAAGAATCCTCTTGCTGTCGTCTCGAAGTCAGCAATTTTCTTATATTTTACCTCTTCGAAACGTTGAATAGTTACAGGACCTTGTGGATCCAAAAACATTTTGCGTGTTAAATAATCTGTTTTTGTGTTTAAATCGTATTGTTGCTTTGACATATATGTTCTCTGTTAATCCTCTAATTTTAACCCACTTAACTCTCTCATTCTTCGTAAATTAAATGATGCTTTGAGTTCACAATAACTCAACACATTTTCAGATAATACAAATTGATATCTCATAAACGTTGTATCATCATGTTTGAAATATTGTTCCATTTCTTCATCAGTTGTAAATGTTTTAAATGTTCTTCCAGGATCTTTACTATCATATACAGATACTTTATGTCCCTTCTGTACCATTCGTTTCCATAAATTATACCCCTCATCACTTAATTGCTTATCACTGAGAATACGAATATTATTATTTGTGTCCTTTAGTACATCACTATATAAATCTGAAGCATATGGTGGTTTTCCTTTATATTTTGGATTTTTTCCTAATAATGACACCACGATACCTTCTGGTCGTTTTTTTAATTCAACCCCTAAAGTGATAGTTTGATTATTATCTTGATACCAATACAATAAAATTGTATTACCCTCTATTTTGAACAATTTATCTGACACACGAATAACATCAATACCAGCTTTTTTCATATCTTCTATAGTATACTGTAACCCGTCAAATGTCTCAAATGATCCTAACCCCGACGGAGATTCTTCTAACCAAGTTTCGATGAAACTTGTTCTACTAGTACTCATAATTTACAAGCCTCACAATCGTCTTCTAATTGTGAGTACCCTTCATGTATTACATCTGTGGTAATACTATATTGTCCTTGGAGAGCAGGATATTTTACATCGTCTGGTTGATCTTTACTTCCAATTTTATTAATCAAACTATAATACAACGTTTTTAACCCATATTGATGGGCTAACATAAGATTCTTTGCAATTAAGGTTGCAGGAACCTTTCTTTCTTTATAATTAGCAGGATTGTAGAAAGTATTAGTACTAATACTTTGATCAATATAAGCTGCAAGTACTGCCGCAGTTTTTAAATATCCAATACAATCTTCTTGTTCCCAAAGTAATTGATATTTGTTTTTCAATTTTTGATATTCAGGAACCACTTGAACCAAGGACGCAGCTTTGGATTCTTTGACTGATATTAATTGCATTGGCATCTCAATACCATTCGTTGAATTGATAACTACAGAACTTGATTCTACAGGAGCAATTGCCATTAATGTAGCATTACGAACACCATACTGTTTCATATTAGTACGTAATGTTTCCCAATCCAACTCTGGTGCGAAATCTGTTAACTCATTTACCCCTTCTGCACGTAATTCCCATGGAAAAATTCCTTTGCCATATCTTGTCAAGGAGCTGTGCTTGCAAGGTCCTCTCTCCTTTGCTAATTCTACTGTAGCTTCTGTAAGGTAATAAGCCTGATGTTCCATCCAAGATTTTACTTCTGCTAATGCATCAGATTGTCCGTATTGCATATTACGCTTTGCATGCCAATATGCCAAGTTTGTCACTCCAATTCCTAATGGTTGAATTTCATCATTGCTCAATCTACTTTGAATAGAAAGGAAATCTTGGTAGTCGAGAATATTGCACAAACTACGATGCAAAATTCTACATGCTCTACGCATATCTTCAGGATTCCTAAAAGCTCCCCAATTGATTGACCCTAATGTACAAAGAGCAATTCTTCCGTTCTCGTCATCTAAACGTTTAAATGGTTTTGTAGGAAGTAAAATTTCTACACAAAGATTTGATTGGTAAATTGTATGTGTATCAGGTTCAAAAGGACCTTGTTTGATGGAATTGTCAATGTTTACAATATAAATCCGACCAGTATCTGAACGTTCCTTTAAAAGACCACTTTTGATAACTTCATCAGCAGACATGGTCTTTTTACGAAGACCTTTTTGCTTTTCATACTTTACATATAGGTCTTCAAATAAAGCAGTATTTTGATAAAATGCTTCATACAAATCTGGTACTTCGTTTGGATCAAAAAATGTAATGTTTTCTTTGTTCTTAAATCGACGCCAGAACATAGCATTCATAACAACACCATAATCTAAATGACGTACACGTGTCTCATCTGTTCCTTGATTGTTTTTAAGAACAATTAAATCTTCAAATTGATAATGCCAAATAGGATAAAACATAGTTGCAGATGCATTTCGAATGCCGCCTTGAGAACAACTGCGCAAGTCTCCGAACCACTTCTTTAAGAACGGAATTAACCCTGTGTGCATAATTTCGCCTTTTCTAATCGGACTGCCAAGTGGACGAAGTCTTCCGATTTCTAAACCAATACCAGCACGTTTACTAGCATATTTTGCCATCATTTCACCGCTCGCAAAAATGCTATCTAAATTATCATCACTCTTGATAAGAACACAAGAGCTAAATTGTTTTGTTGGAGTGCCAAGACCCGCTAGCACAGGAGTCGCAAGAGTAAAGAGTCCGTCAGAAGCAGCATTATAATATTCTTTAATAAAACGTAAACGTGCTGTATTGGGTTCTTCTTTATGAAATACTGTAGCTGCTGCTACCATGTATCGTACTTGCGGGGTTTCGTAGACTTCTTTAGTTGATCTGTTTCTAACTAGATACTTTTCTATCAATTGCTCAATTGCTGCGTAACTATATTGCTCGTCTTTCTCATGATCGATAAACTCGTTCATTTTGTTCCAATCATCTTCTGTATACCATGTTAATAATTCCGGTGTATACATTCCGAGATCGACGTTTCTTTTTACGATTTGATAAAGATGAGGAGGATTGTAACCACCGTATACATCTTTACGTAACATCGTTAAACGTTGTTTACCTGCAACATATTGATAATTAGTGTGTCCAACATCAGGATTTGATTCCACATCAATTAAATCAATAATTGCACGTAAGGTTATTTCATCAATTTCTTTAGTCGTGATACCATCATAGAAATGAGGTTGTGCACTAATTTCTATCATACTTTGGCTTACATCTGCGATTCCCTTGCATATTTTTGTTACTTGTTCTTGCCACTTTTCTACTGATAATGGTTCTTTTCTTCCACTTCTTTTTATAACGTATATATCAGAACGACCCATTGTAACTCCTTGATTATTATAAATATATTTTCATTCATTGACGTTGCATCAATGAAACTTCGAATGTGTTTCTATTTACTACTGATAGTTAAGAAGGACATTATATATTAAAATCGATTTAAAAACAACAGTGAATTCAGGTAATTATAACAATTTTTTTAGATGTTGATTTTTGATTTTAATTAAGGGATCATATATAAGTCACTATTCACTATAAGGAGAACAAAGTAATGACAATTAGTACAATTCCTGTTAAAGAACTTGTGAAAGATTTAACTAATCAATTCCGAAATGCCACTAAAGGATATCCTGATGCCCAACGTGGTAACGATACTTATAAGATTCAAAGCGATTTTGCATGGTACATTCATGAGATTACGATTGGACCAAGTTGTATGGTATATGAGCATGTTAATGCTTGTCGTGAGTTTATTAAATCTATCAAACGAGTATAATCTTCAACCTCATTGATCCATAAATAACGGATCAATGAGGTTTTTTAATGCTGTTCCATTCTTATATTAAACGTGATTGTTCCGCTTTTATAGCAGAGTCGAGAGGCTTTCCTGCTTATAAAACTATTCACGTTAATTCTCCACCTCTCATACAACAGCTGTACAAAATTAAAGTACGACACAAAAATACCACATCTGAACCAACGTTAAACGAATTATATAGTGCTGCATTCGAACCCAAATTACGCGAACGTAGTGTGATTGTGCACGGAAACATTAAGTTGTGTGAAAGCTCATCAAATGCATTTTATATATTCCCAAAAGATGGCTATGAATTCTTATATTCAAAAGATGTAACATGTTCAGCGGAAGATTATAAAGAGGTGTTTAACACTTTAAAAGAGAACATGCAACAGGAAAGTGCTTTCACTATTTTAACTGATATGCTTAAATTTTCATATACTGATACAAAAATAGATGAAGGGCTCAAACAAGAGGCTGAAATCCTTATATATAACATTCCTTTCTTTTATGCAGTTCCTGTTTCAGCATATCCTAATTACAATACTTTGTACGAAAAATTAAGAGCGTAACTATGAGCTTACAAGTTTTTGAATGTGACACATGTAAAAGAACAATAGAAAAAACATTTGACAAATATACTGTAGATAACTTCGGTAGATGTAATATTTCTGATGGTTGTAAGGGTATCTTACGTAAAGTGCAAATGAAGAAAGGATACAATACTCCTTCTGTACCAGCTCCTTCACAATTGGAGGATTGGGCTCAACGTAAAATTCTTGCTAATCATACTCAACAACTTCCTAACACTAGTTGGTTTATTAAACATAAATTAAATAACCATCCAGATGTATACTGTTATTACTATGATGAAAACAAGGAGTTGCAAATTGTAGAACCAACATCAATATCATATACTGATAATGATAATATGATTGTAAGCTTTGATCAAGCATATTATGGAATAGCACAATGTGTCTCTAAAACTACTCCGTTAACGACTTCTGTTACAACAAGTACATCTACACAGAATTTCGTACCATTAAGTATAAATGGTAAAATTGTGATTGGTTTGGCATCTATTTTAAGTAATAAAAAAATAGGATTTAATTTTAAATCACCACTTAAGACCGCATTTGAAACAAGAATAGAATACTCCACGACAGATGATACATTAACATCACCATCCACCTCATCAATTTGGTTTAATGGGGATGGTTATCGTGTTGTAGTAAATGGAAAAGAATATACTGTTTATGAATTAGACATTTCAACAATCTTTGAAAATACTTCCATCATAAATGGTAGTGTAGGATATGTCGATCATACTTCCTCATCGTTGTTTAATGAAAGAGAAGCAGTATTTTTAATATCTAATTCACCATATACTAGTTCATCTGATAGAAACTTAACAAAATATGGTATAACATATACAATGACTGCATCAACTGCTGCTTCGTGTTTATTGGTCGACGATGGTGAAATTAAAATTAATACCGCCTTATTGAAATCGACTTATCCTCCTATTATAATATCGTAGATTATATTTGAGGTAAATTAATGAGCAATCTAGAAAAACAAAAATTATTAGTAGAATACATGTTAGCATCCCCTGATACTTACGCACTGTGCTCAAGTATCATAGAACCAGAATATTTCGATCCAGAACTTAGAAATTCAGTTACTTTCTTAAAGCAATATTTTGATTCTTATCATTCAATTCCTACAACAGAAATTATTGCAGTTGAAACAGGAACAGCATACAAACTTAGAGAAGTAAAAACAAGAGCAGAAATCGAATATTGTTCAAAAGAAATTGAATCATTCTGTAAACGCAGAGGTTTAGAAAAGGCCATTTTAAAGTCTCCAGATCTTATACGTGAAGGTAAATATGGAGATGTTGAAGAATTAGTTAAAAAAGCATTAACGATATCATTACAACGTAACATGGGATTAGATTACTTTCAAAATCCTCTCCAACGTTTAAATGCACTTAAAAATACAGATAATGCAATTTCTACTGGATATCCTGAAATTGATGATTGTCTCGGTGGCGGAATTCGTCGTAAAGAAATGTTGTTACTTTCAGCAAACTCAGGTGGTGGTAAATCTATTACAATGAGCAATCTTGCACTCAATATGATGGAGCAAGGATTAAATGTATTGTATATCTCATTAGAATTGTCAGAAGAAATGATTGCAAAACGATTCGATTCTATGATTACTGGTATCGGATCTGTAGAGATTTTACCTCGTGCAAAAGAAGTAGCACAAGTAATTCAATCAAAACAACAAAACTATGGTAAATTATTTGTTGTTAGAATGCCAACAGGATCTAATACAAATTCCTTTAGATCATACTTAAAAGAATTCGAACTCAAATATAACTTCGTACCAGATGTACTATTAGTTGATTATCTTGACTTAATGGGTGCTAATGAATATACAAAAGCAGGAGATGTGTTCGATAAAGATAAGAAAGCATCAGAACAATTACGTGATCTTATTCATGATTATAATATGGTCCTTATAACTGCTGCACAACAAAATAGATCTGCTATCGATGCTCCTGAACTCAATCAGAGCCACATTTCTGGCGGTATCAGTAAAATCAACACTACCGACATTTATATGTCGATCATTATGAATGATGCTATGAGGGCTCGTGGGGAGATTGCGTTCCAGTTCCTTAAAACACGTTCAAGTGATGGTGTAGGAAAAACTGTACATTTAGGATGGTCCGCTAAATCGTTACGCATCACAAGTAATAAAGTAAATAATCAGAAGTTAACATTTGTTCCCAAAGAACAGCTCGACAAAACAAATTTTATGGACACTTTCGTAGATTAAGGATATTATATGAAAATTAAACCAACAGAAGTAATAACAGTAGATAACACAACATATAATGTGGTCGCTCTTCCAGACAACATTAAGACATTGGTTGATGTATATGACGAGGTTCGCAAGGATCATGAAAAACATCGTATTGAAAAAATCAAATGTGAATCAGCATTGGCAGATTTAACAACAAAAATTTCTAACGCTATGAATGAATACATTAAACATCTTAATGAACAAAAAATAGAAGATGGAGATGATTAAACGCTCTTATGAGCGTTTTTTTATGCTTTTATTATTTTAAGCATAAATAGAACATACTAATTGTGTTTACTTTATATGAAAGTTAGCGACTTATTCGAAAATGCGTTCGGTGGTGCAACAGGAGGAGCTGCAATAGCTGGTGCTCCTGGTTCATTATTTGGTGGTGGCATGGTGAGTCGCGTAGAACCTAAGAAAAAGAAAAAACGCAAACAACAGGCAGTAAAATAATATGGATTTTATTAAATCACTAGTTGAATTTGCAAAAAGTGAACAGACTGTGCACGATATTAGCACTTTAGTCAAGAACGCTAAATCAGCAAATGAGACACGTAGAAACACTGAAGGATTTGCCCTCGAAAATGACGATGGTAGTATCGTGAAAGTGTTTGTAAAAGCTGAACAAGCTGAAGAATTCCAAAATGCTCTTGCAAGAGCCCTTTATGATGCTGAAGAGGACGGAACAGAAGTGCCTGAGGTTCTCTTTAATCTACGCAAAAACTTCGAGATTGTGGACGTTGAATGGGGTCCTAAGAGCATTCCTGAAGATGAAGAAACTGATATGTCTCTCGAGCAGCCAAAAGATAAAAAATCATCAAGTGATGATCTTGAAGGCTTGGACGATCTCGAGAGTGATGACGATTCCTCTGAAGGCGACGATAGTGCAGATGAAATTTCTGAGTTAGGCATGGACGATGCTATGGCTGGTAGTGATGATGTTGCTGCTTCAGGATCAAATGAACAAGATATCATGTCTGCTTTAGCACAAGTGTTAGATATGTTAAAAGCAGATGCAGAAGCAAAGACAGCAGAAGCTGAAGCACGTAAGGCTGAAGCAGAAGTAAAAATTGCGTCTGAAGCAAATAAATCAGCAAAAATGCGAGCAGCTCAAGAAGAAGAAGTTCTTGATATGGAAGATCATAATAAACGTAAAGATGAAGAGAAAAAAATGTCCGACACAAGGGACAAACTCATTAAATACAGACACGAACTTAAAAACTCTACAGATAAAGATTTAGGAGAAAGTATGAACATGGACCCAAACAAAAAGAAATATCCTGATGCAACACAAGAGGAAGAAGAATTCCTTGACGCGCAAGAATGGGATAAGAAAGAAAAAGAAAGACAGAAATTAAAGCGTGAACGTGAACTCGTCAAGAAGTTTCGCCACAAGAAGAAAAAAGGTGAAGTTAAAGATGCAGTATCCGGCATGAAGGCTGAAAGTATCGAAAAGATTCGTAGTATTACATTCAGCAAGTTCAATGTGTTAATTGAACAGCAATTAGCTCAACAACCAAAATAAGGATTTTCTATGAATTTTTTGAAACAACTGCTTGAATTCGATCTTAATAAGCAAGCAGAATTAGAAACTAAAAAAGAACTTGCTGACTCAGGGTTTACTGATCTTGAGCAGAATAAAGCAGTTGTTGCAAAGAAAACAAAAGAAAAACAAAAACAATTAACTAATTTATCTCAAAGTCAAGATCCAATTGACCGTCAAATCCTTGCCTTGCGCCGTCAAATAGCGTTATTATTACAGAAAAAACAGGCGAAATTAGACGCAGATGCAAAACGAGCTACAGTTTAACCATACCCCGTTCTATCCCCTCTACGATTTATCTACAATAGAAAAAAACAATATGCGATTTTACCAGACTCCGTCTGGTAAATTCCTGCCTTCTGTGACCACTGTAGTCAATTTTGGTGATAAACCATGGTTAGAAGAATGGAAACAAAATCTTGGTGCTGAAAAGGCAGAAAAAGAAACAAAGCGTTGTGGTGATAGAGGAACTGCAGTTCATGACATGTGTGAAAAATATGTAAAGAATTTGGAACTATCCGAAGTTACAAAAAACCATCAAGCGTCCGATATCGAAATGTTTAATCAATTACGGATGATATTAAGAAATCGAGTTAACAATATTAAATTACAAGAAACAGCACTGTGGAGTGAGATTCTTGGTCTAGCTGGTAGAGTAGATTTAATAGCAGAATATCAAGGAACACTATCTATAATCGATTTCAAAACAGCTAATAATTATAAAGATCACAACAAAATACAAAACTATTTCTTACAATGTACAGCATATGCCTTAATGGCAAAAGAAGTTTATAACGTTGATATTGAAAATATGGTTATTATGATTGCAGTCGAAAGAGGAACCTCTCCACAAATTGTAAAGAAGCCTATATTACCATACGTAAAGCCATTACTTGAGCAAATAGATCTTTTTAACATAAATAATACTATCAAACCATAAAGTATTATGAAACTGTACGATATCATTAAAGAAGCCAACGATCAAGTACACAACAATGTATTAGAAATCTTACGTAAGCATCAACTTGATCAGTTAATTGACCCTGATCAAATAATTTCTCTCTGTAAGGATTGTTCACAATATATTTTACACCCTGATAATGCTGAGTTTTATGAGGAATCGCGTTTATATAGAGGATCTAATAAACATTTAAATTCTATTACTGTTTTCACACCGACAATGAGAGATAGATCTCTCACAGGCGATAATACAATATTAAATCTTGTATCTTCATCACATCATACCAATTGGACAAATTTTCCCAATCGTAAATTTTCATTATTCTATACAAATGATAGAACACATGCTGGTGATTTTGGTAGTTCCATTTCTGTATGTATACCTGTCAACAATGCTATTTTTGGGTTGTCACCAGACGGTAGTAAAGATTTTAATAATATTTCAACATGGACATATAACAAGGTATATTCTGTTCCCTTATATCAATTAACACATTCAGTTGCTGGCCGCAAAGCTGATGATATAATGTGGAGAAATGTTACATGGGAAGAGATAAAGAAAATGAGTGATCTCATTGAAGACAATGGTGGACTAAAAAAAGCTATAAACCATGCAAAACAAGCACTCTTTCATATACCTAACGACATTTGGAAAAAATGGAGTGAGTATGATACTTTGTACGATTTAATCTACGATGGAATAGATCCGTATAAAAACGGTTTTGATACTGCTACAGCAACAGAAATAACATCAAAACTAGATGCAAGTAAAAGTCCACGCGAAGCGTGGACTGATTACCGTGGTTATGCTTTATCTGAACACGAAGCCCCAACTATTTTTAAAGCAGCCAAAGAAATTCTTACAACTGTTTTATAAACTAAGCATATGTACGTAACTATCAATTTGATCAGAGATACGATTTAATTCATACTTACCACAAAACTTCAAAAAATGAAAATGAGAATACTTACCTGGATTTGCTAATCCTTCTGTGATCGTTTTTTCTATTAACTCTTTAATATCATCAGGCTGACATGTTAAATCCATTAATAATTTGTTCTCATTAAATAACTTTTTGACAGAACGCTCGTTGCTTTCTTCATCAGTCCATGTTGTTTGCATCATATTTTCACGTTCAAATGGATCTAAATAAGCAGCTTTAATTTTAGTTGAACGAACACGTGGGAATGCACTACCAACATTATCCCCAGCATCACCTCTAATACATTTTTCAAACAAAAAATAATTAACATCATTATCATGTTCTGCTAAAGAACGAGGGGTGTCTGTAGCAGGATCAATCAATGTAACACTTTCATAACGTAACAATTGCATTAAATCTTTATCTGAACTTACTACAATTATATTATGGGTATTATGAAATTTTTGAACAATTCCAGAAATCAAATCATCTGCTTCTAACCCTCTATTGTCAGTGCCTTCTGCGGCTAAACATACTACTGAAGTATGATCTCTCATAATTTGTTCGAAATCTTTCAAATGCTCACAGAATTTTTGATATTTAATTTGCTCTGCTGGTGTTAGATTTTGTCTGCGTTGACCTTTATAGATACGTTTCGAATAACATTCATCAGATAACGTATACACTTTCCGCCAATTTGGTCTATCAAATGTCATGATCATTTTACTTGGCTTATGTTTCTTGTAATACTTATTTAAATATGCCAACGCAGAGTGATGTGCTAATCCCGCAGAAGTCATATCATCTTGTTCTTTATTGGCATAAAAGGAACGATAAAGAAGATTACTAATATCTAATACTAAGTATGTTTCTTTAACGTCTACACCAAGTTCTCTTAGTTTATCTATATTCATTAGGGCGGTCCTGTTCCATATCAAGTATTTGTTGTTGTGTATTAATCATTGTAATAAAACGGTCAATTATTTGTTCGTCTGACGTTCCCATGAATCCTTTCTTACGTAATTCTTTTATGAATTCAGGGTTCCATTGTTGGTCTAATTTTACTTGACCATCGGACAGGATTGTGTACGTCATTACGAATGTTGGTTCTGTAACGTTTTTTTGCTCAAGAGCATTTGGTTGATCATCGAAGATCCTTTTATACCATGGTTTTGTCATTTTAAATTCCTCATAAAACAGGCAACATAATTATTGAAATATCATTAATCTTAGTCTTCAATAAATTCTTTTCACAAATATTAATTGTGTTATCGTCATTATTTTTCATCATTACAATAAATTGCTTTAACGGATAATTAACAACTAATTTTGTAGACGTAAGATACTCTACATTGCCATCCAACGTCATCTCAAAATCATCACTATTAGTATCAGATAATACTAAGGTGACTTGTCGCAAATCAGGATCTACTACTAAACACACTGACCCTGTTTCAGTTCTTTGAGGCATACTACTAGATGCCTTCAAGAACAAAGATAAATCATCATCCGAAAATGTTATTGTGGCTAATAATTCTGATGATGCTTTTAATCCTTTTGGTGCTTTGATTGTCGAGGGATTGGCAGCTCGAAAGTCCACTTTATATTTCTCTGCTTTAATATCTAGTCGTGAAATAACGCCTGGTACCTTCTCATCCTCCACAGCATTCACTGTCACTTGTTTATCACTAAGTGATAAACGAGAATTAAGTAATGACAATCTTGTTAATCCCATTGCTGTAAAAGGAATAGATAACCCATGTTCGTGGAGCATGATGGTGGTTTGTTTTTCATCAATACCACGAACTTTATCCTGCTCTATAATAACATTTTCTATTCCCATAAGATTAGCTGTTTTAATAAGTTTCGTTTGTATAAACTGAATTAAACTGGATTCTAATATCATATTTTTCTCTCTTATTCATCCATTTCAAACATGTCTGAAATGAAAATTGATTTTTTTGTTGGTGCTTTCTTTCCTATTGCTTTTAAAATATTTCCTAATGGTTTATCAACTAATCTTAGAATTTGAGCATTTCTGTCTACTTCAATATTATCATAAAACCATTTTGGAACTATATCTAAATCTGTAGGTAAAGCAATACTTTTAAACTTTCCATCTTGATTCATTAAATAATATACTCTAATTTTCATATCGGAAACAATAGGGAAACTTTCTTTATCCTCATAATGTTTCAATTTCAAATTGTAATATATACTCGCTGCTACGTGTCCTGGCAGTCTTGCGCCTTTACCATGGATTGTATATTCTTGTGTATATTTTTCTACACCTTTGACGTTCTTTGGTAATCCTAACATCGAAACGTCAGAATTTTTAAGAATGTCATCTTTAAATGCTACAATGTCACGTGAGATCTCGAGCCAATCTTCTCCTTTGAGCAATCTCTCGATATATCCACTAAGTTGATCTTGAAACTTCTTAGGTAAGGTTGTCTTTTTAATATCAAGACCCATTGTTTTTAATTCATCTTTTGCCTCACCTTCCTTATCAACAACAAGAAGAACATATTTCTTAGGAGTTACGAATATACCCGATGCTGCTACGATTTCTCTACCAGCTGCAATAAGAGTATCATACCCTTCATTACATAGAAACACTTCTCTCATAAACTTAGGGAATGATGCATTAACTTGTTTTGCTACTGCATCTGCTACTTTAACTGCCATCTGTTTATTATCACACATCGTTGTAAAGTAGGTACTATCTGTATCAGAATACTTTACTACTTCACCAAGGTAATCATATTCACCTGTGAGCTCATAATTGGCCTGAGCGCATTGATGTTTAACAATGTTTCTGCCCGTCGCTGTTGTAGATTCACCCATTCGTTTATCATGGAAACGGAAATGTGAATTTAATAATGCACCATATAAAGAGTTAAGTTTGATTTTATAGCAATATTGTAAACGATAATAATAATCTGCCTTTTCAGTATCACCACTTGCTTTACTTTCTTTATACATTTTTTGATATTTTTTACGTAATGTATACCATTCAGCCAAAATAGCAGGAATTACCCCAATTTTATTTTGATCGAAAATAGTACCATAACCACTAATGCTCCACTTACGTTGCTTGAGATAAGATTTCCACTCATTAGCTGGTTTTGTTACAGATTCGCCCGTGTCGAATTTAATGGTAATAGGATGATTTGTATTATTACGTATGTGATCAAAATCCGTCTCAGTATATGTACACTGTCCGAGAAGTGTCTCAGGACTAATATTAATGGATCTAATCGTGTTTGGATATAGTGAATTAATATCAATCGATCCAATCCATTTATGAAATCCTGCTTTCGGTTCCATAACATAAGCACCGTCCGCAGCTTCTTCTGTGGTTGCAGCGGGAGGTAAATTATTAACTACAACATTTAATGTCTTATGACAGAAATTAGTAATTGAATATTCGGCAAGTTTAATGGTACCTAAAATGTTCTTATAAAGACCTGTTGAAGCATGAAAATATTCATTTGCAAGAGCAACGTATCCTAATTTCTTTTCAAATCCTCTCAAACATTCTGTGTCTCGAATGTTGTATCGTAAGAAGAAATTAAAATCATTATTGTATTGATCTGCTAAGCTTCCTTCATAAGTTAATTTTGGTAATTCAGGAAGAACTTCATTTGAGATATATTCCAATTTATAACTGGGTCTATTTTCTGCTTCGAATTTTTTAAATAAATCCATATAATCAATGTTAAGTCTGCCTCCAAGATCGAGTGCAATTTGTATGTTACCATACAATTCTACTTCACGATATTTTGGAGCCGGTGCCTCTGGAAAAGACAACATTTTAAGATAACTACTTCCTAATACACGTTCGACTCTCATTCCAATATATGGGATATCGAAGAAATTACTGTTCCATCCGACTAATGCGTCTGATGGTTGAATTTCATTTAATAAACGTAACAACAAATCACGTTCTGAATAACACAAATGTATTTCACTTAATTCAAGTAAAGATTTGTCGAGCATTTGATCCCATTTTGTTGTATCTGTTCCCCATGATTTAGGGGGAACTGCGTATACAACAGTTCTATTGCTCCACGAATGATACATAGCAATTGCGTTAATAGGAGCATAAGGATTCTTTGTATTTGAGAAACCAAATTCTTTATTATAATCCACCTCAATATCAAGGAAGGTTACATTTAAAGTTGGTGTTGGTTGATCCATATAGTGCTCTGAAAGCACTTTATATTCTAAAGATAAATCTGATTCGAATACTTTTAAACTTGATCGTTCAAATTGTGATTTGGAATAATGAAACTCATCCAATGACGAAAATTCTAATTTCGAACACTTGTCACCATAAAGACTTGTATATTCCCCTTTCGGATCTTCAACATAAAAGAACAGAGGAACGTCGTATTTTTTCAATGAACGTTGTGTGGGACTGTTACGTTCCCACACAAACATTTTACCATTACTACGTTCGGCGTTGATATAACTCATCAAACCCCCAAATTATTGCTTATTGTTTTCAATAACAGCTTCGTATAACACTTCAAAATCGTCATGCTCTGCTTTAACATTATCGAAATCACGATTAAACATCGTTTTTGCTAATAATTTTACTTGCTTTTTAGGAATGTTGAAATCTTTCGATACAGCATCAACCATATCTTTAAGAGCTGAGCGTTCATCAGCTATGCGTTGCATAGCAAAAGTCATCTCTGTAATCATAGATTTGATTTTTTGACGATCAGCAGGACTTGATGGAATTACAACATTACTTGTTTCATCTGACATAATATTACCTCATAGTTAAATTCAAAGTAATATTCTAAACGATTTATAATTGTTTTTCAACGGTTACAGATTTTTAAACCATACGGCCGGATTGCCCGGAAACAATGTCGGATTATATATAAATGATTGCTTCGTTGCTATATGAAACTTTGCAAGAAATAAATCACCAAACAACACTGAAGACACAGCATTACTAAAATTCGGTCCGCTTGGATATATAATCAATGTTCCACGTTGTGCTTGAAACCCAAAATTGAAAGATGGAAATTCATACTTTCCACCATATACTTCATACATTGAATCGAAGGGAACTTTGTCATTATAATCACTTAGAAAGATAATACCTGATAAATCTCTATCCTTATTTTTAACCCAAGCGTTTGTTTCTTTAAGATAAATTGCATTATCGCATGTGATAGGATCTTCTTTGCAATCTGTAGGATACCATTTAAATTCAAAGGGTTTTGTTCCTTTGTATTCTACATTGTAATATTTCTCTAAATCCTTTGTTAGACGTTGTGTATAATGAAATAACACTTGTTCGAATTTCTGATGACTTTTAATGGTAAGAACAGGATTGTCATTGCTATCCACATCTGGTTCGATAAAATTTAATCCATCTACTATTTGTTCACATAACAGTGGAGAAATAAATTTAGGTACAATATAAAAAGGAGATTTGCTCATATAATATAATTACTTTTAGTTATTTATTATATAAAACATCCTCGAAAACATTCAACTTGACCATCGCGGAAAATGCATGTTCATTTAATACCAAATACTCATCGCATATGATTGAAATCTCTACTTGGTTTGACATTGCTAACGGTAATCCGTCTGTTCTAAACCCTCTAGCATCTAAAATTTGGTTTACTATATCTTGAGCTGCCCCTTTTTTACCTTCAGAATACAATCTGGTTATTTGTTCAAATTGTACTTGTCTCCAAATACCATACATGTCTGCAACCTTTGGAGACCAAACATACTTAAATTCTCCTACAGGAAATATTACAGCAGGCACTCCAAACCCTTTCGCTTGACCATAAGATCTAGTTGCAAATGTGCCTTCTGATCTTGGCTTAATTCCGAATTTCTCGTAAAAGTAATTGTCTGATAACTCGTGGATTGCTTGTGGAGTAGCAGTAGGACGTCTATCCTTCCTAGTTTTCTCAACACTTATAATCTCTGGTACTTTCTTCATCCCTCTAAACAAAATATTGTGTTCAGGCGAAAAGTCAATTTCTGTAAGATATGGCTGACACATCTCGTTAATATACCGAGCAATCTGATAATATTCATTTGTTTTATCAGATTCAAAAATCAACACCTCATTTACTTTCATCTATATTTTCCTCAACCGAATGTTGTGTTGGCTCATCAACTACTTTATTGTCATCGTCTATACTTCTAAATTGCCAAGGCTTTGCCCCTTTTGCCCATTCTCTACCACTGCTAGTATAAAAAGCAAAAATTGCAGCAGATAAACTACATATAGTAGTTACTAATACAGTATGTGTTGTAGTAGGTCCACCGACAACATCGACAGCTCTACATGCTACAGCTTGTACTTGATCTATAGGAATATTTAGTTGGATTAATTTTTCGAATAACGCAGCATCACATTCAATTTTTGCAAACGTCTTAACCTCAAAAAACGACTTTACCACATAGGCAACTAATACCATATACATAGTTACAAGAAAACGTGGCATTACCCGCCATGCATCAAATAGCTCTGCCCACGCTAATCTTTTAATTCTTTCTGTGTTCACTGTTTTCTCAACATAATCTAGTTCTTCGTGATCTTTTGACATATAAAACCTTCTAAATACTTATATTGATATTTATTTTATTGAGTTGGAAATGCCAAAAATACTTAGAAAAACAGTAATAGATACATTCACTTGTGGTGCTACAATGGAGCAATTACCCACAACCAATGGAGTGTTTGTTAATAATATTCCAATTGCAGTCATGGGAGACACAGCAAAACATCCCACAGGAGAATCCACGCCAGTGTTTACAGCGTCTGCAACAGTATTTGCAGGTGGTATAGGTGTTGCACGAGCGTTGACAGGAAAGTTTCCTGGAGATCAAATTAACACTCACTTAATAACTATTATACCACCAATCCCTGAAGGACCGTCGAATGCTATCACTGGTTCTCCTGATGTTTTTGCTGATGAAGGAATAAATGCTGCATTATTTGTTAGTACAATAGAAGAACAACAACTTGCAGAATTTGAAATTGCTGAGGATTATCGTGAATATGTACCCGAAGTGAATGAAGGAGCGTCATACTTATTAGCTGCTACAACATTTACTGATGATGAGGATTCAGATAACAGTCAGGGATTATTTGTGTATCCTCCACCACCTGCGAATGTTGTTCCTCCACCACGATATCAAATTATGAGTAGATCAATCGGTGGAACACAAGAACCTGTTACTATAGAAATTGCTCCTCCTGTAACAAATCCACCACCTGCTGAAATTCCTGCTGACAATGATGATATTTTCAGTCATGTTGGACCATTTAGTGGGGACTTTCAACTTTCTCCTCATGTAAAATTAAAAGACGTTACAACCAACACAGCGGTTAGTAATTATGCAGTGCGTGCTCAAGCAAATCTTACAGAACAGCAAATTGTGTTTAATCTTCGCCAAGTTGCTCTTAATATAATAGAACGTTTGTATGATTTATATCCTGATCATACTTGGAGAATAAATTCAGGGTTTAGACATCTTGCTTTAACAGATACAGGAAGAGTAAGTCAACATTGTAAAGGTCAAGCTGTTGATATTGAATTCCTAACAGAACCACAAGAAGAAGGTCCAAATATTAAAATGACTAAAGATAGCAAATATATATTTGCAAGAGATTTTTTATTAAAAGACATTGGTTACGATCAGTTTATTTTTGAGACACGTGGTGGTCCTTCTACATGGTATCATTTCTCTTATAATGCCTCTCAGAATAGAAGAATTGTTAATACTTCGTCAAAACCAGGCTCATATCCTTCTGGACTACACAGAATAGCATAACTATTGGTATCCTTATTTTTTTATATCCTAAATAGTTTTATACCATATTAGGAGATTATATCATGGTAAGTACAAAAAAATCAAAATACAATCACGTTGAATGGATTGATTTAAACCAAAACGGTCTTTTCGTTGAATGTGCAATTATGAAAAAAGATCATCGTGGTAATATTTACTTTGTAAAATTACAAGATCTTGATTCTATTGATCTTTCAAGAATGTTTGACATTATTAACAACCGTAATTCTAAGAATTACGAACTTTGGGATTTAATGTCACAAATCACTCTCGGAAATGGAATGAATGCGTTAGTATACTTCCATCAATTAGTTAAAATGATTACTCCGTCTGGCCAAATTATCAAACCTAAGTTTGGTATTGCTGGTGGTGGGTTAGCAGTAGCATTAGTAGATCAAACAGGTCAAAATAGTGCTTAATAACTAAGCAGAAAAAGGGCGCTATGAGCGCCCTTTTTTATTGTGTTCTAACTCTTATCTCGTGACTTAAATCATAATGAAGATGGCGAAATAACGCTGCAGGACTCATATGATTGTATGGTAATTCTAAAACATTCGCAACAAATTCTGAACAAATCTCTCCAGGCATGTCTACATCAGGCATATTAATTCCGAACGTATTTTGAAATAGTTCACTTACTCCAATATATCCTGCTTGAATCCAATTATATTGTACTTGCCCTAATCTTTCTAAAGCACGCGAGGATATTTCGTTCCATGGTCTTGGAGCTTTAATAATATCCATAGAATGATCTTTATAGTGACTTAAATTAACAATACGACGTTGTGCTCCTCCATTTGCCTCAGATATCATTAAATGAGGTCCGCACTCAAATGTAGCCCAAAATGCTATTCCAACGTGGATGTGATCAGATTTAGTAAACCAAGTAATAAGTTTATGATGAAATAATCCTTTATTACGAATAAAAATTATATCACCATTTTGAATGAGTTCACGAGCGTGCTCATATGGTATTCGTTCTTCCATAAACACCCCCACTACTACAATTGTGCTTATGACTATTTATTATTAGTATACTTTATTCGACGCTTATAGTCAATGTATAATTAATAATAATTGTTCTGTTTGATGATTTTAATATTGGTGAAAATATAATATGAGTCAATAAACGTTCACGTTCTAATGATTGATCGCTCGAATTGTCTTCGACTCCAGCATCTTCACCTGGAACAGGATCCAATGTTTCAATATAAGCAGGCAATACATTAAACAATTCATCATTATCTATTTCAATTATTGATGTACTACCATATGTATTATTTGTTAAAATAATACTACCGTTCTCAAATGAAGCAGTAATAGGTAATTCGTTATTAGTAAATTGATTATTCAATTCATCAATTAAATTACCATAGGTTATTGTTACTGGACCAACAATTGTAGCTGTTACTGTAATAAATGACGGTGTTTCAGAGTCTACATTAACATCAAATGAATTTGCCAATGATGTGACTCCAACAATTACATCATCTTCTGTTAATGTCGGAGTGTTAAAATTAATTTGTAATGTGCCATTAGTAGCTAAATTTGGTGCACCAGATGTATATAATCCAATCTCATCAATAACTACAGGTTCTGATGGAATTTGTGACGGAGGTAAGTTATCTGTTTGTGACTGTGAACGAGGTTCATCATTTTCTAATGTAACTGTAATGACAACTTTGGATTCAAGTGGGTTGGATGAATTAACCATGCTTGAAATATCTGAAATTGTCTTACTATAAATTTCGTTATACAATCTTGATGCCCAACGTGTTGTATCAGGATCTTCGCCAGTGTTAGGAGTTTTGTATGTAATAGTATACAATGCATCTGTAGTAGTGCCACCATTACCAAAAGCCATTCTATATACAGAAGAATTTTGTTCCCCGGCTAATGCTCTTGCGAAAATTCGTGCGAAGTTTCTTGGATGAATGTCATTGTGGTCATCTAACAAGAGATTACCTAAATCGTCATGTGCTGTAACATGACCTGATACGGTAACACTAGGTTTATCATTGTATGTCTTATTAATTTTCATATTAATCGTCTAACACTCGTTGTTAATTGTCTAATTGTATTATTAAAAGATACAGGCTCAACAGTTATTTTACCTAAGTCGAAATCTAACAAAAATGTTTGATCGACATCGTTAAACACAAATATCCCTTTGTTCCCATCTAAATCGATTCTCGACAAATCGTAACCTTTGATTTTAAGGGAGGCTGCTAAAACAATATCAGATGTCTTATACTCACTCATGACTATTTTACTCCACTGATATTATATTTACTCAAAAGGTCTCCACCCAATTTAAATTTATCTCAACGTCCTTACCAGCATCAGCAAGACTAAAGAATATTAACCCTGTACCAGCAGCAACATATGCTGAAGTTACGGATGTAGACGGGCCTGTGCTCGATAAGAAATTTGATGGATAAAATTCTGGTGGAGATGAAGGTTGTTCAATATTAATATAGTTATCAGTATATTTCCATGTAGTTACTTTAAAGAAGTTTTCATTATAAAAACCAGTTAATAAATTCGAATCACCAACAGGTACAATAATATGTGATGATACATGTGGTATAGTTAATCGCATATCATACACACCACCGTTTTCGATCTTTAAATATTGTGAACTGAGCATTGATATAGTTCTTACTAATACTTCCACTTGATTTGCTTCACTTACTCTTGAATCATTCACAATATAAATCTCTAATTGTGATGTAAATATGTTATATTTAAACTTAAACAACGAAAGCGTGTTTCCTCCTTCATCTTTTAAATTTTGTACTGAAGAAATTACAGGGGCTGGAATAGTAGGATCTCCTCCAACTTGTATCTGAGTGGTCCATCTATCTGTATTTTTATCAGTAGTTATCAAACAATATAATGTTGATAATGATAAACCATAATATGTAGGAGTACTAAATGATAATACATCAGCATATGGTTTACAAGTCAAAGTCATGTATTTCGGTTGTAGACTAATAGTTCCAGATCCATTGGTAGTAAACGTAACTAATGTGCCTTGACTTGTAGTCAATGTAATATAATTATCGTCAATTACACGAATATAATAATCAGTTGTTGTGTTCAATCCTGTTGGAATTGTTGCTCCAGTTCCTAACACAATTCTAACGATATCACGATCTTCAAATTGATGTCCCGTGCATAATAATCTACTGTTACTATTATCAAATGTAACGGTTGGAGCTCCGTAATTAGCAAACGGAATGTCGCATATGTACGTATCAGGGTTTGCTGTACCTTTACCATCTCTGTACCATGTAGTATTGGGTGCTGAAGGTCGTGTTCTAATAGAACCAACTTCTAAATCACGAACAACAAATGTATTAGTTGATGGAATAGTTGTAGTCGTTGAATAAGTATTCTCAGAAGATAACATTACTCTCGGTGGTGGAATTGTTACTTTATGGTGGTTAAATTTAAATATACCGTCACAGGCATAAATCAAATAATATTTTCCATCTACACCAGGAACATAATCTCCTGCGTCCTCCGGGAAGGATACATATATCCCATTAATTAATTCTTCTGAAGTCGCATGAATTGTTTTATGATTAGGATCATCTAATACCCAACCGCTGTTCCACCCGTACTCATCCCACATTTCTGTTTCAAATATTCCATGCATTGGATCTTCGCTTGGCGATGGAAGATATGATACAACAAACGTTGTTGCATTAATAGTACTACCTAATGTACCATAGTAAACATGATTAATTGAACATATTAAACCATTTCCGAGATATACTGGGAAATTTGACATTAATGAATTCGATTCGAATCTATTAAGGGTCGAATGTTTAAACATGTCCTGTCTATTTTTCAATTCATACCATACACTGCTGTTAGTTGAAACTGAAATTATATCATCTGTGGTTAATGGTGAACCTGAATTTACATTAACAGCAATAATATTATTATCATAGTATGTTACTTGACTTGGGGGCGTTCCTTCGACATAACTTGTTCTATAAGAACTTAATACATAATAATCACTATTGATTTTAACAGTTGTAAGTATGTTTGTGTTAACGTCTGTTCCTAACAAAACTGTTTCAGCCGTTGCCCCCGATAATTCTACACGTTTAAGAGTGTCTGCTTTACCTGAAGCACTTCCTGTAATGTAATAAACATATGTATCAGTTACATCGTAATAATGTTCGACTCCATACTTAGTATTATTAACTGCACCACCAGAAGCTAAGGCTCCTTTATTAGTAGTAGTTGCAAGAGAAATATCATATACATACACATTATTATGAGCTGATGATCTAAATGCAATAAAATCTTCATTCTCTGAAACTTTTATCGTGTTTACATTTGCCCATGACGTAATCGCGCCTTGAATACTTGCGTTTGTACCACCTAAGTTAATACTTGTGTCCCAACTTAAAGAATCGTTTGGATCCCATAACGGTCCGACAGATGTACTTTTAATTAATCCACCATTAGCTGACGTATCTGTGCGGTATGCAACATAAACAACATCGTTACGAAGATATACACCATGGATAGGATTATCTAATTCAGGAACAGATGTAATTTTAGTCACTGTTATATCTTCTATATCAGAAATATCAACAACATATAAGCCACCTGTTGTTGTAGACTTGTCAGCCACAAGGAATGTCATTGTTCCTTGTGGAGATGCTGCCGATTCGAAAATAGGAGTTGCTTGACGAAATTCATGTGTTAAACCAATTCCTGTAACATTACTGCAATAATAATTAATCATTATTGCATCGTCTTCCACTACATCATACACCATCATTTCAGATGATTTTAGAAACAATACTTTTGTATCGCTTAATCTATAAATCTTTGTTGCGTTTTGATCAAATACAAATTGTTTTGATTGATCTGTTAAATAATTTGTTTCATACCACATATATTGTTGTGGATCTGGTACTGGCGTACTAGCATTCATTATTGCAGATGGGTAATTTAATGCAATTGCCCGTTCTTTATATGTATTTTCAATCAATCCTGTAGTTTTACGTTGTTTAAAATTATATCCATCATTATACATCTCCACTTTATAAATTTGTGGAAAACTATAAGGATCAGCAGCATTAAATGTATTATCTGAAGTTGCTGTCATAGTCGGTGTTGTTAATACTGATTCAGGATCAATAAATGGAAGAGTTGACGCATTTGTCTTTGGGAAAACTCTCTTAACAGCATCGTCTGTTGAAGTGTAATATAATTGTTGTAACATCGGAATATGATTTGAATAACTTGTCACAGCTGGAATATGTGCTGATCTATAAAAATTACCAATTTGATCATTAAACGTGAGACTGATAGGAGTTTCCATCGGTTCTACATATGTTACATTATTATCAACGTACGAAGCAGGAAAATATTTTCCTGTCGGTGATTGAGTGCAATTTGTATTTTGTTCTGAAAATAATCTACGTTCACTAAATGGCTTCTGGAATTGAGAAACCATGTTTAATGTGTGCCCAATCTCATATACTTGTGATCCCGATTTACGTTTTCTGTACACATTACTAGTATGATTTTTAATAGCAGTTGAAATCAACCGTTCGTTATAATTACCAGCTGGAATAGAAGTCGGAAAGTATATATTATAAGTTACTTGAACTTGCTGTCCTGGATTTTGATAACACGGTGTGATAAGATCAAGATACGCATATACTTTAAATCCATTTATGTCTGTAAAAGTATTTTTATTAATCAACAATATATTTTGGATAGTACGTTGAACAGTAGGAGCAGTGAATATAGTTTTGAAACTTATATATTCATCTCCTACTACAACAGGAAACCCTGATACCTGCGTACCAGTGTTATCAATTCCAAGTTGACTTAAAATAGCTGGGTTAGCTCCTACTCCACTACCTCCACTAACTGCTTCGTTGACATATTTTAAATACGTAAAGCCTTTTTGTCCGCTTTTAATTTTTTCAGTCGAAAGAGCAATCTCTGCATCAAATAAATTATACAGAGTCATTGTGAACCACATTGTTAATAATGACTCTGTACAAGTGTTATAATATACTTTACTGTCAACTAACACTCTTTCATTGTTTTTCTCTTCGAAAATATCAACTTGTACTTCACCTTTGAATTTAATATTCATGCGTTATCACTTCTTTAGACATAATATATTTACAGTTAATGAATCACCTTCATTATTTGGATGGAAAATCAACAATCCTGATCCTGATGCAATACTAACAGTATTTGCAGCTGTTGGTAATGTTAAACATCTTCTGTTTATCGAACTTGTTGTTAATGTATTACCATCTAATACGATTGTATGAGGAAGTGTTGTGAATGATATTGTAGGACCATTTGTAGTTTCACGCTCTGTCGATGCTGTTAAATCTTCAACACTTCTGAATAAAGGATCAAACACCCCTTGCGAGAATGCTTCATTACCAACATGAACAACAGGATATCTGAACATTGGTAATTTTAATGTTTGATCATAAACTCCACAAGAATTGAATACTGATATGAACAATTCACTTGTGACTGTTCCTGCAGTTCCTGTCGTATAAGCAAGCATTTGTGGAACACCAGAAGATTGGATTACTCCTGCTTCTAATTTATTAGTTAATGTATTTCTACGAACAAAAATAATATCATTATCTAAATCATAATCATCAGTACTTGAAGCATTAACAACCCATCCAGTCATGGTCCATTTATTTGATGCTGTGACAGCTACATTCAAAGTGGCAATAGCTGCTGTCGCAATACCTGTCATTGGTATAATATTAATAACTGGAGACACGGTTTTAAATTTCAATGTTTGATATAATCCACGTAAAACACTACCTGACACAGTGCTTGCAGAATAGGACAACGCTGGGCCATTCGCAGTAGCAGATAATGTCATTGGTGAAGAGGCTACATTCTTAGCATAATACACAGTTCCTGCTACTAATCCTGTTTCAACGTTAATATCTGTGGAGGTGAAATATACTGGATCCCCTTCTTCAAAATGATGACCTGTAGCAGTAATACTGTTAGCATTTACTGTACACGCGACTCCATAATTAGTAGCAGTTGTTGTAGCAGGAAACGGAACATCACTTATTACTACATTTGGTTCAATTGCCCCACTCACAGAATTTCCATATGCTCCTGCAATTTGATAACCAGAACTTAAACTATTTTGAATTGTCATTCTAGATCCAACAGTTTTATCATGGAATTTCATATTACCACTTAGTGGTACTTGAGAAATTGCAACAGCATATTCATCACTAAATGTATCAACATATTCAGTTGTAAAGTTATAAACTGGTTGCTCGATAGAAATATCTGTTAAATCGTCACGAATTACACCTGGACATACATAAATGTCATAATATCTACCACCTGTGGCAAGATAGTTTGTCGGTGTTGTACCAAATTGATCAAATGTTACTGATATACCATCAATAAGATCATGAGATGGAGCGGATAAAAACTTCTTGTTTGCCGTAGCAGGTTCGTTTAATGATGTTACATACCAATCGCTTCCATCGTATGCATATGTTGTCCAAACAAATTCCTCAAATACTCCTTCTGCTAATGTTGCACCAGTTGCACCATGGTTAGAAGATGCAGTATTAGGGTTAGGAATTACAGAAAGCAACGTTGACGTAGAGGTCATTGTAAATATGAGTCCATTACCAAGATATGCTGTTTTGCACATAGAAGTGCCTGTTGAACTCCAGTTACCATTAACAGTCGCAAAAGATGACACAGTTAAATCTGATACTTTTACATATCCTGTTCTATTTAAAACATAATCTTCTGTTTCGCCTCTCAATAACACTAAATTACTATCAGTTCCGATAGAAGCTGTAGAAGTAATAGTTGAGGTACCATGCGTCATACGTTTAACAGATCCAATATCACCTGCAAAATCAGTTGTAGAAAGAACATAACTATTAGTTATATCATAACTTCCGACAACTCCTGTTGTGCATTTTGAACCAGCCATTGTAACTGCACTTGTGCTCGTATTAAAAGAATATGTACGGTGATTGTAATAATTATCTCCAGCTGTAATTTGTGCAGTATTAGCATTCAAAAATGCTACATAGTTTTGATTTGGAGAAACTTTAATAGAATGTAAATTTGCCCATGTACGAGTAGGAGTAGTGCCACCTAATGATGTTTTTACGTTGTTGCTTACAGTTACTGTAGTATAAGTTGTACTATCCCATGTTAACTCATCTGACAAATCTAATGCTGGAGAAGAATCAACATCAGCTGTAACTAAGAATCCACCGTCTGTTGTCAAACCATCACGATATGCAACCCAAATACTTCTTGAAGGACTATATGGACTAGTTGGGATTGATGTATCAACAGTAATATAAACACCATGAATTGGTCTTACGCCATCGTTAGGGAAGGATGCAGGACTTCCTCCTGTTGTAATAGGAACGATTTTAATTGATGTAACATCATCAATAATAACAGCATATAATCCACCAACTGTGGTTGACTTGTCAGCTATTAAAAACATTTCTGTCGGTGTTGAAATTCCTTCGTTGACAATTGTCGCTGTAAACATTTCTGTTGCTTGGACAAAAGAGTGTGTTGCTTGGAAAGTAATTGTACCAGCCCCTTCACTTGTAATTGTCACTGCTGTGCCACCAGAAGAGGTGGATATTTGGAAATCATTAGCAGTAGCATTAATTACATAATATGTTGTACGTTTTGAAATACCGCCTGGCATTGTGTCATCAGAATCAAACCATAATGTATCACCATTGGAATAATCATGAGATGTACATTCTATTTTATTACTCAATATATTAACAGTATCAACAGTACGCTGTTTACTTATATTTGCGAATGAATGTGTAACATCTGTATTTGTTGTATACATATTAACAGGATACACATCATTTTTAATTACGTCATGTATTGCAAATTCATTTTGATTTAATGAAATTGCATATTTGTTACTTATTTTTTGTACTACAACATCAGTAAGTGATGTTCGTAACGCTGCTGATGGAGTTCCAATCGTAAAAGATGGAATTGTTGATTGATCTACTACATCTTCACTAAACGCTGTAAGATAATTATTTGTGAAACCAAGAGTTATTGGATCCTCTTTATATGTATTACCATTAAAAGAAATAAATGGTCTTGTTTTAAAATGATATTTGTAATTTCCAGATGGATTTGTTACTATTAATCTTACAATTCTCGGTAATTGATCAAGACCATATGAAGCGTCATATGCTGCTTCATCCACAATCGGAGTAACTGTTCCTACCATAGATGTTCCGTCCATCCAAATAGATTCAGGACGTGCGGTAAATGGAGTTAATGAAGTATTTTTCTTTGCATATATGCATGAAACTAACTCTGCCCCTGTTGTATGGAGCGGATTACTCATCATTGGTACATATGCACTGTTGTACTTCATATTAACTGCTGAAGTTCTAAACGCTTGACCAATTCCAGTGGTATTAACGTTTGCTAATAAACTTAGTGATACTTTTGAAATAGCTGAACCTTGGATAGAATTTATACTGCATACATTTCCGAACACGTTTCCTTTGTATCGTAATGTTGTTGCATCTTCCCAATAAAAAGGGGTCAACGTTGCTGACAATAAACTAGTCGTTCCTTGCTTCCATAATGTTGGAAATAATGCTTCGGCTAACGACTCACTAATATTTGCACCTGTATAAGATACAGGAAGATAAATTCTGTATCTAATATCTACTATTTGTGAAGAGGATACTTCGACTGCATTTGTTAATGTTCTATATGCATACAGAACATTTTTAATGTTTCTAGTATCGCTCGTTTGAGGTGCAACCACCCCATATAAACCAATAGATTTAATCGTGAGAGGACCAACTTTACGTTGAATAGTATCGACATATTCACTATTCGATGTACGACCGTATAATGACGCGTAGTTTAATGCTGTTGAGCCATCGAGAGGTTTTGTTATCCATGTTTTTCCGTTTGTAAACGGAAGTGGAGAAGTGTGTACGAATACTCCACCAACACCAGCTCCTGTTGAAGGATTGTATGATTCGTTTGATAACCCTATTGACAATGACGAATGTTTTGGATTGTATACCAATAAATCTAAAACATCTGTGCACACATTGTAAATTGTTTCAGAACTCACGATGCTATTGTCATCAATATTACGTATTGTAAGTTCAATTTCACCTTTAAATTTATTTCTCACGTTCTTTCTCCGACGATATTCATATTTATGTTAAAGTTATCCGATAAAAATTTGTTCGTTATGAACAACTACAAACACTTGCCTTGTTGCAACTTTCGGTATATTAATTATTAATTCCTCAGCACCAGTCACAGCATACCCTCTCGATTGTGATAAATTGGAAACCACGTCTCCATCACTAAGTTGAGGCATTGATGTCATATATTCATATTCAGCGTTATCATCATATACAAACCATCCCAAAGAATTGGAGGTAGAAAGAGAGATAGAATATGCTGCACCCAACTCAATCTCTTCTACTATATTAGTGATTTTGTCGGGATTGGTATTTGTAAAGGTTACACTACTAACTACCTCAATAGATTCTATATCATCTAAGGTTTTATAAAGAGTATCAACTCTAAACGTTCCTTCTCCTAAATCCGTGAACACAGGATCGTCTGTTGCAGAAAAGGATTGATATACTTTTTCCCAATCATATGTGGCAATTTCGTATAATTTTGACTCAGCAATATACATTGCTTTATCTGGTCTAACATATGGAAATGTCGATAAATTATACAATGCTTGAATTGATGACTTAAACCCGCCCACCGGCTCCGGTACTTCACCTTGGTATAATAATGGATCATAGTTATAATCTAACCAATCTATACTAGTTACAGTAGCAAACCCTATGGTGTCGATATTATCTACAGGATTAGTGTCAGAGGATAATCTAGCATTCATCTCCATCGTGTCTGATGGTGTATGGTTTACTGTATAAATCGCAAATGTTTCTAATGAAGTATTATCGAAGAACGTTACTTTAAACGTTTTTGGATCTGTGTTATTAGAACTATATCGATAAGTAGTCTTATATATTGTTGTTGTATTAGGATCAATATCTGTTGCTAATACAGGGTCAGTGGCTTCGATAAACGTAATACCACTTCCTACTAATAATTCCCACAAAACGTCTGAAGAAGTTGGTGCAGGTGCCCCATTACCAACTTCAACGTATCCTGTTAGTGTTACAATATTAGTACAAATAATAACTTGATTTTGTAATTGTGTTGAATAAGCATTTGCATACGGAACAGGCGGTGGTGCAGGAGGAGCAATAAGACTAATCGTTGTTCCTCCGAAGGGACTCTCGCCGTTTTCATTTTTCATACTTACAGCAAAACAATATTTTAAATCTGGATCGATTGTATAATAACCCATCAAATCATATGATGGATCATTAAATTTATAGAAATTAACTCTTGCTGTATCAAAATCAATTTCGACACGAATTACATCCCAACTTGTGTATGTTTCAGCAAATAATGTATCAACGTTATTATTAAATCCGTTACCGTCAGACTTATATCCATAATCTGTCGGATAATAACCAATTAATTGGTTATTATTTGAAGGCATTGTCCATGGTAAATCTAATAATTCATCAGTGTATTCGATAATACCTACTGCTAACTCTCCCGGCAATACGTTAACATCATGCAAGTAAAAATCAATATAATATACATTTTCTGTAGGACTAATTCCAGGGCTGTAATAAGTTGAACATCCTTCTACAGCGTCCACACATAAGTTAACTTTTGCTACAACATAATCTTGTGTCACTTTAGGAAGCAAATCTTGAGTGACAGTACCATCATTATCGGTATATGTGAATGCTTCGACCACGTCATATGGTTTAAAGAAGTCAATATTATAATTACAATCACGAGCTACTGCAATAGTATATTGATCTGAAACAGTTGAAGTCGCTGTTTCAGAATGAATATATTCTTCTGTAACATCTAATACTTTTGAACTATATGGTTTAACATCATTTACATATGTTAATAAATCATTAGTTTTATCTGTCTTTGACATTATTCACCATCCAAAAGAGTATTAACTGTATGTATTGATATAAACGATGTTTTCATTAGATCTGTTAAATGAGGCTGAACAGATACCGCATCCATTAAACATTCAAAGAACAAAGCATTAACAGTCTTTATTGGAAAATCATTATAAATGGTGTCCATAAACTCTATTAAACTATCATTATCTTCAAAGTCTGTTGTTGTTATTAATGTAAACTTATCAACAGGATATGTATCAACATCGTGTTTCATGATAAATTGTTTAATAGTATTTAATAATTGTTCTTTATCACCGAACGCTTGTCCTTCACGAATTCCATAACGAGTCGCAGTATTATTTGTTTGATCAAACAATACTCTGTCATAAGATGGAACAGGAGTATTTGTGTCTGCAATATTACTATCAGTTACCTTAAATCCGACAATAGTATCTTTTAACTTATTCCACAACGTTTCAGTAATACGTGCTGTAGAATGTTGTCTAAATAATCCCCATTGCTCGTGTTGATTCTTACGAGTAGTATCAATTCTAAATGATCCCATGTCACGCAATGTCTTATTTTGTGTTACAATTAACACATTACGATTATCCACAACAAGTTGATTCTGAAGATTTCTAACAATTAAGCTGGTATATCTATCATTTAATAACTCATTATCACTTACAGTCTTAACAAAATCTTTGAGCACAAAATAAGAGGTTGTTGGATAAGTTAAAATACTTGCCATTTCTGTTAATGATATTTTTCTCTTATGTTGTGCAATTTTCTTATTCGATACCCAGAAATAATATTCTGTTTGAGGAACTCCATTGTTCGAACGTGTTACTTCAACATAATCATATTGCTCATCAAAGTTGTCGAGATATTCATTAGATAAAGCAAATGCTTCCATATCATTTATGGTAACATAGTCTGTTAATTTCTTAAACAATAAATCATTAACAATAGACATCGTGGTCTCAGGAGACGATTTAATTCCTTTAATACTAATATTACCATCATCAGTCATTTCAACTTCTAAGAACGAAGGCATAAACCCATTTAAATAATCAGTTAACATCTGATATGTGATAGTTTCTTCTACTGTCCACTTAAATGTAAATGTGTAAATGGTCTTGTTGTATAATACTTGGAATGAGTATACAGTGTTCGGAAGCAACCCGGTATCTGATTCAAGAGTTTTATCGCTATTAACATCCACAACAATTCTTGGGAATGTAATTTTACGAATGTTTAATTCAATTCTTACCAAATCATATGGCAAATAATCATTGATATCAAAATTGCGTAATTTCATCCATGATCTGGTCTGATTGTTAACGTATACAATTACATTGGCATCAGGAACAAATAATTGTTTCTGTATACCACTTAAATTGTATATAATATCATCATCAAAATTATTCACTGTCGCACGATAAAACTCAATTTTAAATTTGCGCTCATCGAAGAACTCACCGTTATATGTTGCAAACTTACGTGCTGTTCCTGTAGCACGATCGTTCGCAGGAATAGTAATATCACCTTCTTGTTTTAACGCAAGAGCATCATACTCTTCAGGCGGAACAGAAGATTTTGTCCATTCTAATAATTCAACAGTCGAATCGAGACCTAAGGCACCCCAATTGATTAATTGCTCTTCAGTACTTGTAAAGAACTTTGGATCATGATATAATTTATAGTTAAGAGAATTGGTATTCCACCATACTGTTCCTACACGTTTATTTGTCCATGCTTGATCATATACCTCAGTAGTATCGATGATTCTGTTCGCAAATACTGTTATCTTATCTGTAATATCATTTAAAACAATATCAGAATTTATAACAATTCCTGTCAACTTTGCTGTTTCTTCGTAATCAATACCAGGTGTTAAAATCTTACCGTTTATTAATACCAAGTATGAATATACATCATGATAGAACTCAAATTCGATCGTATTGTCGACAATAGAGGAAACATCATATTCATACTTGTCGATTATGGTATTAACAACCATAATTAATACTTCATCGTCTTGTTCAAGTTCAACATTTAACTTGAAAGTAAGTTGATCTTGTTCATCAAAATCAACACCCGACTCTAAAGTACTACCATTGACCATTACAAAAATACTATTAGTAAATGGTACATATACCATAGATTGTGGTAATGTAACAATGCCATTATTAACATCTGCTCCTGTTTGTAAATCAATTAATATTGTTCCATTTCCTAATACATTAATAACAGTAATTTGATCTGTAGAGTTAATTTGCTCTATTACATCATCACTCCATACAATATCATAATCAGAAATTGTATAATCGTAGTCAGCTCCCATACGCATTACTACACCGTTGACAACAACTAAACTTGTTTCTTTTAAACGTTGTCCTACTGTTAAAGTATTAACATGAATATCAGCAGCAGTAAATGTTGCATAATCAAACAACATATCTTTACTTGCACTAATTTTAGATTCAATAATTTGTTTTGTTGGATTAGCATCTGAAATCAAATCAATATATGCTAACGCTTTATGATTATGATATCCACGTGCAGGATCCCATAAGAACGGACGCTCAGAAACTGTATTCGCAACCGTATCTTCGATATACATTGGCGAATGTTTAGTTCTAGATGGAACTATGTTATATAAAGTTACGTTTGTGTGACTTGTGATAAATTGTAATAATCTATTAGTTACTACACGATAGTTAATTCCTTCAACTAATAATACATTGTTACCATATACTTTTACATTATCACAGAATGCATTTAATACTACATAATCATCAGCACTTACTGTATCAAACGTTTGAATACTATGAACATCAGCCTCGAGACGAATTGTGTTCGTTAGTGGCAATCCTGGAGTTATATCAGGTAAGTTCATCCAACGTGAACGATCATTAAAATGAATAGGATTAAAATGTGATTGATAATTTCCATCTGCATCGTAATTTAATTCATAACGCAAATCATGTCTGAATTCATCAGTTACACGCATTTTGATTCTTGGATATTGTTCTTCAGTAATGTTTCCAAAAGTTGCTTGCTTGTATGCCCAAACTTCATCAACAAAAGTATTAACATAGTTAGAAGAATTGTTAAATGCTTCGATTGACGCAACAGAACCTTTCTGCTGAATTGCTCCTCTCCAAAATACGAAGTTGGACTTCTTGTTAGAACCGACAAGTGATAAATTGGTATTTTTACTAAATCCAATTGACTCACGTGCACGACGAGTTAATTCGTTCGTTTCGCGTGCATCGTATACACTAAACATATTAGCATGGTCTTCTACAGAACCTTCCAAGTTTCTTATTAATTCACCATCGTGTAAAATGAATCCTCCAACAGACGGACGTTTTACAAGTTGTGTTTGCTTATCCATTTCGATTGAAACGTATGGGACGTATAAACCAAGATATGAATCATGAATTAATGTACCATCATCCATATAATCATCAAACAAAATAACATGTTCATATTCATCAATATAAACTTTCCAACCACTAATATGAAGATTGTTGTAATTTGTTTCATCAACAACTTGTAAGTCAGGATTGATTAGATTTGGAAACACATGTACTCGTGTGATGGTATCTTCACGATAAACTTGAATGTCATCTTGTGTGAATACCTTCCCGTGTTGATCATACAAGGTATAATCCATTTTGATTTCTTCATATGGTCCTTGTAAGACATCAGAAACGATACCAGTCGGAGTATTAATCCAAATATTATTCTTAAAAGGATTAACTTCACAATAATCAAAACTTTCAACTGTTGTACCAACGCGTGTTGAAATATAGTGTTTACCAGCTCCAATAGATGAGATCAATGTTGCAATATTATTAATAGCATTACTATATGTTGTTGCTAATTTATAACGTCCCAATGATGGTTCAATCGTAATAAGGTAATATGGATGATTCATGACAAGTCCTTGCGGAGGTACTTGTCCCGAAATTATGTAAACTTCGTCCCCATCCTCGAAACTAATGTTAGGATTATTCAATACAATCTGATTTAACTGTAAATCTACAGTATATTCGTGTGCCTTAATAGTTTTCGTTTTTGGAGTATTATTAACCCCAATGCCTTTATACACATTGTTAATAAAACGTTCTTGTTCTGTTTGCCAAGATATAGTGGTTCCTGTATTAAAATCTTCTTCTAATACATCAGTGTGATTGAACACAAAACCATCATCAGTCATATATGATGAATAACCATCTATAAAATCAATTACGTTCTGAATACCTGTTATAGTGAAAGGAAACGAAACAGTGTTTATCACTGTTTTGTCGATTTCATTGTGAAACCAAACTTCTGATGTTTGTTCTCCACCATATGCATAGAATTGCTGAGTATATGAATGTACTCTATGAATACCAGAAGTCTCTATGTTATTCAAAACAATATATGTACCAATTAACGCATCTTCATAAGTATCAGCAACTTTAAATTCATTATCAGAAATTTTGATAATGAAATATTCTTGATAATACTGTAAAGGTGAAGGAAGTTTACGTGTTGTGTAGAAAGTAACAACATCACCAGTTTCGAAAGTATGGTTTCCTTCTGTTTCTAATAAACTTTCTTCCAAATCAGATACAACGAAATCAAAATCCTTGACCCCATAATAACTTATTTCACGTGATTCATTAATAAAGTTATCAATTGTAAACGTCCAGTCGTGACCATCGCCCTTAGGAGTTTTAATATCACTATTGTTTCTTAGTGAACCATATTCACTCACAGTTATTTTAAGAGAATCTAACCAATGTGTTTTTGCTGCTTGGTTTCTTTTAATCACAACATATTTATTGTGTGAATCGATTTCAAAATTCTTTGTTTTTGCAACAATAGAATTTGTATCAACGAATGAATTAGTTTGGTAACCATACTTAGGTTCCCAATTTTTCCATAAATGTAAAAAGTCCGATGTCTTTAAATCATTATTTTGGTAACGACTCTGGTTAACATACCATTGATTTAATCCTTTGAACTTCTTTACTTCATTGTTAACAACATCCCCATGAAATACATCATCCGTATGTGATACTACTTTATTCAAAGTTGTTTCGATATTTAAATAACCAACATCAATATAATCATATCCCCAGGTCTTATGCATAAAACGTACTGGTTGATTAATAAATCCATTGATAATCTGAGTGTAATAATATGCAGCAGAATTTTTCCAATCCCATTCATATGGTCCTTCTTCCCCAAATGAATATCCAGCATCAATATCAACACCATCCATCACTGTTTGATCGTTAATGAATGTGTAAGAAGCTAAGTTAACGTCTGATACAAATGGCGGAAGCAAATCATCAGGTGCATATCCGCTATAAGTTGTTCCTGAAATATTAACACAAACAAAACTATACGCTTGTAATGACGGCTGTTGAAAATTAGTGTTTGTGGAAATCGTTCCGTTAGGCAATTCTTTCCCAACAGGAATCTTTCTCTGTTTGATTCTATTCCACATTGTAGTAGACCAACGACGAGTGTTTGTTTGATCTGCGTATTCGTCGTCCCACCATATTGGTTTGTCAGTATAACCTTGTAATCTCCATGGCTCTAAATGTGGGTATGGAGTATTAAAAATATTCTGATATATGGTATGCCATCTAGCTGCCCATAAAGATGCTGCTTCTGTATAAGGTAAATTTTGTGGAATTGCTCCTGTATAGTTCCATGTGAATGGATCACTTGCACTAAAATCAGTTACATATGGTGAAGAAATTCCTCTACTCTTCATATATGTTAAAAAGTCTCGTTCAACGTTTTCGATATTATACTCATCATTATCCCAAACAACTTCTTCATCCTTTGATGCTTCATATAAACGTGTTTCAACTTCTAATAACAAAGAAGCATACATATCAACAAGATCAATTAATGTCCAAGCATTCTCGATACTATCGAGAATCCATGATGTACCATCACTTACGTAAACATCGCCAGTACTACTATCAAGATAATATTTGTTTTCGTATAGTGCAGGGTTTGGAGGTGTTGTTTGAATCGCAACAACTTCGAAACGATATAAATCACCATTATTCTCTAACCAATAATCGTTCTGCAATAAACGTGTATACGAAATTGCTCCGAACGTGCTTTCTGGAGTACCATAATCGGCAGCAGTTGAAGGAGTCCATCCACGTTTACGTGTCGGACTAACATCTATTCTAGTATTAATTAAACTGCGCTTAATATCATTCAATGTTGCTTGATCGATATGGATATCTGAAAGATGATCATCGTGATGACGTAATTTATAAACACCACGCGTCTCATCATGTAAAATAACAGGATGTACAGCATTCTTCAATCTTGCACCAGGCAAGGTTTGTACCCAGTTTTTAATTCCGACACCATCATTATACATCGTTGTGTCGCCAAAGATTTGAGAATAGAATGAATTTGTCTCAAACGCATTAATAAGATAATCGACAACTGAAGTTGAAAGATCAGTAATATACGATTCTGAAGTTTCTAACAACAAACTATTAATTGTATCTTCATAACTATTTCTAATTAATGATAACAATCCTTCATATTGTAGCTGACCAAAACGAATAACACTTACAGGAGTGTTAGCTGTTGTAAAAATTGACGAGATTAAACGATCGTAACTTAAATTATGTTCTTTAATCGTTCCACCAACACTATAATCAATATTAAATTGTAAACGACATGCGTTTTGATTGTTGCTAAAGAAAGTAGGTGGAATAACTTGTTGCTTATTCATTGTACTAAAATGATTCAACAATTCAATAGATGTTATATCAATACGATTTTCATGCGCAATATTATTTGTCCATTGCGATGGCATTTCCCAAAAACCGTTATCTAAGGTTGCTGAATTTCTATTCTCATCAACAACTGTAGGAGTATATGTAGTTGGTGTTACACCTGTTCTCCATATAGTTTGAAATCCTTGTGGATTATCAGTTGTCACAGAATTTAAATCTTTGCAGGCATATAATTGCAATGTATTACTATCAGTCATTGATTGAACAAATGAATACAAATTACCAACATTAACAATTCGTTTGTTAATATTTGTGTTTAACGAATAAGTTGCATCTTCTTTAAATGCAAATAAAGAAGAGGTTTTGTTACTGTGGGTTCCATCGGGATTGTATAAATTAAATTGTGGATATTTAATTTCACCTGGACGTTTTACTTGTTCAATTTTTCTATATTGCACTAAGCTAACACGTTTTGTAGAACCGTCTTCCATTTTTACAACACGAATATTTCTACCTTGATCAGCCTGTGCACGCGCGCCTAAAATTATAGTTACACTTTCAGCAGTAGATTGAGGTTCAATAGTATCATCAAATAAAATTCCTGTTACATATCTCGGAGACGTCGGAGCGTATACTTCTTCATAATTACCATATTGACGTTCACCATCAATATACACACTAACATCATTAAAACCATATAATACTGATAGATTATTGATTACAAACGAATACAATTGATTTACAGGAGGTGCTGTAAAGTTTAATTCTGTATTAATAGAGTGTAATTCTATTGGTGAAGATAATAATTCAGGTTGTGATACAGGATACACATCATCGATTCCGACATATAACCATAATGATTGAAATGAAGGACTATTTAATTGTGTTAGAGTTGGTTGCACAGTTGTTTCGACCCATGGATCGTTCACTGTTTCTCTATGTTTCCACTTATGAACAGTAAAAGACCACTCGTTCAATTCAAGAGTATGTGAATATTCAATAATAGGCATAACCGCTTGAATACCTACAGCGGCGTCTGCTACTGTTAAATCAAGTTTATGTTTCCATTTATTGTCTGTAGACCAATCGTTTAAATAATAATTACTAAAGGTGTCAAAATGTGCTTGTTCTTCTGTTGACAATGTACCTGAGTTTGAAATAATCAAACTTAACAACAATGGATCTTGTGAAGCGAGGGTATCAGACGAAATTCCTTTGTCTGTTAAAAGTTGCTTTCTATAGGTAATAATATCATTAAGAGCATTTGTATTAGCAAATGTAGTTAATGTTTGAGTTGAGAATCCGTAAATTGTTAACAAATTTCTTAAAAGAGTTCTCTGAACATTTAAGTTTATAGTTCCGTAATTTGTTCCAACAAACGAGATGTTTTGTGTAGGAACAATATAAGTTTTATTATCAAGTAAATAACTCTCACTAACAGCCCATAACCCATTATTAGATGTAGATCCTGTAATTCTAAAAGGAGAATAAGGGGTAAACACTGAGGTAAAGTCTCCTTCAATCACAAATGCTGATGGAGAAGATGCTAATTCAACAATAGCACGTGTACTAAATTGTTCGAGTTCACGTTCTTTCTGATAAATTAATGCTTGAATTGTGTTCTCAATATTTTTAATGGTAATATATTGAGGAATTGGATTAGCGGTAGTTGAATCCACCCAATAATAATCTAAGTAATTAATTAATTTATCCGTGTCAATAGGTGGTGCATAATTGAATACTGTTGTATCACCCCACTGATTGTATACAGAAGTATCAACCCCAATCATTGATAACTCATTAAGTAAATTTTCGAAAGACAAGGTATAGTCTACAGTGGATACAATAGCTGATACTAACGGCTGTAATTGAAATGCTTGTCTATGTGGGGAGTCTTCAGAAAGTCGATTGACAGTTGTGTTGCCAATGTTACCTGACACATATGTTAATTCTGTTTTTGTAAGCGCACGATTAAATGTATTATTAAACAAGCTTCTATTGAAGTTTGTTTTGTGGCGCGAAGGGAGCATATCAAACAAATTAATATTGTTCTTAGTGTAATCTGTAGTATTAGACATAACTATCCAATTAAATTATTTGATGTATTTATGGATAGGGAGTTCTGTTAAAAACTCCCTATTTCTTAGTACGGATATTGTTTCAATGTGCGAGCATTAAGGGATTCAACGATCTCTATATCTGTTACAGATATATCAGGCTGTATAATCTCATTTTCACGAGCATTAATCTCATACAAGTCGCCAAATACAGTAGTTGAATATAATGGCACAATTACAATAGTCTTAATATCACTTGACATTCTAGAATGAATCAAAGCTGACAATTCTGTGAAACTGAAAGTCTCACCAAATTCCCAGTAGTTAACATCAAAGAAATCTTTGACGTGACTAACCACTTGCGTTTTAATTTCATTATCAGTTAATCTAGACGTTGGTGATTTAACAATGCGAATCTTTGATTGTAACTCTGGTATCGCTTTAGATCCGATAATTAATTTCACATTACCACTATACGGAATTACAGTATCAGAGAACATCTTACTTTTAAGTAATGTTGAATAAGATGTGCGCAACTCATATGTTGATGGTTTAGTTGGTTCTGAGATTGCCCCTGATAACCATTGTTTATATTGTTGGTAGTATCCTCTTGTAAGAATAAACATATCATGAATATTCGTTGGAGCAGGATCAACGAGAGTATAATTAGGAGCAATATAGTACCACGCAAAGTTTAATCCATTACGACCACGATAACGTTGTATTAGTGCTTCATCATCTTCGTGTGTAGTAAACCAAGTATCTTCTTCATCAGAAGAAATCTCGTTGTCAGCACAATAATATACATAAGGGGAATTTACGTTATCACGTTTGAAGAACAAATAATCGATTTTTTTCAATTCAATGTTATCCTCGAATACTGCATCAGGAATCTTAACATACGATACAAGATCACCATTATTAACAGGATCACCGTTTTCGTCACATTCGATAAACTGAGTAGCATTAAGTTTAGTATCATTTAAATACACTTCAACATTATCGTATCCTGCTTTCCATTCAAATACTTCATCCCCTATCATAACTGGACCATACACAACAGCTGGGGTACTTGCAACAGTATGAGTATAAATGGTTTTATTCAATAATTCATTATACAAATACGGATCATCAGGAATTAAATCATTATTTAAATCTTGTGATATTACTTGTAAACGATTAATATTAGGCAATCCGATATTTTCAGTATCTGTTTCATTTACCATTCCCACAACATCTAATTCAATGTATGAAGAAAGTAATGCTTCTCCTGTTTTATCATAGTTTGCCTTAAGTAACACAATCTTATCACGTTCGACATCGTAGGTGAATTCACTCACTGTTGTAGTCTTATTAGTATTCCAAAACTTTGTAGTTGGACTTTCACACTGCATTGAAATTTCACTACTTGTTACATCCCAATTTGGCGAAGTGTATGCGATACTAAAAGTATAAGGAGTTAATAACTCAACATCAGTAGAGTACGCTATCCAAGTTCCTGAGTTAACCCCATTAACAGAAGTAGTTACTTCAGGATCGTTAGTAAGAAGTTGTAAAAATGGTAAGTTTAAAACAATACTAGAAGTGCTTCCAGTTGTTGTACTCTTTATGAAAATCGTTTTATCAATTATTTCCACATTGTCTGTAGAAAGAATTGCAGTTGTTATTTTTTCTTGTAACACGTCACGAATACGTAATAATGTTGGGAGATCAGTACTATTAAAATCTGTTGTTGTAATATCAAAATTGTATTCAATACCGTCGATCGTTATAGAGCATGCAATATCATTAGATTCTAAATATGTTACTAATCCATTATCTAAACTGTCCTCATTGGCAAATTCAGGTATAGGATTAAATCTAATTCCAGAATAACCTTTAGTATCAGTTTTAATAAATGCTACTAATACTGGAAATCCTGCATTTGTATCGATCGCTTGCTGTACAGTATTATTAATTTGTGTTAACTCACTAGCAGTAAATGTTGTTCTGTTTGTCGGAATGTTATTAGTAATATGAAACAATTGTACACCAGATTCGCCTAATTTAGATTGAATGTAATTATTAACAACTTCTTCGCGTGGTGTAAAGGCTGGTATTGATACTTGAACAGTATCATCAATATAAAATACTCTTAAATCATCACCAAAAACTTTTACATTTTCATATGATCCTGATGGATCGTGCCACTTAATATATTTTGAATCTCCAACGAACGTTCTGTTAACAGTTTTGACTTTTAACACAGAAGGATCTTGTAAAATATACGAATTATAATCTACTCCATTTACCATACGATCTTGTGTATAATATACTGTAGATGCTAAACGTTTAATTGATTCAACAGATTCAGACGGAGCATTATTTGCTAATGCATTGACAGCACTAAATGTAATAGTAAGTGTCTGTGGTACATTTAATTCACTTTGGTACTTAAGTGTAGCAGTTTTGTTTACGATTTCTGATTTCGGAACGACAATTTCTTCGTTTAAAGATGTTCTGAACCATATGTCGAATGTTCCTTGAGGAATGTCAGCAAATTCCCCGTCACCAAAGATTAACTTAACCTTATCGTCTTCTAATGTTTCGATTTCAAATTTATTACGCTTAGGATTATTATTGAATAAAATGTTTTTTGAATTAGAAGTATCAACTTGCTCCCATTCACCAAAATAACCAAGATCACGACCTAATAAATCTACAACACGCTCTTTTAATACTGCACCAGATTCGCTGTTTACATTATTAACCCATACATCAATATCGTTAATGTTAGAAACATCTATATTATAAACTTGATTTGGCGTAATTCCGTCGAAGGTTGTGGTAATACGCTGTAAGGAACCTTGTTTGGTATACATAAAGAAACCAGTAAAGTCTGACGAGTCGCCAATTCCATCTGATGCATATAATACACTAAAATTACTCGAACGCTCTGGTCTACGTTCGATAGGACCTGACTCTGTTAATGAGACAGGCACCAATTCCATCGGTACTGATTTACTATTAGCCGTAACATTATATGTTAGTACGCCGCTCGAAAGAGGATTATTGTTTAGTTTGTATAATTCAAACAAAATGTCATCAACTTGCACTCTATCAGATGGATAAACTGTACCAAATTGTTGCTGTAAGATTTTATTCATTACAAGAATAAATTGTTCTTTCCAGTTAATATTATTAGTATCATTCCATGAGATCTTCTTATTAGCTAAATTAATACCACGTGAATCATATAACGTTTCTGTAGTAGAAATTGAAGTTATTTTAACTAATCCACGAAGCGGGATGTTTCTGGATGCTGTATATGAGAGTAACTTAGCAAGACGCAATACACCTTTCTTTCTCTCTGCTAAAGAAAGAATGTTCTCGTGAGCATTCATATCAAAACGATATGCTAACACTTCGCACACATATGCGAACATTTCAATGATTGATATTAACTCACTCGATTCAATGTAATCATTAAATGATTCAGGAAAGTGTAGTTTTAAATAATCAAGCATACCAGATTTGATAGTATAATAATCAAATCCAGCAAAATTAATGTCTTGGAAAGCTTCGTATACACGTTGCCAACTTTCTGCTCTTGCTATCTGTCTTGTCATTTGCTTTCCTCTTAACCTGTGAACTCAATATTAAAATTTATTACTTCTGTTGTGTTCAATTCCACATACCTAACAACTAATGCTACAGCAACAGAATTAGTATCAAAATCTGGAGTGATATTCAATGATACCATCGAAATTCGTGGATCGTAATTGACCACGTTAGTAATTTGTTCATACAAAACATCAATTAAGGTCTCATCCAACATTTCAAATACCAAATCAGGTATAGTTGTACCAAATCCAGGCATCCTTACACGTTCACCACGACGTGTAAACAAATGATTTAATAAATCTGTTTTAACAAGTTGCACATCAGTTAATAAGAATGTGCCATTTGTTTCGTAATTTGATGAAGAATAACCTTTATAACGTGCCATTGATGTTTCTCATATATCCAATATTTATTAAAACGTATCATCTACGCCAATTGCCTCCACGGATAATTAATTCACCGTGTTCATACTTACCAACTCTACTGTCTTCATACGAAAATTCGAAATTGTCATATACATAATAATCAATCATGTTATTTGATGTATCCTTATCAGTAACACTTAAATTTAACATACCATGTGACCACGGCTGACCGTTACCATTCTTTCTAAATGGTACTCTTATTGTTGAATACGCAAATTTAGAATCAGCGTCACTAGCAGAGTCTGCAGAATCAGCTGGTGCAGCTGTCGGTCCATTTAAGTGAATAATAGGAGCAGTTTGTAATATTAATCCACCACTTACTACATTTGTTACTTCGTTTGATTGAAGATTTAATATACCACCTTTTGCATTTAATGTAGAAGATGCTTGTATATTTGTATTCTCAGTAGATTTTATATTAATTGATGATCCTGATTGGACATTAATATTCTCATTGCTCTTAAAATTGATTTCTTTATTTGTGCTAACATACATAGATTCTGATAATGATGTTCTCATATTTTTAGAAATGAAATGAACATCTTCTGATGTATTAAAACGAATATCATCATTTGCTGATATAAAATGCATACCTTTTTGTGATCTAAATCTCATTTTACCATCAGTAGTAAAAGACATATCTTTATTACTGTGAAATGATAATTGACGTTCTGCATGAATATCAATATTACCATTTGAATCCATCTCAATAAATGATTTTCCACCAGCAGTATTGATTAATATGCGTTCATTAGTATCATCTAATAAAATTTGATGTCCTGACGTTGTTCTAATTCTTATACGACAATTTTCAGCTCGATCATCCATTGATAATGAGTGAAAACCAGGAGTTGTTAATGATACTGTTTGACTGTCTTTTTTGTTATTTGCTCTTCGTGGATGACCATACCCTTGATTGTAATCAATAATAGTGCCGTTCGGTAAACGAATAGCAGCGTCTTTATCGTCAACACGCTCACTAATAACTCTATCCATAAATCCTTCAGGCAATGCAGATACTGTATAATCTGCACCACGAGTTATGTATTCATATTGATCACCAAACGCTCGTTTAATAGATTCAGATAATGGATTAATAGGTTGTTCTGTTGAAGTATAAGGACCCGTGACACCATCTTCACTTCTAAAATAACGTCCATGAGGTAAGGTGTGGGATAATTTATCTCCATGTTCACATCCAATCCATACTCTTGAACCAACATATCCATCTATTAATGCAACGATCGCAACTGCTCCTACAGTAGGAACGGCCCATAATCCATATTCAACAGGACCATCTGATGGTATAGAGTTAGGACCTCTTACAATATCATCAGACATACCAGCAAATGGTGATACGTAAGTTGCCCACGGAATTGGATATCCATCTTGCGTGGTAAGAGATTTAGGATCATCACCTAGACGAGGGCAGCATATACGAAGACGTCCTTTCTGTTGAGGATCATCAGTATCAACAACAATCCCTCTTGTTAACGCAAAGAGGGAAGTTGAGGATGCTTTCTGTCTATGTATTTCATTATGTATGCCAAACATTATTTCGATAATCCTTGTTTAATTCTATCTTGTTCAATAGATTGTTGTTGTTCGACTCGATCACTATTAACTTTTTTCATTATATCATTATATTCGCCTTGAATTCCTGTTGCTTTCATTCGGTTTACGATTTCGTTATTATATGCTTTATTTCTTTCTACTACTTTATCTATTTGTTGTTGTTTACTTAATTTATCAAATCCTTCTGTGGTTCTACGTACTTCTTCTAATGATACTGGTTTAGCTGCAAGAAGGGCAACTTGATCATCTGTTAATTTATCTTCTGCTGTACGTTCAGCTTGTTCGATTTCAAAATCAACTTGTCGTTTCTGAATAAAATAAACATCAGTATAAGGAGTAAGACTTGTGGTAGGTACTGGTTTCTCAGTAATTCCTAATGCCTCTTTAAACGGATCGTCTTCGACTAATGCTATCAAACTCAATTCTTGTGTAAATTCTCCACCTTTAAATTCATGGAGAATTTCAAAAATAATATATCTACCCTCAAACCAAAAAGGTTCAGTAATAGGACGAGCATTCATTAACATGTCTGTTGGATCTTCCTTCTCATCATCAACAGGCATTCTTATATTAACTTTAACCAGCCCTGGTTGCTTATAGATATTATTGTGGACCTTGCCCACATTAACATTTTCAAAAGGGTCAATTGAATAATCATTTAACAAGTCTGGATTACCACGAATTTTTATCTTACAATCAATTGCAGATAATGTTGCAATTTTGTTTAATAATGCTCTTGCACTACCATATTTTAAACCGTTTGGTAAATTACTCATAGTAACCGCGTCTGTTCCTGGCTTCGCGACAGGAATAGGGGATTGACCTCTTAAAGTCTGATGACCTTGTGTTCCGTTAATTACAACTGGTTCATCAATGTTACTTTTTTTCTTTAATTGTTCAGATTGAGTATTAAATGTTGAATAAGGATGTAATGACATGTACATTAAAAATCCCATATTCAAAGTCATATCAAATTCAACAATATCAATATTCTTTCCTGTATACAAATAATCAAATTCAATAGTATTTGCTTGTAATGTAGCTTGATCTAATTTTGATATATCTTGCGGCCCGTGTTTTGCTACACGTTGACGTTTAATATAGAATATAATTTCGAATAAACCTGGAGGTAATTGTCCATCAGGTAAAGCTGTATTTTCATTTGTTAATTGTAACATTTCATCTAGCGATAATTCGTTGACAGCAGAATCAACGACTGTTAATATTTTGAAATCATAATGATCTACTAACCCTAAATCATTAGTAACTCCAGTTGATGCCTCATCATTTACTTTCGAACACATCATCATAATAGTTTCAATAGCATGTTGAATACTTTCGTCTGGTGAAAATACGACTGACCCTTGATCTGGAGTTGCGTCAGTAAGATATTCTGGTAAATTATCAACCACATATGTGTCGTTTTTATATTCGTCATCTAAAATAATTCTATATGTTACAGGTCGATTTTTATAACGTTTATCGTCAACTTCTCTTGGTGTTTTTTTAGTAATATAATCACGATATTCACGAGCTGCTTCTATTGACTTCTTATTCATAAATTTTTGAAAAGTATCAAGCACTTCTTCTAAGGTTTTACCTGATGAATTATTTTCACCAGGGTTATATCCTATTAATGCTCCATTAGTTCCTGGCGGAATAGTTGAAAATGCACTGATGTTAGCAGTTCCGTTTGCATTACCTAAAAATGATATAGTATATGTACCACCTGTTTCATCGTATTTGCTTGTGATATCATAAATTGAAAATAAAAATGGTCTAATAGTAGTAATCGCATGAGGTATATTTGAATTAATATCAGGATGGCCTTCTGTAGGATATCCAATGAAAATCGTTTTTATTGCGAACACAATGCCCGCTGGATCACAATCTAAAGCATTAAACACATTATTCAAATAATTATAAAATCTTGCACCATTGGGTTCAATAATAGTCATTACTCCTTCGGTACCAACACTTCTTTGACTTAAACCAGTGTTAGTGGTCGGAATCATAATTGAACTCCATGACAAATCTTCAATAAAGAAATCTACATCTTGAGTGGAATTTAACATTACCACATATTGTCCTAGGGTAACATTTTTCTCACCCCGTGTACCTGTCACTGTACGTACATTAGCCTTTATGTCATTCAGCTTACGTGGTGACTTTTGGTTATATGTTGAAGCAACATCAAAGTTATTATCATTAACTAATTGTTTCAATGCAGAAGTACTATTAGCTGCAAACAAAATATGCTGATATGCATATGATCTGTAAAAATTAAGTGGATTTTCAGGGGTTGACATATTATATTATGTTCTCTTGTTTCCGCCAGGTTGTTTACTCATGAATTCCAACGACATTCTTGTCGGGGTTGGTAAAAAGATAGTTTTGCCTGTTACGAATTCATCAAAAATATCAATTATGTTATTACGTTGGAGTAAAAAGAAGTAATAATCTGTTCTACCGTATATATCGTAAGCTAATTTGTCAGGACGTTGATGATACTCTGCTGGTATCACAAACTCCTTATCAGTAGGATGTGATGCAAATGTTCTTCTCTCCCACCACCCTAAACGATTAGGGAACACATCTGTTAATCCACCTTGTACATAACGACTATTAAAATCGTCTACAGAACTTTTACCAGTCATTAGAACCTCACCATATCGCCGTTACGATATTTTGCTAAACTAAATTTTGTGTACTCAATCGGAGAGTGAGTTTCTGTAACAGAAATTTCAACATTCATAACCACAGGCACTGCTGATCCATCTTGTAAAATCATATAATCCACATCGTTTGGATAATTGAATGTTAAGGAAGTAACTACAACAGGAATATTTTTGAGAATTCCATTTACATCGCCATGATTTGTGTAAGCACTTAAAAATAATACACGTGGTGGTGCTCCTAATATGTCTTCATTAGAAAATGAATTAGGATCATTCTTGAATGCATCTGGTGTTACCCCTAATCCAAATACAGGCTTTGTCCATGATCTCAATAAACGTATGTTTTTAAGAGTTTCCGTGGCCTCTCGTTGAGTTCTTGAAATTAACTTTACATCACCAAACGAAAAGGTTCTCGAAGGTGAATTTACGAACGTGTTAATAGATCCTGGAGCGTGTACAGGATTGAATTGTTTATATTCGACTGTTTGGGCTTCACTTATAGTCGGAGTAGTCTTATAAGTAAATATACGATCCATAGAAGTAGCTCCAATTTCACGGAGACTTACTTTCATGGTAATGTTGGACAATACGTCAGCCATAATAACTTAAAACCTATTTTCTTTATTTATCCAGGTTGACCTTAAGTAAAATTTCGTATATAATCATGAATGAAGGTGATACCTAAAGGTATCAAAGAGTTAAAAAATGACAGATAACAATAATTTAGAAGAAGTAGAGTTTGATATCAATCAACCAAAACCAGCAAAGAAGAAAAACTACCTAAACAACAAAGATTTGATGACCCAAATCAAATTAAGCAAAGAACAGAATAAAATGACCAACGAACTTGCAAAAATGTTGCAACTTTTATGTTATAGATATGCTAACAAAGGTAATTATGTAAATTATACATATAATACTGATATGCAAGCATACGCTATGATGATGTTGTGTCGTACGTGGAAAGCATTCGATCCTGAAAAAAGTAATAATCCTTTCGCTTTCTATACACAATGTATTAAACATAGTTTTTCTCAATATCTTAACGCTGAAAAGAGACAACGTGATATTCGTGACACTCTTCTTATTGAAAATGGTCTGAATCCATCTTTTACATTCCAAATAGATCATGCACATTCGGATTCAGATTCTACATGCGTAGATTCAATGTATCATGGATGGGGTAGTGATGATTAAAACTAAAATATCATTAGATGTTTTTCTTACACGATGTAAGATTCGTCATGGTGACAAGTATAACTATCAAAATATTAATTTTATTAATATGACAACTCCTATAACTATAAACAGCAGATTTTTTATATAAACAAACTTTATCCAAAGAACAACAAATACAAAATTTAGGATATAACTTAATAACTATATGGGAATCAGAATGGAAACAATTAAAAAAACAAATATTAACAAAGTAATTTGTTTCACAGATATACATTTTGGAGCAAAAAGCAACCAAGAACAACACAACATTGATTGTTATAATTATATTAATTGGTTAATATCCATAATTAAATTTAACAATGACATTCAAGCTATCATTTTCATGGGTGATTGGTTTGAGTGTCGTTCATCTCTTAATATTGCTACAATGAATTGGTCTTATAAAAGTGCTTCTTTATTGAATGAATTAGGATTGCCAATATACTTTATTATCGGAAATCATGATTTATATCATAGAAATACTAGAGATATTCATTCATTAATTCACTTCAAAGAATTTGAAAATTTCATCCTAATCGATGAACCTACTGTATTTCCTGAAATAGGGAATGGTGGAGCTTTCCTTTCACCGTTTTTATTCCACGAGGAATATAAGAATCTTAAACAATACCTCAAATATAAAACATGGTGGGGTCATTTTGAGTTTAAAGGTTTCGTAGTAACAGGATCAACTAATAGAATGATGTCTGGTCCTGATGTAGAAGATTTCAAAGGTCCGAAACATATTTTTTCAGGACACTTTCATAAACGTCAAACTATTAATAATATCACATATATCGGAAATACGTTTCCGACAAACTTCGGTGACGTAAATGACACCGATCGTGGTTGTATGATATACGATCATGATACTGATAATATGGTATTTCATAATTGGGAAGATTGCCCAAAATATTTCAAATTATCATTTTCAGATATGCGTGCTGTAAAAGTAGATATACCTACTAACTCTTATGTTAAGTGTATAATCGATACTGAAACATCATACGAAGAAATTCAAACATTAAAACATAATTTTAGTGCTGTATTTAAACCACGTGATTTAATTTTAGAAGAATCAGGTGCAAAAGAGGATTCGTTAACTAATACTGAGTCTGAAGATATATCTGTAGAAATAGATGATATTACAACAATCGACGATTTAGTGGTTAAACTTCTTAATAATATTGACAACGAACAATTAGATAACCAATTATTGATTAGGATATATTCAGAATTATGAGTGGAAAAATAATAAAATTCAAAGAAGTTACATTACGTAATTTCATGTCATATGGTAATAATACTACCACCTTTACATTTGATCATATTGGTACTACTTTAATTCTAGGTGAAAACTTAGATAGTACTGTATTTGGAGTAACGAGCAATGGATTGGGAAAAGCATTAACTCTCGATAGTAAAATTAAAACTCCTTCAGGTTGGACAACCATGGGAGAAATAAAAGTTAATGATAAAGTAACTACGCCTTCAGGTGAAATATGTAGCGTTGTAGGTGTGTATCCTCAAGGAGCAGTCGACATTTATAAAGTAACATTTCAAGATGGAAGATATGTAGAGGCTTGTTCCGAGCATTTATGGAAAGTAGAAAGTCATATGTGGGTTAAAGATGGAAAATCGAGACAATCGAAACTATTATCCACAAAAGATCTTATTCCTCTTTTATCGAAAGCAAAAGAAAAAAAGAAAGCTTGGTATAATATTTTCGTTCCGTTGGTAACACATCCTGATGTTCCTGATGTTGATTTACCCTTAGATCCTTATCTACTAGGATGTTTATTAGGAGATGGTGGCTTTACTGATAAAGGTATAACATTTACAAACAAAGATCATGATGTAATAAATGCAATTAATAATAAATTAACCACATTACAAGCCACGTTAAGTGGTGAAGATGGATTAAATTGGAGAATTAAAGGGTCTTTTAAACACTTAACACGAATTATAACAGAATTAGGATTAAAAGACGTATATTCCCATGAGAAATTTATTCCTGAAATATACATGATGAATACTAGTGTTAAACAAAAAGAAGAATTACTTGCAGGACTTATTGATACTGATGGTTTCGTCTCAAAAACACACGGACTTTCATTTTGTACGACTAGTAAACAATTATCTGAACAAGTACAATATCTTGTTAGATCATTAGGTGGTATTGCGTCTGTACGTATTAGACGTCCTTTTTATTATAATAAAGACAGAATTAAAATTCCAGGTAAGTTAGCATACGATATTACTATAAGATATAAAAATCAAACAAATCTAGTTAAATGCTCTCGAAAGAAAAGTTTACTTAATGAGATATCTCAATACGGAAATAGTGGATTACGCATTTCTAATGTTGAATATGTAGGAAAAAAAGAAGCACAGTGTATTTCAGTTGATCATCCTGATAAATTATATATTACAAATGATTTTATTGTAACTCATAACACAACGTTGCTTAATGCTCTTACTTTTGCTGCATATGATAAAGCATTATCTAACATCTCAAAAGATAACCTAATTAATAATATCAATAAAAAGAACATGGTTGTTACTACAACATTTGAGAAAGGCGAAGATGTTATTAAAATAGAACGTGCTCGAAAAGCGAAAGATGGTAACTATGTTAAACTTTGGATTAACGATAAAGATGTTACAAGAGATAGTATAGCTAATACTAATGCTTATATCGAACAAATTATAGGAATTCCGTATGATATGTTTGTTCATATTGTTGTATTCTCTGCTACACGTGTTCCATTTTTAGAATTAACGTCTGCTGAACAAACTGCAATTATGGAACATTTAAATGGGTTAACAGAATTGTCTGTTAAGGCTGATGTTCTTAAGGAAAAAATTAAAGATACACAAGTAGCTATTAAACAAGCTGAATTTAAAATAGAAGCTGTTAAAGGTGAACATCAACGTCATGAACAACAATTAATATCTGCTAAGAATAGAATTAAGACTTGGCAAGATACGAATAATAACCAACGCGTTTCAATTCAAAATACTTTAGAGAAATTCAAAGATTTTGACTTCGAAGCTGAATTAGAAATCATTAACTCCATTAGTGAAAAGACAAACCAACTCACTAAATTAAAATCAGAAAAGAATGTTATCGCAAAGGATTTAAATACTTTGCTCACAAACGAAACAAAATGGAAGAATGAAATTAAACAACTTAATAATCATGAGTGTCCATATTGTCATCAACATTATGCTGATACGAAGACAAAATTAAATGAATTATTAGCAGCAATTGAAACAAATACTCCTAAAATTAAAGAGTATTCAATTGCTGTAGATATAATGGAAAAACAATCTACTAAAATAGTAAAAGAATTAGAAGCATTATATAAGCTTGCACATTTCGATAATATGAAAGACTTATCAGCTAAACAACAAGAGGTTAATTCTGCTAAACAGAAACTCGCAGATCTTGAAACAGCTGTAAATCCTTTCATCGAACCTTTAAAAGAATTAGAAAGTATTGCATTGCCATCTATTAATTATGATGAGATTAATGAATTGACAAAATTACTCGAACATCAAAAATTCTTACAAAAGATTTTAACCAAAAAAGATTCTTTCGTGAGAAAGGTATTGCTCGAAAAGAATTTACCATATCTTAATAAACAACTTAAAGAATACCTTAACGAATTAGGATTGCCACATAAAGTTGAATTTACCTCAGAACTCACAGCTCGTATATCTAGTTATGGTCGTGAGATCGACTTTGGTAATTTATCTAATGGACAAAGAGCTCGTGTTAACTTATCATTATCATTAGCATTTAGAGATTTGTTACAGAAATTACATGATCCTATCAATATTTGTATGTTTGATGAAGTGTTGGATGTGGGCTTAGATGCATTAGGCATTCAAGCTGCTGCGAAATTAATCAAACGCAAAGCAAAACAAGAAAACTTATCTGTATATATTATCTCACATAGAGACGAAGTGGAGAATATCTTCGAGAATATTCTCACTGTACAAATGAGTAATGGTTTCTCGCAAATTAAAGAAACATAAATATTTTCAAAATAAGGATATAATATGAGCACAAATGTAACTGATGATGAGTTAAGGGAATTCTTATTGAATGAATGTGCTCTTACCATCGACGAAATTAAGCATTATATTGATAACGAAGTTAATATACGAAATTTGTCGTCACAAGTGCAAATAGATTTGTTTATTACTGATGTTGAAATAGATCAATTATTTGATGTTATGAAACAAATCGTTAATTCATCAGGCACAACTGTCGATCCTGATGAAGCATATAAACGTGCGATGGGTATTATATGACTAGTAAAAGTAAAGCAAAGGGAAATCGTCTCGAACGTGAGATGAGAGATTTGCTCAATCAAGCATTCGAAACAGAAGAATTCGCTCGTACACCAAGTTCTGGTGCTATTATGGGTTTGTCAAATTACGAAAAAAATCAAAACTTAGAAGATTCTACAAAAAAGGCCCTCGGTTCGGATATTATCTGTCCATCGTGGTTCAGATTTAGTATTGAATGTAAGAATTATGGTGACAAACCAAATCTCGGAAAATTAATAAACGATTATGATACTGATCTTGATGGATGGATTGGTGAAGCATTATTTGATGCTATTAATTCCAAACGAACTCCATTATTATTTTTCAGAACATCAAGAAAAGGTACATATTGTGTGTTGCCTTATCATTTTATGGATATTACAAACGCTGAAATGAATAATTTCTTACGCTATCATGAAGAATTTATGATAGTGGATGCTTCTGTTTTCTTTAAATTAGCGAAAGTTATTCAAGCCAGAAATGAACGTTCTTATGATAGCATTCAAGAATGGTTAACCATTTCATCAAAAGTAGACACAATAAAAAATAAAATGCTTACTAAAAAAGGTAAAAAATAATTCGTTGACTTTCGTTTTAAACCGAAGTATTTTTATTTTCATGAATTTTACAATTCGATTATTACACATCTAATCTGTAATAATTGATACGAATCGTTGGGCGGTGGTACGTTGTTTGCGTATTAAGTGATGGATTTCACAATATCGTCGTCATGCCTTGGAAGAGGATTAGATGATCTTCCTTGTGAACGGGTGGTGCTATCTTTATGAGACCATTATCCATTGATATATTCAAAAATGAATTTTAATTCTAATCTCTATGGTCATAATGAGTGACTGGGGCGTGTTACCGTTTCATACCCCTGAGTAGTGTGTGTACTCTACTCTAAACGGGGGATCAAATTCTAGGATTTCAATGGATTTAAAAGCGCTAATAATTAATATATGAATGAACGAAGTGAATGAATATATTAATTATTCATTTTTTGAACACAAATCACGCGAGTTCCAACAGGAACTCGATTCGGTTGACATTACGCGATAAATCGCGTAAAATCACCGAATAATCATTTTTGAGAAATATACATGTCAAATATACTTAGTTATTGGCCAGATAAATCAAAACAACCAAGAGATCCGCAAATACAAGCACTGGAATGGCTTGAAGCAAATAGAGATAAGAAATATTTCATATTGAATGCACCTGTTGGTTGCCATACAAAAGGGACCAAAGTCGTAATGTTCGATGGAACATTACGCAACGTTGAAGATGTGCAACCAAATGACATATTAATGGGACCTGATTCGTCACCACGTCGTGTTCTTAAATTATTCAATGGATATGGCAAAATATACAGAATCAAACCAATCAAAGGAAAATCATTCTATGTAAATGAAGATCATATTTTATCAGTGATTACCACGCCAGCTAGAAGATATGGTTTTGACGGAAAAAATATTATCAATATATCTGTGCATGATTATCTAAATCAAAGCAATGACTTTAAACGAAATGTGAAATTATACAAACCACAATCAATTTCATTTACAACCGAAGGATTGGAATTACCAATAGATCCGTACTTATTAGGTGTGTTATTGGGTGATGGATCAATAACACACAGCATTGATGTTACTTCTATGGATCCAGAAATCGAATCTTATCTAAACAATATAGCAGAGCATTTTGATTGTACTATTAAAAAATATAAAACACAATCAAAGGCCCATACATACCGCTTTGTATCAGAGCGTATCAATTCCATACCAAGAATTAATCATTTAATCAACAAACTTAAAAATCTACAGTTGTATGGTTTAACATCTGAAAATAAATTTATTCCACATGTATACAAAATATCATCGATCGACTCTCGCTTGAATATTTTAGCTGGTTTAATCGATACAGATGGACACAATTCATCAAACTGCTTTGTATATACCACTAAGTCATCTAAATTACGTGATGATGTCTCCTTTATTGCACACAGTGTAGGTTTTACTGTAACCATTTATGATAGAATGGTCAAAGGAAATATATATTATGATGTATGTATTTCAGGGCACACCCATTTAATACCAACTAAAATAAAAAGAAAACAAGCTTCTATTCGACAGCAACAGAAGCGACCACATGTGACAGGATTTTCTGTAGAGTATGTTAACAACGACAATTTTTACGGTTTTTTGTTAGATAAAGATCATTTATATATGTTGGACGATTTCACTGTTACTCACAATAGTGGGAAAAGTGATATAGGTATAACATTTTCCCGCTTCTTAGCAAACGGATTCGGTAATTCATTCATATTGACACCACAACGCATATTACAAAAGCAATATGAAAATGATTTCAATAATAATCCTTTGACCAACTTGATTGGTTTATATGGCAAGTCAAATTATGAATGCAAATCAAAAAGAACTAATTGTGCAATTGGCGGATTAATTAAACCAAAATGCAATGATTGTAACCATAAAAATGCAAAATCAAAAGCTGCAACTTCTTCCAATATGGTTCTTAATTACGAATTAGCACTCTTGCAATTCTCCGTTGTTGGTGACTTCGAACGAAGACAATTAATGATATGTGATGAAGCACATTCTTTAGAAAATATTCTATGTGAATATAATGCAATCCATATTACCAAATCTAGAATGGAACAAGTTCATCTAAAATGGACTTACTTTTCTGACAAAAATAAAGCATATCAATGGGTGAGAGATACATATCTACCTGCATTAGATCAAACCGTCAATACAATGGAACAAACTGTAACTCCATTGCTTGAACAAAAACATTTAGCCCCTGATGAGATTGATCTAATTAAAGAATACACAGAATTATGTGAACATTTAACATCTGTAACATCTCTTGAATCTGTATCTAAACATGATTTGGATAAGGATTGGGTATTAGTACATGATAAGATGAATATCAAATTCAAACGTCTACACGCTGATCAAATCTTTAGTAAGTATCTTGGTCCATATGCGGATAAGTTTCTTTTTATGTCTGCTACAATTCCAAGTTTTGAGGGTTATTGTAAGAAATTAGGCATTCCAAAAGAAGAAGCAGCTTATATTTCACTTGTTTCTGAATTCCCACCTGAAAACAGAAAGGTGAGATTCATTCCACACATGAAGATGAATGTTGATTGGGATAAGCCTCAAAATACTAAATCTCGTGAGCACATGCTAAAAGGCGTAAAGACAATTTGCAATTTACATCAAAAAGATAAAGGAATTATTCATACAGCTAATTTCAGTATAGCAGAATGGTTAGTTGAAAATCTTAAGGTGGATCAACAAATCTTTCATCATAACCCTGATTCGGGTGATGATAGAAACTCTGTCATTCAAGCATTTATTGAAACTCCGAACCCAGCAATTTTAATCTCTCCAAGTATTACTGAAGGATTAGATTTAAAAGATGATTTAGCAAGATTTGGTATTATTGTAAAAACACCTTATCCTTATCTTGGCGACCAGTGGGTAAAAGCAAGAATGGAAGAATCAAATGAATGGTACCAAGAACAAGCGATTATACAAGTATTACAAGCATGTGGACGTATTGTTCGATCAAAAGAAGATTATGGTACCACATATATTCTTGATGAATCTTGGAATTACTTATATACAAGAATGCATAGTCAAATACCTTCATGGTGGCACAAGGCATATTCTGTTATTAGGTAATAAATACACTATAAATGTGTAATTATCATGAAATTATTAGACTTAATAGCCAACCATTCTTCTGTTCGTGAAAAAACTGTTGAATTTACAGATTTTGATGAAATCAAGAAAGAATGCTCCATATATCTTGAGAGAGTGAAGAATAAAGATATACAACCATTATATAGAGGCATACAAAAAAGATATGATGTTCTTAAAATGCCTGTCAATACTAAACGAAAGCCACGTAATTCTTCTGAGTTTAAACATCAAACATTAAATGAAATTATTCAATTTAAAACAGGACACAAAAACGTTCGTGATAGAGCAGCTTTTGCTTTAGATGATGTCGAAGGTGCGACTGTATATGGAATGGTTTATTATTTTATTCCCACTAATAACAGTAAAGTAATATATTCTCCAGAAGTCATGGATTCTATTGTTGTACAACCTACTATTGCACATTATATAGCACAAGGTTATGATGAAGAGCAAGTATTCAAGCAATTTGAGAAAGAATCAGAATATTCATTTGAGTTGAATAGTAAACGAGGAACACCGATTGATTCCATTCATCGTAAACGTATTATTAAAAATCAATTCGATGAAACTATGAACTATATTAAAAACTTAACAAAAGCAGATGTAAGCACGTTTAAAACCTCTAGTCGTCCGACAGAGTTTATGTTTATTGACTGTTCACATTATTATCTTTTAAACTCTAATAAATACGATATTATGAAATTCTAACTATGTTACTTAATGAAATAGCCTTTCCACCTGTCTCTTTTAAAGCCTTGATTTTAGCTGGTCCTCCAGCGAGTGGTAAATCTTCGTTATATGATATGATAGCAGTTCCTGCAAATCATGGTTATTTAAACACTGATAACATGAGACATTCTGAAACACGTAGATTGGGATTAGAAGGTGATGTTAATAAACACGAACAACATATTTTTAATAATATCAAAAACGAAGTTGAGCGATTTTTATTCAGCCATGTTATAAATGGTAATCCAATTATATTCGAAACAACTGCTGACGCAAAAAATAACTTCGAACGTCGTGTGACTTTATTACAATCCCTTGGTTATGATGTAGCATTAGTTTACACCCACGTGGATGAAGAAACCTCCCAACAGTTGGCTAAAAAACGTACAGAAATAGAACCACGTTCATTAGATCCACAATTCATTTCATCAGTATATGAGGATATGCCAACGAGGTTGGCTGAAATCGCTAAGGTATTTGGTTCTGATAATTTTTTATATATTCCACGTGAAACGATTAATTATACAAGCTCTGATGTCTCAAAAATACAACAATTCGCATCATCGTTTTTTAGACGTCCTCTCGAAAACAACATTGGTGTAAAATATCGTAGACAAATGTTGGCTAAACGTGCCAATCTGTTAAGAACAGGTGAGATTCCTGCAAAAGATATTGCACATATTCTTTCTATGTGGTATTTAGCGTGAAATTTCTTAAGTAATCTGTGATATAAATATACTTACAAATATAGGTATATTATATGACAGACGAAACACAAAAACTTGTAGAACAATTAGAAACACCATCAGTAACTCCTCAAGCAAACATCCTACTTAACAAACTTAAACGAATTCCGCCCGAAGTTCATCGTATCCCTTCCTGTGGACTTTTATATAAAAATGGTGAATTATCATCAACCGTTAAAAACGGCGAATTGGAAATGTACACATTTACTGCTAATGACGAATTGGATTTAAAATCTCCAGATTTGTTGTTAGATGGTAGAGCAATTGAACGTGTTATCAGACGATGTGTACCAGGTGTTGAGAAGCCTTTAGATTTATTCTCACGTGATTTAGATTATATCATGTTGGCTCTTACAAAAATTTCTTACGGTGATACATATACTATCTATAATACACACGATTGTGAAAACGCTAAAGAACACAAGTATGATGTGTCATTAACTCCTATTCTTGCAGCATGTAAGAAAATTGATCCTACTACTCTTGCTAGTAAGTATAGTGTAGTGGTTGGTGAAGGGGATTCATCATATAAAGTGAATCTTCGTCCATTGAAAGCTAAACACGCTATTGACATTATTCAACATATGGATAAAGAAACAACAGAAGACGAACGTCGTAGAAACTTATTTGCTGTGTTTATTTTCTCAATCAGCGATGTTGATGGTATTACTGATATAGGATCAATAGCAGAATGGTTAAGCGCTATTCCTGTAATGTGGATAGAAGAAATTAGTAAAAGGATAGAAGAAATTAGTAACTGGGGTTTGACACATACTCATAAAACAAAATGTAAAGATTGTGATACTGAGATTGAGCTTAATGTAAATGCTAACCCATTAACTTTTTTTATCTAATCCTGAGACACGGTACACCAGCTGACATTAAGCAGTTGTTTCAGGATTTACAAAAATCAGCAAACAATCTAATAGAACAATTAATCGAGTTGTCCTATTACATGAGAGGTGCTGTACAATATGATGCAACATTTGACTTGGCTCCATTAGAAAGAATGAAGATGTTCGATTTCATTAATGAGCGTATTAAGAGTCAGAAAGATGCTATGGTTCCAATATACTAATACCATAAATAATGTATGATTGATAGGAAACACAATGAAAATTCTTCAATATCCAAGCATTTCAGCATTGAATACAGCCTTTGTAAACCAAGAATTTGATGCAATGCCTGATGAAATTGCTATTAATGAGCAATTTATCTACAAGTATTTCAATTCAGGAGAGCAGGGCAGCTCTTTCAATTTGTTAAACTTTAAACAACTTGAAGAAAAGAAACAAATTACGTGGGTTGCATACGATCTTAAGGTAGGAAGCGTTAAGGATCTTCACCGTTCTTCGAATAATAATATCGAAGATTCATTTGAAACCCCGAACACCTTATTAGTTTTCGGATGGAAAACTAATGGTTTATCATTAATTCCAGCAAAATGCGTAAGTATTGCTCGTAATAGAGTAAGCAATTTAATCAGAATTCAAGAATCTGAACAACATGTTATCGGGAAAACACTTGACATTCAGTTTCCACAACTAGGAAACAATACATATGAAGCTAAGGTAGATACAGGGGCCGGTCAGAGTTGTTTACACGCTGAACAAATAAAAGCATCAGGGGAATCTGTATCATTTGTTTTTGATGGTAAACGTATTACTATGAACCAAACGTCCACATCAGACATTCAAACAGCTGACAATGGTGTTGATAAACGTCCTGTTATTAAACTCAACGTTAAATGTGAACAAGGTGAATTCCAGGATGTTGAATTTAATTTAAATGATAGAGGCGATATGCCACATAAGATATTACTTGGTCACAGTTTCTTTGAGAAGGGTAAATTTCTTGTTGATCCTTTACAAGAATCTGATGAAGTCGAACTTGAGTGGATTAAGGAAATTGTGGAGAAATACTTCAATGATTAATCATCCTTTATCAGTAGGTACTAGAATCATTTATGATAGCAGCGTTTGTGGTTGCAGTGGTACTATATCAGAAGGAATGATTACTAATGTTGAGCGAGTATCAGATCTTATTGTATATGAAATTGACAATAAGAAACGTATTCCTGCTCGTAGAGTGAAGAAAATTGTAGGATAATGTATGGCCAATCTTGATAACCTTACCGTCGCAAAACTTGCACAAGAAATTAAATTAAACACACACGTTATCGAAGACGTGTCTAAAGTTATGGAAGATTCCATGGTAGCTTATCTTAAAGTTGCCAAGAATCAGGTCGAAGCTGCTAAATTTAAACAAAAAATCGATGCACATAGACAATCTCGTGAAAAGGAATTAAACTCTTTATTGTCTGTAAGATCAAGATTAGAAACACTTAGTAATAAAAAGAAGCAAGAACAACATAGACAAGAAGTTGCTGATCGTTATCGTGATATGATCGATCGTCGTAAAGCTAACATGACAAGTAAGCAATTAGTAGAAGCATATAAAAAAGAAATTGATTATCGTTATAGTAACATTCAAACTGAACGTGAATACAATCGTGTCCGTCAAGAACTGCAAGAAAAATTAAAACAAGCATCGTTAGAAGAACGTGATGCTATCATTTTAAAATTAAAAGAATTAGATAACCAGTTCATGCGTACTAATACTATGTTCGAACATCTTCGTAGAAGAGGCCACGATGCAAAGAACGCAATAGGTGATTTTGCTAAGAAAACAATTCAATCTATGGCCACGTGGGAGTATTTCATAAGTGCTGTTAAAAAGTCTTCTGATGAATTGATTTTAGCAAATAGACATAATATGGGATTCTTTGATTTGTATATTCAATCTGTAAGATTGGGTATGTCGTTTGAAGATACTGTTGCGTTACAAAAAGAATATATGACAACCGCTCATGGGTTACGAGGTGGCATGGATGAATTTGTGACTATGTTGAATGAAGGTGCACGTGAATGGGCAAAAGCAGGAATTGAAGTTGATCCTATTGCCGCAAAAAAGGCTCAAGCTGCGTTAACAAGAGCAATTGCTAGTACTGGATCGAGCGTAACCGCTGCTAATAAATTGGTAAACGGAGGACTAACAAGAACGTTAAATTTATTAAGAACGCAATTAGGGGTTACTGCTGAAGAATTTGCACAAATGGCAGAGCAGATAGCTAATGATTCTGAACATAGAAGTTTAATGTTACGTTTAAATCCAATACAACGTCAACAATATGTTGCTAATACTTTGGCAAATGAAGCATATTTAATGACTACTAAAAAGATGACAAAAGAACAAGCGCAAGCTGTTACAGGATTCATTAAACAAATAAGTGGAGAAACATATAAAGAACGTTTGAAAAAATCTCTTAAAATGCAAGCCATGATGGGCATTGTTGGAATGTCTTCTAAAGGTGCAGAATTAGGTGCACTAATGCGTAAAGTTGGAAAGAACGAAAAAGAGACAAAACAAATGAGTGATCTTATGGGTGAAGCTAGTAAGCGTTTCGAAACTATGAGAGGAATGGGTCCACAATTCGAATTAGCAATCGATACAATGAATGATAAATCTGACGGACTTATCAATCAAATACAAGTGGCTAATAACGTATTAGTTGAAAAGATGGGTGTTAATACAAAAGTATTAGAGAATAGTCAGGTAATAATGGGTAACATATTAAGCGTGTTACTAGAAATCAAAAACTCATTTATGTCATTTACAGGATTGGGCTTAGTTAAAGTGTTAGGTGCATTAGCAGCAGCATTACTCTCAGTCAAGTTATTTGGTAAAGTGAAAGGATTGTTTGGATCTTCAGGATCTGCTGCAGGTTCTACTGGTCCAGGTCTTTGGGCAAGAATTAGTCAAAAAGTAGGTGGATGGTTTACTGCATTAAGAACAGCCATTGTTAACGGATTCTCAAACATGGCTGGATGGTTTAAAAACCTCGGATCAATGTTCTCTGGATCGGGTGGATTCTTTTCAAGATTGATAGGTATCTTAAATCCTGTTGCAAAAGTCGCTGCTGTTGCTGCTGGTAGTTATTGGCTTGGTGGTAAAATATACGAAGGAGCAACAGGATTATTAGGGAAACCAGGTACTGATGCAGCAAAGGCAGAAGAAGAAAAACAAAAACAGTTAAATAAAGAAGCTGAACAATATCGTGCAATGCTCAAGCGACAAGCTGATGAAGCTCTTGCTAAACGAGGCTTAGCTCCTACCTCTCCTTCGAAGCAAATTGAAGAAATTAAGATTCAACGCGAAGCAATGAAGCAAGTTGAAAAAGAAAAGGAAAGTGAAAAAGACAAAGGTCCTTCGGAAGTAACATTTAAGGGCAGTGATCAATTAACAAATCTTGAAGAATTACTTAACGAAACGAAAAAACTTGTTGCATTAATTACTGCTAATAACGAATATACTGTCGCAATGGCCGAAACAAATAAGGATGTTGCAAGTAAATTACGCAGAAATCGTCCTAAAGACGATACAGTGAGAACCTACCTTTCATAAAGACTAAATAAGGATATTATCATCTATAAATGAGATATCCTTATATGGCCACAAATAAACTTGAACGTTTTTACAAAATCATCAATCCTACTCCTGACACTAAGGCTATTGTCGATAGTCAAGACGTAAGTGGTGGTGCGTTATTTTCTTCTCACTCATGGTATCAACGTTTAGTTCAAGGATCATCCACAAGAATTACCAAATATCGTGAATATGATATGATGGATGATGATGTCGATGTTGCTCGTGCATTAGACACAATTGCAGAAGAAATGACACAGCGTGATCAGAAGTCTGGATTACCATTCAAGATAAAATTTAAAGATGTAGAAACAAATATTCGTTTTTCTCAACATGAAACAATTGCTGCTGCCCTACGTTATTGGGTAGAAATTCAAGATTTAGATTCCAGATTATTCAACTTAGCTCGCACATTAATCAAATATGGTGATTGCTATTTTGACAAAAAACGTGGTGACACAAAAGAATGGATTCATATACCACCAAAATTAGTAACAGGTGCTATCGTTAATGAAGATGATATCACTGATATTGCTGGATGGTTAGTAAGAGATGATACCAAGAGAGCTAATAATACAACTGGTGGTTATACATTATCTGGTCATGAATACTCGACAGAAACAAGAAGCACAGCAGAAATTATTCATATTTCTCTTTGTGATTCCATGTCAGATGTTGCTCCGTTCGGTGAGTCAGTATTAAAGCCTGTATATAGAGCATACAAACAAAAAGAATTATTAGAACAAGCGATTATCATTTATCGTATCGTTCGTGCACCTGAACGTCGTGTATTCTACATTGATGTGGGTAAGATGCCTCCACATCGTACAAAACAATATCTTGAGCAAGTTAAGAACGAAATTCGTCAAAAGAAAATTCCTACACAAGGGAAAGACGGAACTGCTGCAATCGAAAGCGTATATAATCCACACAGCACAAACGAAGATTTCTTCTTCTCACAGCGTTCTGATGGTAAAGGTAGTAAAGTAGAAGTATTGCCTGGTGGTCAAGGATTGTCTAACTTAGAAGATATCGAGTATTTCCAAGATAGAGTATTTCGTGGATTACGTATTCCTACATCATATATGAGTGTTGGAAAAGACTCAAATCCTATTTTCAACGATGGTCGTGTAGGACAAGCAACAATTGAAGAATTACGTTTTGCGACATATTGTATGAGATTACAGCGTCCTATATCAAAAGCAATGGACATTGAATTTAAAAATTTCTTACGTACGTTAGGTATCAAGTTCGATCCAACAGCATGGGAATTAACATTACCAGAACCAACTAACTTCGGATTATACAAACAACAAGAAGCAGATAATCAAATTCTTTCTGTATTGTCTTCTGCAGCAAGTATGGAAGGTTTCTTCTCAAAACGTTACTTGTTAATGAGATTTGCTCAGATGGAAGAAGATGAGATGTTACGTAACGAACGCTTGTTAGCACAAGAACGTGGAGTAAAAGCTAACGATCCACAATACTACAAGAAGATATATGGACCAGCTGAAGAACCTGTAGAAGGCGGTGGCGGTCTTGGTGGATTAGGTGGTGGCGGCGGATTAGGTGGCGGTGGCCTTGGTGGAGGCCCTGATTTAAGTGCTGATATGGCTGCAGGCGATGAGACTTTAGGCGGTGGTGATTTAGAAGATCTGGGTGGTGATTTAGGTGGTGAAGAAGGGTTAGAAGACTTAGAAGCGCCAGCAGAAGAAGCACCTCCAGCTGAAGAACCACCTAAATAATACATAAAAATAACCATTAGGAGTAAATACATTATGGACAAGAAAGAAATATTGTTGGACGTTATTGATTCGATTATCAATAAAAAGGACGAAGAAGCACGAGCGATGTTTCGTACTTACATGACTGATAAATCGAAAGAGATAATCAGTTCCCCAACAAATAATACTGAGGTCGAAAAACCTACACAGGGGTAATTTATGAAGTCACAACTTCTCATTGAGTCATTAAATCCAACAGCGTGCAATCTTATTCAAGAAGCAGCTGTTGATGGTAAGAATTGTTTCTTATCAGGTATCTTTATGCAAGCAGAAGCAAAAAATCGTAACGGACGTGTATATCCACTTACTGAAATGCTTCGTGCTGTAGAAACAGCAAATCAAATGATTAAGGAACAGAATGGAATTTTTGGTGAGTTAGATCATCCACAAACATTAACCATTAACCTTGATCGCATTTCGCACGTAATTACTGAATTACGTATGGAAGGAAATAATGCCATTGGTAAAGCAAAAATTATTGACACTCCGATGGGTAACATTGCTCGCAAATTAATTGAGAGCGGCGTTCGTATGGGTGTTTCAAGTAGAGGAGCTGGTGGTGTCAACGAGCAAGGTATTGTTGAAGGGTTTACTTTCATTACAGTAGACTTAGTTGCTACACCAAGTGCTCAATTAGCTACTCCATCAACCATTTATGAATCTTTGATGAATGATGCTCATGGATATAAAGCAATTACATTAGCAGAACAATTAAAAGACGATAAAGCAGCACAGAAATACTTTGAGCAAGAGATTAAAAAATTCATAACCTCTTGTCTTCACAAGAAAAATTAAAAAATATCAAAAATCAAAAACTCCACTAAATGATTGATTTTAGTGGAGTTTTAACATCACATAAAAAATCTCTTAAATATTAAGAAGTTATATACTAAATAATATTGACATAACCCATTGTCTATAGGAGAAACACAATGAATGAACTATTAGCAAAATTGCTTAGCGCTGACATTCTTACAGAAGATGTAAAAGTTCAGTTGCAAGAAGCAATTACCGCAGAATTAAATGAAGCAAAAGCAGTTGCTCGTGCTGAGACCGAAACCGTAGTTCGTGCAGAACTTAAGGAACAGTGGGCAGTAGAGCGTGATGCGTTGATTGAAGCAATCGATTCAAAAGTAAGTGAGTTTTGTGTAAAGGAATTTGAAGATTTAAGAGAAGACATTTCTCGTTTCCGTGACCTTGAAGCAGAATATGCTGAAAAGATTGTTGAAGAAAAGGCAAAAATGAAAGTTCAATTACAATCTGATATCAACACATTAGTTGAGAAAATTGATGCATTCTTAGAACTTCGTTTAGCTGCTGAAATGGAAGAATTGAAAGAAGACATGAATCGTGTTAAGGAATCCGAATTCGGACGTAATGTATTTGAAGCATTCGTAAATGAATATCGTAAGAATTTCGTTGACGGTTCAAAGGTTGAAGTAGAATTAAAAGAAACACGCGAACAGCTCCAAAAGGCTAACCGCCAGTTGAAAGAGTCTAAGGCTCAGATCGACGAGCAAGTTCGTAACGCTAAGTTGAAGGAACTCTTGGCTCCTCTTAGCGGTAAAAAACGTGAAGTGATGGAGACTATTCTCGCAAAACTTCCAACTAACCAACTCGACGAAGGATTTAAACAATTCATCGGCCGTGTGGTTAGAGAGTCAGACGATTCAAAAGAGAAGGAAAATAAAGTACTCGCTGAAGGATCTTCCGATGACGTATCCAAGAACGATAAAAAGACAATCGTTAAGTCTGGTGATGATGAAGTAAAAACTGTAGTTAATGAGTCTGTTGAAGACCCAGCAATTGCAGAAATGAAAGCAAAGCTTCGTCGTTTATCAGGTATCGATGAATAATTTTTAATGTCATAATTTAGGAGAAAAAACATGGACATTTTACAAAATTGGGCTGAAGTTAAAAATACTCTCCTCGAAGGATTGGATTCTCAAAAGAAGAAAATTGTAGCCCCTCTTCTCGAGAACCAAAAAGATTTAATCCTTAGAGAAAATGCTGCTGATGGCGCGACACGTGGTGCTGATATTGCTGGTTTCCGCAAGATCATGATTCCAATGATTCGTCGTATCATCCCTGGCACAATTGCAACCGAACTTGTTGGCGTACAGCCAATGACAGGTCCAGTTGGCCTTGTATATTCATTACGTTATAAATACGCTGAAGCTGTTGCAGGTACCGATCAGTTCGGTAATGCTAAGTCTATCGCTGCTGGTTCAGAAGCGTTTGGTAACGATCACTACAACTCTGTAGCTGGTTCTAACCCAATCTATGGCTTCTACTCTGGTAAAGCAGGCACAGTTGGCGTAGGTGAATCTGCTGGTGCTTCTGGCATCGGTCCAGGTACACCAGGTGACATCACTGGTACAGGTGCTGATGGTAACTACTGGTTAGACGAAACTGCAGATTCTGCATTCGCAACCATTACAAGCGGCGTTGGTTTACATCGCGGTGGTCACGGTGGTCAAATTGAAGGTTCAGGTGGACGTAAAATGTCACTTGAAGTAATCAGCCAGGCTGTTGAAGCTGGTTCACGTAAATTGCAAGCTGGATGGACAATCGAAGCTATGCAGGATCTTAATGCTGGTCACGGTCTCGACCTCGAGAACGAAATGACAACTGCATTGTCTGCACAGATCGTTCAGGACATCGACGCAGAAGTTATCGGCGACTTACTTGCTCTTGCAGGTACAGTTGGTGCATACGACGGTTCCGTTGGTGCAATCGGTAACTACAAGCCAGCTTATGTTGGCGACCGTTTAGCTGGTTTATCAGTAATGATCAACTACCTTGCTAACGAAATCGCTCGCAAGACACGTAAAGGACCAGGTAACTACATCGTAGTTAGCCCAATGGTTGTTACTGCTCTTCAAACAGCTGCTAAATCTGTGTTTGCTCCAGCAACACAAGGCTCTTTCAAAGGTCCAAACAATACACAATTAGTTGGTACTTTAAACGGTACAATTAAAGTGTACAGCTACCTTTGGAACAACGTAGTATCTACAGATGTTGACTCTGTATATCCATCCTCACCAGTTTCTTATGGTTCAGGTAATGATACAGTGTTAGTAGGTTATAAAGGTGGAAATGGTGAGACAGACGCAGGTTACTTCTACTGCCCATATATCCCATTAATGTCTTCTGGTGTTGTTGTTAACCCACTTACATTCCAACCAGTTGTAAGTTTAATGACACGTTACGGTAAGGCAATCTTCACCAACAGCCAGACATCTCTTGGCAACTCAGCGGACTACTACGCTAAGTTGAACATCACAGATATGTCCTTCGCTTAATACACGAAGAAATGTTATAGTAAAAAACCCGGCCGTGGCCGGGTTTTTTATTTTCCATCAAAACCTTTCTTATAAATATTTGAAATTGGATTGTAAAATATTTTAATGAAGCCTAATTCGTTTAAAGAATACTTAATATCGAAAGAAATTCTCGTTGAATCCCTTTCACGAACGCCGATTACTACTACAAGATATATTATGAAAAAGTACTGTAAATTACCGGTTATTGAACAAGACCAAACAAGAAAAGAAATCTCTCTCAAGCCTAAGTGCACAGTAATGGTTGAATGTTCATGGCCAACTTATCAAACACCATTAATACATTCTATATCCTTTTTAGATGTTGATTCCGTTGACCCAAATACAAAATATACATTATCATGGAAAAACGAAAAGATATTAAATTGGCTAGATAATAATACTAATATTGACTCGTGGCTTTCAAAAATGAATTTTAAAGAAAAAGAAGAAAAAGAGGAAGAAAATGACTAAAAGATTGAGTGTACTATTAACAGATTTAGCAAATAAAAGTTTCCAACCTGGTAATCCCACATTAGAAGATTTATACGATACTACAGTTGCAGCGAAGATGTTTTTCCTTATGCAACCAACAACTACCCATCTTAAAACAACTTTAAATGGCACTCCAATTCCATATGATCAATTTGAAGATGCAAAAAAATCTTTGTACGAATTTGTCGAAAGTTACTATTTCTCATATGACACTAAACGAAGTGTACTCAAACAAGAATATATTGATCCCCTTATTGATTTCTTAAAAAGAATTGAGGACAAACAAATATTACCACGTGTCGGGTTAACAGATATTGCTTCCTATTTGGATTTATTATTATTAGACCATCAAAATATAAGCATGTACCAATTCAAAAGAATACAATTACACCTCGTAGATGTACTAAGTGAATTGGCAAATTGAATAAATACCTAACAAAACCTGGGTATTTCAATGTCACGTCTCCAACCACCAGCTGATGCACCAAACCAAATTAGACTTGAAGGTTTACAAATTACGTTAACTTTCACAAAAACTGGTCCTACGACAGGAAGAGTGTCGTGGAATATTCCATCTCCAGCGTTTGGCTGTAACGAAGATAATCAAGCATATAACGGTATTGTAATAACTTACGATACTGTTGCAGCTTCCTTATCAACAACACCAACGAATAAAATAGTTTATACTGCTGATCCAACTGCTTCACAAAACCTTCATGCAGGGGATACAATCGGAACAGCATTGGTAATTGGAGCATTTTATGATGATAAAGATACTACATTCTTTGACATTACTAACTTACCTGCTAACACTCCTGTTTATATTTCAGGTTATGCTGTTGATAAACAATTAAGATATCATAGAGAAGGAACCCACGCATATTCCCTTCCAACAGGTGTCGATAGTCCTAACAAACGTGAACAATTACCATCTTACCAATTAGTATTACTTGGTGCTGTTGATAATTCAAGTCTTTTCGATATTAACTTGTGGGGAATTTCGAATATCTCTACAGGTGCTAATGCAGGTGATTCAACAGGATTATCTTCAACTACTTCGTACACGTTTAACATCTTCCTTGATCCTAAAGATACAACAGGAACTGTTATCACTATTGATGGCGCAGACGCGCAAACATTTGGCGATTTAGTCGATGCTATTAATCTCGAATTACGTTTGATGTCAAACTATCCTCAAAGTGCAGGACTGCCAAATGCCGGTGCTTTGTATTATAATACAAGTAATGATACAGTTTATGTTTGGGATGGTGAAGAACATACTGCTGCTCCAACAGTTACATTAGATGACGATCCGATAGTTATTGCTACTGGAGAATATTGGTTTAAAAATTCAACCTCTATACTTAAACAATGGACGGGATCAGCATGGAACACCACTAGTTATGTAACATCTGATATCGATCCTACAAGTGCGTTAAAGCAATCATCATATTGGTTTGATGGTACAACGTTACATAAATGGAATGGGGTCGTTTGGTGTGATATTTTGATGTATTCCACAAATGAAGATCCATCTACAGCATCATATCCTGATATTGGTACATATTGGTACAATACAACTACAAAAATTCTTTATCAATGGAAAGAAGATTGTAATCAATGGGTTGCTGTTGAAGTAATTTACGATTCTAATGATCCTAATGCTATTACAACAGGTAGTTTATGGTTTAATTATGAAACAGAAACAATGTATGTTTATACCGTCGATAATGTTTGGAGTGAATCATTAAGTCCTCTTACGATAGGAACCGCTCCAACAGATCCTGCTGTCGATGATATGTGGTTAGATTCATCTGATGTCTTACGTATTTGGAACGGTACAACTTGGATCATTACGTCTGTTACAATATATCATGCAGATCCAACAGACAGAGATTCTTGCCAATTATGGTGGAATTCTAATACAGATGAATTATATGTTTGGACATTTGCAAGTCCTAATGGTTGGGTAAATGTTACTAACTTTATTCAATCAACAAATGATCCTGCAGCAGTTCCTACATTAGATGCTGGCACTGCTTGGTTTAATACTGATACAGAATTATATTATGTATGGGATGGTATTGATTGGATTGAAACTGAAGTAATGGAATACAGTCATGCACCAAATTTACCTAACACAAATGACGTATGGTATAATGCATCAGATGAAGTTTGGAAATATTGGAACGGAAGCGCATGGGTAACATTTACACCATTTATAAGTGATATTGACAGAAATGCAATCGCTTCTGGAACATATTGGTTCGACTCTGATTTACCAGGATTATTTTATTGGAACGGTAGTACTTGGATAAGCAGTACTTATCAGACTACTCCATATACTCCAGTTGAAGGTTACACATATTACAATACTTTAGATACATTACTTTATACATGGACAGATGGTGCATGGGTAGAAGGAACCCCTGATGCTTATGTAGTATTAAACGACCAAGGTAATATGGTATTCATTACAGGTGAATTAGGAAGTCAGGCATATGTAAGAATAACAGATGGAACACTATTTACATCTATTTCTATTCCAACTTTTATTAAATTAATGGAACCAGGAAGAGATGAGATTCCTGATGTTCAAGGTTATGCGATCGAAGGTGTTGGATCAGATGGTTCATCAGACGAACGCAAACAATTGATGACCTATGTATTACAACGTTTAGGAAGTCCATCAATCAATGTTGAATTGACTGCAGAACAATTAGATCATTGTATAAGAAAAGCATTAGAAGAATTTAGAGCAAGAAGCTCAAGTGCATACAAACGTGGATTCTTCTTTATGAATATTGTTCCTGGTCGTCAGATTTATGAATTATCAGATAAAACAGTAGGATTCCATAAGATTTCACGTGTTATGGCTGCATATCGCATTCAATCTTCGTTCTTAGGTAATGCAACAGGACAAGGTGCATACGGTCAAGCAATGTTGCAACATTTATATCAAATGGGAAGTTTCGATTTAGTAAGTTATCATATTATGAGTGACTATATCGAATTAATGAACATGATGTTTGCTGCAAACTTAATGTTTACATTTGATGAAGATAATAGAAAGTTATATTTCCATCAAACATTTGGTTCTAATGAACGTATTTTGTTAGACGTTATTGTTGAACGTACAGAACAAGAATTAATGAAAGACAGAATATGTAAAGTATGGTTAGAAAAATTTGCAACAGGATTTGCGATGTTAATGTTGGCGGAAATAAGAGGTAAATTCTCTACTCTACCAGGTGCTGGTGGTGGTGTAACATTAAATGCAACAGATATGAGAACAGCTGGTCAAGAATTAATTGATCAATGTTACACAGATATCGATGAATATATTGCAAGTGAAATTGAAAACATCGGCATTGGTGCTGATATTATTATAGGTTAAAACATGACTTGTGAAAATCCAACAATCCAAGAACGTCTTAATAATGATCCTTGGGGATTAATGTGTAATCCATTGTTCTCATTATCCGAGAGCACTGATTCTAATTTACAAGAATTATATGTTACGGAGCATCTTAAAATGGGTGCTTCGAACATTAATGTTTTTAAATTACTCGGAATACATGAACAAAATAGAACTACAATTGGAAATGGATACGGTAATTCGATTTCATCTGGTGAAGTATCTTCTTTACCATCATCAGACGTCTTTACTGTAACCCCTTGCACTGGTTGGAAATCAACACAAAAAGGAAATGCCGTATTAACAAATTCTTTTATTGGTTATGATTATGGTCCTTTAATTGCTGCAGGACGTACAATATATGGTGTCGAGACAGAGAACACTTATATGGTTACTGAAGTAACAATTCAACAAGCTGCTCTTTCACAAAATAGAGCAACAAAAGTTCGACTTGAGCGTTCACAGAATGGTAGGGATTGGTTTGGCGTTTCAATTTTAACATTAACAGACGACGATCAAAGTCATACATATAATGTTAAACCATCAGTTAAATCCAGATATTGGAGAATTCGTCCAACTGCGTTTAACGGCGGTGCAACAGATAGTTGGCATGTTATGAAATTAGCATTTGCTAATAATGAACAAACACAATTTGGTGGTTTACAAGATCAGTATGGATTTATAGAAAGTAGAGATCGTGATTATAATACTGAAGCACTACAAGTTAAGATGTATTATGAATTAGTCGATGTTCGTTCTGAGTTATCAAAAATGGGAATTTCAACAACAAATTTCCCATTCACTTTCATTACTGCGTTTGTTGACACGATTAGAATTCTTGGTCGTCCGATAGTGATTGGAGATATACTAGAAGTTCCGAACGAGACACAATATACTACTACTTTACAACCAGTAAAAAAATATCTTGAAGTTACAGATGTATCGTGGGCAACCGAAGGTTATACACCTGGGTGGAGGCCAACATTACAGAAAATTGTAGCACATCCTATATTTGCATCACAAGAAACAATGGATTTAGTTAATGGATTTAGAAAAGACAAAGATGCTATTGGATTCGCTCAAAATGGGGATGAACAATACCAGAATGTTGATGAAATTAGTGATAGAATTTTCCAACAAGCTAAAGAAAACACACCTGAACGTGGTGCGGATTCGTTCTTTGTTGCTGAAATTCCTAAAGATGAAAACGCTCCTCCAAGTAAGAGTATAAGTGCAAAAACAAATCTTCCAAAGAAAGGTGTATATATTGAAGACGGCTTACCACCTAATGCTGAACCATATACCGAAGGAGATACTTTTCCAACGCGCCCTTCAGATAAGGCGTATCACCGCTTAACATATTCGAGTGTAAATAATAACATTCCGCCAAGATTGTTTAGATTTAGTGCAATTAAGAATAAATGGATTTTTTGTGAAGCTGATCGTCGTTTTGAATTTAATAAGACAAAACCAACATTACAAAATCAAACAATAAGCAGCGGATCAATTGCAAACGATAAAGTAGGTAAATCATAATGGCATACGAAGGGTATTTTTTCGAAGAACAAATTGCTAAATTTCAAATACAATTTATGGCCATTTTTGAAGGATTGATTGTAAAAACTGGCGTTCGTCGTGACGGTAACGTTCATGATTTACCAGTTCCTATTGTATATGGCAGCAAAGATCGTGTAACAGCATCAATAATTGCCAATAATACTCAAAACGCACTTATTAAGATTCCTATGATGAGTGCTTATATGACAGGATTAAACATATCAAAGGAAAGAATGAAAGGAACAGGAACAACGAGAGAATTTACATATCTTCCGTTGGGTGGTGTATTCCCTACAGATATTAAAATGGTTAAACAAGTGATGCCTGTTCCTTATGATATGGAAATGGAGTTATCCATCATTACTTCCAATTCTAATCAACAACGACAAATCCTTGAGCAAATATTAGTTTATTTTGATCCTATTGTACAAATTCAAAAATCAGATGCATTGTTTGATATGACTAAAATTACTATGGTTGAATTGACAGGAATAGATTTACGTGAAGAATATCCTGCTAATGAAAATCCACGTTTAATTACCACAGAGTTGAAATTTAATTTGCCTATATGGTTAGGCGTTCCTGCTGAACAAAAGAAAACTTTCGTTAATAAAGTATTCACAAAATTAAGTATTTTGAGTACTAACGATGCGTTTGAGAACTATATAACCACTACATTAGATGGGTTTGAATCCACTAATTATTCCTCTGGCACAGCTAATATATTAGTTGAAGACGTATCTAATTCCACATAATGTTTTATAAACACTTTGTTCCCACAATCCCAAATTCTATCAAAATTATTATCTTTCATGTTATCCCACTCTGTTTTCATTGGATCAAAAGATAATAATTTTTCTTTTAATTTATGTTTTTGATATGCTGATCGATGATATAGTTTTAATGGAGCATTAATATTGAAATAATAATAACTCGGATTGCTGATATGAGACAATGTGAACCCTGTTTTTAAATACATGTTACCTGTTCCCCATCTCATATCACAATAACTAATCAATGAACTAGGATGGTGAGCATGCTCGAAATATTTTAATATTTTACTTGCCCCTCCTACCACGTGCGTTGATGGCAAATTTGCAAAACGTAAAAGTTCCCATTGAAATTGTTTATTATAACGCGATTTAATAAAAGACATTGCAGCAACTATAGTATTATTGAATTCTAATCCATAACATATAGTACTATTGAGGTGTCCTTGTAAATGTGATTTACTAAAAAATGTTCGTTCTTGTTCGGTTGTTAATTGTATTAGTTTAGTTTTTCTTGCATAAATCGAAGAAGCTTTCTTACAAGCATTAAGAATTTTAGATTTTACTATATCTGCACTATTCTTCCACTCGTTGTCCCAAATTTGAATAAGTTGTATTCCATTATCTTGACACATTTGCCATTTTCTTTTATGGTAGTGTTTATCTTTACCTTTTAACTCTGAATGCCATCTTATTCCACATAATTCAATCGCTAAACGTAAGGTTGGTATGTAACAATCAAGTTCATAAGGAGCAATTATCGTTTTATTATTTTTTTCGAATTCAATATTATGATTTGTTAAAAAAGAACAAAAACTTGTTTCAAAAGAACTCTCGTGGTTCGATTTTGATACATCTAATATATTAAAATCGTTGCACAATTTATCAATATATGATCTTGATACATTAAAATGGTCCGCTAGTTGTTGACGACTGATATAATAATTAGTAAAAAGAGCAGTTAACCAATTCTTATCTCGCAAATGTTTAGTATCAGTAAATTGGGTTAAATATTCTGATAATTGTTTGTTTAATTGTTGTGTTTTGAATTCTTCTGTTAAATTATGTTGGTTTAAATATTTTCTTAATGTATAACTTGAAATTCCAAATTCAGAACAAATATCTGTTTTATCTTTTTGCAATGTTATGTATTGATTATACATCCAATTATAATTACTACACAACTCACGGATATGATTAGGCACTTTTAACTCGTTAAAATTATAAACACCATATTTTTCAAAACATCCCTCCCTTTGTTTTTCTTTTAGTTGGTCGGTGTATTTAATTAGACTTTTATTACCTTCCATCTTACATGCACTGTCTACTCCATAACGAGACAACATAGTTTGTTTTCGTTTATTAGTAGTAGCTTGAATATTGGCAATATTTTTCACACCATATCGTGTTAAAGTTGTATCATCTTTTTTATCTCTTATGTCTCTATCTTGCATTGCACATGATTTTCCGTTTTTATTACGACAAAATAAATTAAATCGTTTATTAAAAGCATCAAAAGTTGTTAGCTCTCCACATACTTTACACTTACCTACTTCATTGATGTCATTTATTAGTATTAACCAACGTAGATTTATAGGAAAATCACTTGGTAAGAATGAAGTTAATTCCATTAATGTTATACATTCATTAGGAAATTTCTCTCTAAACGTTTTCCAATGCACTGATAGAGTATTGTTTTCTTTTAGAATTTTAATAGCTCGTAAGTGAGTTAAAAAATGATCTTTGTTCATGTGTTCTCTACAAAAATTAATTATATATGGTTCCTAATAATAAATACTATCACATACTTATTTAGGAGTTAAAAATCATGGCATCACTTATATCCCCTGGAGTTTCAGTTACCGTTACTGAATCTAGTCAATTTGTTCCAGCAGGCGGAGTTACTACTCCATTAATTGTTATGGCAACAGCAAGCGAAAAACTTAATTCATCTGGCGATCCAGCATTAGGAACATATGAATCAGGTGTTGTTCGCACAATCACTTCTTTAACACAAAGCGTACGTTTGTATGGTACTCCAGTATTTAAAACTGACGCTGATGGTAATCCGATGCACGGTGACGCAAGAAACGAATATGGTTTGTTCACACTTAACCATTTCTTAGGAGCGGGTGCAAAAGCATATACTGTTCGTGCGCCAGTTAACTTAAATGACGATCGTGAAACTCTTGACGAATTGTGGTTAAGAAAAATGACTCACAACGTCACAAATGTTCTTGATCCACTTCCTTTAGGCTTAGCATACATTATTGAAAGCCGTGTTCAATCTTATCTTGATAATTTAAATGCCGATAACGGAATTCTTGATCCGCTTGATATCGCATATAAATCAGCAGTTAATTCTGACGAATTGTTGGCAATTATTAGCGAAGTTCTTGAAGAAAATATGGGCATTGATGTAGACGGATTGAATGTATATTTTGATAATGACACCTTCCGTTATACACGTCCAACTTTCTATGAAGATCAAACTTCCTTACCATTAACCATGTACGATACCATCACTTCAACTCCTGTTGCTAATGGTGATTATTACCTTGGTGTCGAAGGCAGTGCTGTTGATCCTACATATCCAGTAAACGCTGGTGTTACATCGACCTTATGGAACAAAGTATTAACAATTTCTAACGTTGCAGAAGCAATCGAAACAGTTAATCAGATCAAATTAGTACATAACGATTACAACACAACTGTAAATGGTGTTCCTGCTGGTTATGATTTCATCGTTCGTAAAGATGGCGGAAACTTCTCTGACGTTACAAGCTCTATGAAGATTGTAATCTCAAATGCAGAAGATTCTGATAATGATAACAACCCTGATAAACCATACTACAAAGTATATAGTGGTGGTACATTCTTAACTTCTACATACATCGAGAATGATACATTGATTCTTGAATCAGCTGGTGGTTCTCCAGAAGACGTGTTTGCAACATCCTCTGGTGGTACAATGAATGCAACCAATCCTGATATTTCTGCGGTAATGCAAATTTTCCCAGCTACATATCAAAGTTATGAAGTTATCTTCGACAATAACGGCGCAAGCCCAGCTCAAGACACAATCACAGTAACTGGTTATGATTTTGGTACAGATGTTGTTGCAGGTGATAAGATTCGTGTTACTTTAGCAGAAAATGTTGATAACAATAGAATTTTATTGTCAAATGCATACACTGTAGCAAGCGTTGCTGGGGATGTTATTACTCTTGAATCAGGTTCTGATGTTGCTAACGACGCAAGTCCTGGTGTAATTGATACATCATGCGTACTTGAATTTTTCCACGAAGAAGAATTGCGTTGGGATGCTGGTGAAGCACGTGATTTCTTCATTGCAGTATCTGAAGATTATCAAATGACAATGGAATACATCAATGCTACTTCTTTGGGTGCTACTGATGCTCAACGTAGAGCAACAATCGTAAAAGCACTTAAGAGTGTAATTGTTAATAACGAAGACATTCGTTCTGAAACATATGAATACAACCTTGTTCTTTGCCCAGGTTTCTACGAATGTACTTCAAACTTAGTGTCTCTTGCACAAGAATTGAAAGATGAAGTGTTCGTGATTGGTGACGTTCCAATGAATAAGAACGCAGATGCTGTTGTTGAGTGGATGTCTACTACAAATCGTGTAACATCGTTCAACTTGGCTTACTACTACCCACACGGTATGGGAACAAACTTAGATGGTTCTGAAGTATTAGTTCCGTCTTCTGCAATTGCTCTTCGTACATATGCATTCAGTGATAGTATCTCTGACTTGTGGTGGGCACCTGCTGGAACAACACGTGGTTTAGTAACTGGTATTGATCGTGTAGGATATGTTCGTGGAACACTTGGAACTGCGACAACATTCGTTGAGTTGGCACTTAACCAAGGTCAACGTGATAACATGTATGATTACTACAAGAACCTTAACCCAATCGTTGCATTCCCACAACGTGGAATCATTGTATGGGGTCAAAAGACTGCTGGTAATGCTGCTCAAGCGACAGACCGTGTTAACGTTGCGAGATTAGTTGGATACCTTAAGCGTGCATTACGTAAAGCGTCAATGCCGTTCGTGTTCCAGCCAAACACACAATTAACACGTGATAACATTGTTGCAATGTTTACTGGATTGTTGAATGATATTGTTGTGAAGCAAGGTTTATATGACTTCATAGTTGTATCCGATGAATCACTTAATACATCAGATAGAATTGATCGTAATGAGTTATATGTATATGTTGGTATTAAGCCAACTAAGGCAGCAGAATTCATTTACGTACCAATTCAAGTATTAACAACTGGTGCTGATATCTAATTAAAAAGGCCCCGAAAGGGGCCTTTTTGATATTGTTTAAGAAATCGGGCAATTATTATAAATAGTACATACAACAGAAATTATATATTTCACTTTTTAGGAGATAAAAAATGGCCACTATAATGGACATCGGTATTCCAGGCGTTGGTACTGGTATTTTACAACCAAAATTAAAGAATCGCTTCCGTGTAACCTTTACAGGTTTCGGTGGTGGATCGTCTTCGATTCCTGTTTCGATGCAGGTAGTTACATGTTCACGTCCTAACGTTTCTTGGGAAAAGGTCGAAGTTAACCGTTACAATTCAAAAGTATTTGTTGCTTCAAAACACACATGGGAACCATTAGAAATTGTTATTGAAGATGATGTAACAGGAAGTGCATCTAAGGTTATTCAAGAACAATTACAGAAACAGCAATACTTAACAGGTGTATTAGGTCCATGGTTAGCCTCTGCACCAGAAGCATCTGTTTATAAGTTTGCTACAAAGATTGAAGCCCTCGATGGTAATGAAGCTGTTCTTGAAACATGGAACGTTCAAGGTTGCTGGGTACAAACTGCAAACTATGACACCTTCGATTACTCAGCAAATGAAGCAGTTAAGATTACATTATCTGTTTCCATTGACCATGCATATCAAGTTCATAACACTTATGTTGGTGTCGATGGTCATAATCAAGGTATTGCAATTGGTGGTGCATAATCACTTTAAGAAACAAACAAGGGGCGCTTCGGCGCCCCTTTCCTTTTTTATAAATACATTAACATACGAGTATTGATATATGTCAGTTTTTAGTGAAGGAAAAAAAATCATTAAGGGGATAATTGATCCTCCTACTCCAAGTATTGATTCCGATGGAACCAACGTTGTTTCTAATTCTGTTAAATTTAAAATAACAGATGTTAAACAAGGACAAGGATCCCAAGGTTCCGCAACATTTCTTGGTGCAATTGGAAAACTATCAAATATTCAAGCATTAGGAAAAGCAACAAAAGGATTAACGGCAATCCATCAAACAGCAATTGCTGGTGGTCCCGGACTTACAAATTTGATTAATAGTGGCGGTAAAGGGGTCGTTGATTTTGTTGCGAGAGTTGGTGGATCAGACGAACAAGGCAATCCGACATTAACAGGAAATGATGTATTTGGTGCTATTAATAAAATCAATCCAAGTACTGTTAACTCTGCTGTTGCAGCTGGTGACGACATTGTTGATAAATTAAAAAATGGTGAATTCAATTTAGAAACAATTCCACAGTATACAAGAGACTTTGCGAATTTATTTAAATTAGGGGCAAGATTGCTTGATCCATTTTTTAAGAAAAAACCAGAAACAGTAATAGAAGTACAATCACATCCAAACTATGCTCAAGATTATGTTGATATTTTTGGTGGTCCGAAGTTTCCTTGGAAGTATGCTGTTAAGTTTGATTACAATCCAACATATCAACAAATTGGGGACCTTCCAGCAGCATTTATGGTTAAATCTTGTGATCGCCCTCAAGTAGAATATGATACTGAAGATGTGAATTATTACAATTATCGTTCAAAATTGATTAAGAAAACATCCTTTAAACCAATATCAATGTCGTTTTATGATGATCAATTATCATCTGTATTAGCATTTATCAATACATATATGCAAATTATGATTCCTATTACTAACATTTCAAAGGATACAACCTCACAAGGAATATATGATGGGAAAGATATAAATGGATTAATTAATAGTTTTGATAGAAGTAATCAACACAATGGGAAAAAAACAGCACCAGAATTACCAGTTCATAATAACGCTGCTTCCTTATCTATTATGGACGATAGTACAGTAACACAATCTATTTTAAGTCAAATTACCATTTATCATTTTACTCATGGCGGTGCATTTTGTGACGTGTATCGTTTAATTAATCCAAAAATTATTGATATGCAATTAGATCAATTAAACAATGCTACGAATGATGCTAGTGCAATTACTGTAACATGGGCTTATGATAATATTAATATTATTCCTTTAATATCTACTAAACACGAAGATATAGCAAAAGAAGTTAATTATGTATTGACACAAGCTGGTGATAAAACCAACTTGAAAAGAGTTCCAGCGTCACCAGCGTTAATGTCAACTCCTACAAATAGCACTCTAAATAGAGAATGAAGACGACAAACTTTCGAAAAGGATACTATCAACCTAAAAATCCTGACAAATATATTGGGGATTTAAGTAAGATAATATATAGATCATCGTGGGAACTACATTGTTTTAATTTTTTAGACAATAATATTAAGGTTCTTAAGTGGTCTAGTGAGCCTGTTGGTATACCATACTTAAAACCAACAGATAATAAACTTCACAAATATTATCCAGACTTATATGTACAATATATTAATAAGGATAATGAGGTAATAAGTGAAATGTTGGAAATTAAACCTTCATCACAAACAGTTCTCTCGAAAGCACGAAAACAGAAAACAAGATTATATGAAAATATTGTGTATGCTATTAATCAAGCAAAATGGGAAGCTGCGAGAGCATGGTGCAACCAACGCAATATTCAATTTAGAATTGTTACAGAACAACAATTGTTTATGAGGTAGTTATGAGTGACAAATATATTAAAGTTGAAGAAATGACTGATCATCCAATGGAAGAATTATTTGGAATCGAGCCCAGCACTACTATTGTCGAAACAACACAACGTAATACTGAAATTGCTGTAGTTGAACATCCTACATATGATGATAAGGATAAAGAGATTGAGCAACAATTTGAAGAAGTTTACGATGCTGCTATGGAAACATTTCATGAAACTATTGAACAATTAGATGATATTGAGCCAAAATATAAAAACAAATCCCGTGAAGTGGCTGTTCAATTTTTAAATGCTGCATTAGCCGCTGCTGATAAAAAAGCTGTCATGAAGGCAAATAAAGACAAACTTGAAAAAGTAACAAGTAAAAATAATTATACTCAAAATAACCTTATCTTTGACAGAAATGAACTACTCAAGTCTCTTAAAACAGGTAGAGTATTAGAAAGTCCGCCACAAGACGACACAGAGTAAGGGATCTTCGAAAAATACCAAAATAAATATATTTACCACAGAGGTAAGTATATGATAGATCATATCTATAAAAATAAATTAACATCCACATTATCACAAATATATAATAAAGATACAGCAGTTACCCCTTCGTTCAAAGAAATTGAGGATATGCTTGGTATTACTCTAGCAGAATATCAAAATCATATAATCTCAAGTGCGTTGCATAATGATCATACTTTAGTATTAAAAGGAAGACAAGTGGGAGGAACTACTTGTCTTCTTGCTACTGCCTTAACCACTGCTTTAAAAGAAAAAAATACAATTTTATTCGTTACAATGAATGCTCCTATGGCCAAAAACGCATTTGGTGTGTTAAAGAGTATTTGTTTACAAAAAGGGTTAAATGCTTCAATCACAAATACTAATATTATCCTCACTAACGGTTCAGTAATTAAAGTAACTCATTATTCTGATGTCCAACTAATGTCTAGCACTTTGCCTAATGACGTTGTTGATTATATATTATGTGATGAAGTAAGTACAGTTCGTGAATTGTCTTTATTCTCAGAATTTCTTCGGATTCTCAAACCAACTGGTAAAACATTAATGGTAACAGGGGTTAATTTTTTTACAACACACGAACCTAAAGAAATCTTAATACGTGATTTTCTAAAAGAAGTATGGTATCAACAACCAAATGTAGTTAAATTTTATTTACCATCCTCTATTAACAATTTCGTAACACATGATTATAAACGTTTTCAAACTATGCTATCATATAGAACATATGAACGTGAGTTCGAGGCGAGATGGGATTAAACAATGGCAAGAAAAAAGAATGAACGTATAAAAGCTGCTAATCAACGCACGTCGTATACATTAGAACAAATTGAAGAACTAAAACGTTGTGCAGAAGACGTTGTATATTTTTGTAAAAAATATATTAAAGTACGTCATCCTGTAAAGGGTTCAATTCCATTTGTATTATATCCATATCAAGAAAAAATGATAAAACTATACCAAGAGAATAGATTTAGTGTAGTATTATCAGCGAGACAAACAGGAAAAAGTGCAACATCAGCAATATATTTGTTATGGTATGCAATGTTTCATGATGATAAAACTATTCTAATCGCATCTAACAAAAACGCTGGTGCGATGGAGATGATTTATCGTATTCAATATGCTTATGAAGAATTACCATCGTGGCTAAAACCAGGGGTGACAGAAGATGGATGGAATAAACATGCTATTGGTTTTGATAATGGATCACGTATCATCTCGACAGCTACATCAGAAGATTCTGGTCGCGGTATGGCAATTTCTCTATTGTTCTTAGACGAGTTTGCCTTTGTTCCGCCAAATGTGCAAGACGCGTTTTGGACTTCTATTTCTCCTACATTATCGACAGGTGGTAGTTGCATCGTAACTTCAACCCCTAACGGTGATAGTAATTTATTTGCCCAAATTTGGAGATCCGCAGAAGCAGGAAACATTGTAGGTGAAGCAGAACAACAAATTGCGTTCGCATCTCAAAAAGTAGAATGGAACGAACCACCAGGCCGAGATGATAAATTCAAGCAACAACAAATTGCTATTATAGGGGAATTACGTTGGAGGCAAGAATTTCTTTGTGAATTCTTATCTTCTGATGCTTTATTAATTGATACTACAATTACACAAGCAATTGAAAATAAAGTAAAAGGAACTCCATCAAAGGTAATTAACGGATTCACGTTTTGGAGAGATCCAAAAGCAGGCGAGACTTATCTAGTCGGTGTCGATCCTTCGACTGGATCAGGTAGTGATTATAGTGTAATTGAATGTTTCCACTTTCCTTCGATGGAACAAGTAGCCGAAATTCGAACAAACACAATGTCATCAAGTACGTTATATACAAAACTAAAATGGTTAATAAATGTATTTGAACAACGTGGATGTACTACATATTTCAGTATTGAAAATAATGGTGTAGGTGAAGGATTAATTTCATTGTATATGAACGATGAGAATCCACCAAGTTATGCTGAACTTGTATCAGAAAGTAACGGAAACAAAATGGGAATGAATACAAACGTTCGTACCAAGATTCGTTCTTGTATTAACTTTAAAGAAATGTTAGAGCGTGGAAGAATCACATTATTTTCAAAAATACTATTCACAGAAGTTAAAAACTTCGTTAAAAAACGCGGATCATATCAAGCACAATTAGGATCAACAGATGATTGTATCAGCGCATGTTTAATTGTGGTTAGAATTTTAGAAGAAATCTCATCATATGAAACAGGAGCATTTGAAAAGTTATACACATATGATGTAGATAAACAAACATATAGAATTCCAGGTGAAGAATCTGATGATGACGATGGTGGATATGATGAACCATTACCGATGATGATGGGATAAATTATTCCACATCGTGGTGTTGCAAATATTTAATTGCATTTTGAAGTATTGTAATATTGTCTTTAGCCATTCCTAATAATGTATTACAACATGAACATAATAATCCTCTAACTTTTCCGGTTGTGTGTGAATGATCAACATGATGTGTAAATTTTTGTAATTTTTCGTCAAACGGAAAAGGAGTATCACAAATTAGACACTTATTATTTTGTTGTTCTTCTAACGCAACTACATCTTCGATTAATAAATTATATTTATTTTTAAGGTGAACTGCTCTTGTTCGTTTCTTAAAATCTATAGTGTGATTAATTGAATTCCTGTATCGTTTTCTCTGTTCTATATATTTTGGCGTCGATGATATTTTTCTGTGATAATCACGACGAGATGGAGATGATTGGTATAATTTATCACAATCTGTGCAAACACCATCTCTAACTCGTCTAGTACTTATGTGACCATATTTTTTACATGGAACACCAGTAAAAAATAATTTTAATCCTCGTTCTTTAGCGTCTCGTTTGGTTATTATTTGTTCCATTTGACTTTTTATATTATATGATATAAAATTATTTATATAAAATTATTAGGTGGAATTATGAAACAAATTTTTACTAATTGGTATTTAAATAACTTTAAACCTTCTGAATTGTATAATAATATGAGGGATGTTAAAGAAAACTCACCCTATCATAGAGAAGCTAATGTAGCAATACATACAGACATGGTAGTGGATGAATACTTTAAAATCAAAAATTATAATGAATGGTCATTAAACGATGTCATTGTTGGTCTTGCTTTGGCATTTCATGATGTAGGTAAGCCAAAATCGAAAGAAGAAGTTACTCGTCCAGACGGATCAGTATACTATCGTTTTGGTGGACATGAAAAAATCAGTGCTAATATGTGGCGTGATTACTTAACAAAGTTTACCAATGAATTTGATTCATTGTGTCCAAACCCTATTCAACACTTATTCTATCCTGTTGCATGGTTAATCGAAAATCATTTACCATATTCATTGAAGGATAAAAACAAAGTCAATAATATTGCATTGACTCTCAAAGAATTGTATTTGAGAGAGAATTTCTTTGATATGTTAAGAGCAGATGCTCGTGGAAGAATATCTGACGATCATTTTCAAAAATTACAGAAAGTGGAAGATTGGATTACTGCATTCCCTCAAGCTATTGACAACGATGAGATGCTTGAAAATAAAAGTTTAGTAGTTTTAATTGGCCCATCAGGAAGTGGTAAATCAACATATGTTGAAAACCACAAAACGGCAACGTCAGCTACTTTTTCTTGGGACGATTTACGGTTGGAGTACTATACTGATCCACATATTATTATGAATCCTAAAGAGCAATATGAATACTGTTTTCAATTGTCAACTAAAGATTCTAAATTTCAAAATAGAGCATTTGCTAGATTTATGGAAATGATACATAATAATAGTATTGATACAATCTTTTTAGATAATACTAATATGTCTAAAAAATCAAGACAGCAATTTGTTATGACTGCGAAACAACATGGATGGATAATTGAGTATGTTATTTTTGTGGTAAGTAAGGATGAAATAAATTCCCGTCAGTTAACACGTCGAGACAAATATTTACATCCTGGAATTATTGAACAGCAATATTACAATATGTCTTTACCGGGTTATGGTGAAGGTCACGAAATAACAGTTGTTACTTAAAAATACTATGTGTTTTTAATTCGTCGAATGTTTTGAAAAGATGTTTGCAAACCCCTGGACTTTGTTTTGGATTAGCTGGTGGACGATTACTGTCAGGCTTTTTCTTATAAGGTTCAGGTTTTTGTCCAAGTAATGAATCTTTATTATAATTCCAAATAGCAAATCTAAATCCAAAATCTAAACACGTACAGTTTACTTTTACGTCTGTGGTGTTAATATCAATCGGAACAATAAAATGATCTGCTCCATCTGATCCTTTTATTGTTACAGTTTCGTTTGACGACGTTTCCTGAAATTCAACATTTTCGATCATCACACTTGTGTGATATCTACTTCCTTTATTTGTGTTTACAACTTCAGATTTAATCATCAAACCACCAGAAGTGGGAACAAATGATACGTTTTCGACTCTGACTTCAGCAGTCGCATTCTGACGTTTGTCAGTATCAGGGAATGTATTTTCTGTCGAATTAATTAATTCTGGAATGGTCATTTCAAGTAGATTCATGTTTTTTACTCTTGGTATGTTCTTGCAATAATTGTTCTATCTTTTTAGATTTTTCATGCTTTTCTAAAAAGCCTAATACTTCTTTGGAAACTGATTCTTGAACCTTTTTACGTTCTTCTTTCTTATGCTGATCGATAACATCTAACACTTTCTTATCAGTTTCTGTATGTTCTTTCTTTTCTGTGTCTTTTTTCTCTGGTTCTTTCTTTTCAATCTTCTTAGGCAGCTGTGGCTTTACAGGTTCAGATGAAGGTTGTTCATCTTTTTTATCTGATAATACAGATTTAATTAATGGCTGGTCAACAGATACTGGTTCCATTTCAAAAGAGCGTTTTCCTGGTTTAAACACCATTGGGATAGGCTCTGTGACCTTCTTTTCTGGCTCCTGAGTAGTGGCAGAAGTAGGCTCTGGTTCTTTCGGAGACGGTGGTGCAGACGGCACAGGACTCGTTACAGTAGCAGTCGCCTTAGTAACAATTTCTTTAACAGTAAATGAATCTTCTAATGCTTTAAAATAATAATTATCAGCAATTACTTCAATTGCATACTTGTATGTTTTATTTTTCTCGAGCATAGTTAATATCGGTAAAGTAACACTATATTGTTTTTCACCTACACGAGTACATGAAAAAAACATAGACACATCACTTAGGATACAAAATCTACATTCTAATAGAGTGAGAGTTGACACCCCGTCCAATTCGAGGTCAAACAATATTTCTGTTGGAGCATTTGAATTTACGGTTATTGTCATTCTTTATTCTTCACATTGGTGATATCAGGAGTAATGTATTCTTTTTTATTGTTAATGCGTTTAATAATAGCAATAACATTATCGAATTTGTTCTTTATGTAATCCACACGAATTTTAACAGCATCACGTGTGACGTCTTTAATATTTATGATTTTTGCAATTATTTTCGCAACTACAGGGTATGTTTTATATTCTTTTGTGGTTACTTTTCCGTTCATTGTTATTTTAACAATAATTGTTTGTTGCAAAGTATCACGTGGTATATGAAATTTGCCAGGATTTACAGGTTTAAAGAAATTTTGTATTTGTCCTGGTGCTAATGGATAAGATCCTCCTCCACCACCTGACGGAACAATAACTTCAATCTTACACTTAAACACATGAAACTGCATAGTTATTAAACCACAGCAAGCAGAATTCCCTAAACCTCCTGTTATTAAACCACTATATGTATGCTTAAAAATTGACATAATTAACAAGTCGTTGGAATTCTTTCACAAACCTCGGCCACACTCGGCATACCATTAAAGTCTTTGAGGTTAAAGGTGGTCAAAGGAGTAACACAATCATCATCATAAATGATTAATTGATTGTTTGGAAGATCAATTTTTGTACGATTTCGTTGATATTTTAATAATGTATCTAGTAATGTGAAAATTGTTACTTCATTGACTACTAACGTTGCTGTGTTTGCTTTTGTTTGTGCCAATACCTCACCTGTCGATCCTGAATCGATATGATCAATCAACGTTTCGTTCCAAACTTCAGACGATATATCTTCAACATAACTCTCATTTCCACCACACTTATAACGATCCCCTGTTGATAATGTATTACCTCCATCAATTGTAAACACATAATTCTTAGTAGGATCGTATGTGGAAAAATTATATCTATACCATCCTAATCCTATTTCATCACAAGAATCATTTGACACTATCAAGGTATTTGCATAGGGAAAAGTACCACTCAATTCATAAATGCTTATGGTAGGGGTTAAGCCAATTGCTGGTATTCCGTTCTGAAAAAAAGGTACTGTAACAATTTTCATAAATATAATATCATCATCCTGCCAAATATTTATTAGTAAATAAACATAGTTAGAGAATATCATATGAGTATAATCATAGCAAAACCTGCTTCTGCTCCTTCATCAGCAAATGCTACTACTCTAACACGCCACATTCCTGCTGTATCACTTAAAGAACTAGTGTTTAGTACAAATACTGAACATCTTGATGATTTCTTATGCGCTGAAGTAAGTGCTGCAAAGTACCTAGTATTGCTTAATTTGCCAGATGATTCAAAAATGCAAGTATTCGAAATGTTAGTCACTCATAATTCTGTTACTCCATACAATAATCAATATAATATTATGGGTGATGCTATTAATTACGACCTTACTGTTGATCTTATTTCAGGTACAGTATATGTGGACATCACTAATAATGAATCGTCTTCTTTGTTTGTATATGCTACTCGTTTAACTGTTCCAACTGATTGCATCACTATTCCAACATTAGCGAAAGTAAAAGTGTCAAGTGTTAGTACTTTGGTACCAGATTCAATTACAGAAGCAATTGATGTTGTAGATATTAATAATGTAAATGCTGTACGATGGAATGTGGCTGTATACGATACTAATAGTAATGGAGATGGTGTTCAAGTATGTTGTTTAAATAATGCCGGAACAGTAACATATAGTGTATTTGGATATTCACAAACTTTTATATCCAATTTTGATGTTACTGTTACAACTGATAGTGATTATGTAATTTTAAATCTAGTTAATAATTCAGGAAATACTGTTCGAGTCGATGTATCACGCGTACCTGTTCAAAACTCTGATGTATATGATAATTGTCCACTCGAAGATTTTATTTGGACCCCTTCCGACAATACTATATTACCAGGAAAAACAAAAATAATCGATGGTAAATTAAGCACACTTGATGTTAGAAGTATGAAATGGATCGTTAATGCTATTAATACAACAACTAACGCTTCTATGGCATATGAAGTAAATGCTGTATTAGAAAACACAACTACTGCCTCTGGTACAGTATTTTCGATAGTTGGATCATTTTTTAATCTCTCAACTACTGTTAGCATATTTGATGGAAAATATGTGTGTGTTGTAACAAATAACACATCTGACGAAGTGCATTTTAACTTGATTAGAATGCCGATATTGCTATAAATACTAAATGAATTGGAGCATCTAAAGATAAATGAGTGATTTTTTTAGAATTGTCAGAGGACTAGAAATCAACGACGAAATTCGTTTGATTTGTGGTACTGGGGCTCCAGGATTGTCATCAGATACTAACACAGCAGGTGTTGGTTCTGTATATACTGATAAAACGACGGGCGAACTATACACTAAAACGTCTGCAGGATCAGGGACTAATAAATGGTCTGCAAAAGCTGATACTATTGACACGCCTTCTTTATATGCTCAAAATGCCTTAACATTTGGTGCACCGTCAGCCACTGGTGTTAATAGCATTGCAATTGGTGATTCAACATCAGCACCAAAAGATTATTCTATCGCACTTGGGTTTCAATCTATTACCAGGGCTTACGGCGGTATGGCACATTCGTCAGGAATGTTTGGCAACAATGGTGATTGTCAGCGTGGAAATTATGTTGTTCGTAATATAACAACAAATAATTCGTTTACCGAATTATTTGCTGATGGGGAAAATGAAACACAACGAATTATTTTACCTGACGATAGTACATGGATGTTTAAAGTATACGTAGTAGGTCATAGAACCGACGCTTCTGATGGTCATGCTGGTTATACTGCTGAAGGAGTTATTTACAGAGCAGCAGGAGCAGCAACAACATCTCTCCAAGGTAATATTGTTAAAAATATTATTGCTGAAAGCAACGGACCTTGGGACATAAATATCGTAGCTGACACGACACATGGTGCGTTAGTAGTACAAACAAAAGGGCAAAACGGAAAAACGATCAGATGGGCTGCTCATATAGAAACAATAGAGGTAACTAATTAATGTTATTTGATCATGACGAAGGGTCGATTAAAGGCCTATTAACAATCGATACAAGTGAAGCTCCTCCTTTGGGTGGTGAAACACAATCGTTTAAAATTCAAGGAACAGGTGCTTTATATATTCCGTTTGGTACAACTGCCGAACGTCCGTTAGATAATTCACCTCCTGATGTCGCTCGTATGCGTTATAATACTGACACGGGCAATATTGAAGTACATAATGGAATTAGTTGGTTAAAATCTATCGATGAATCAAATTTATTAACTTTCAAAGATGCAAACGTAATTACTGTAAGTAAACAAGCTGATGGACATGATTTTACTTCTATTAAAGCAGCTCTTGATAGTATTGTCGATGCTGCGCATAATAATTTATACATCGTACGTGTAGGTCCTGGCACTTTCGTTGAAGATCCATTCACCATTCCATCATTCGTTTCAGTCGAAGGTTGTGGCAACGCTTCAACAGAAATTGTAGCATCAACGACAACATCGCCATTAGTAACAGGATCACCTGCTGCAGGTATCAACAATGTTACATTGAAAGGAGCTACAGGAGTTGGAGGTAGTGCAATTTATTACACTGGTTTTACTCTTGATAGTAATGCTTTTGGCCAAGTGTTTCACATTCAACGAGTAGCTTTTGGAAATAATGAAACTCAAGTTAAAGTAACTTCTTACGGATTAGCAATCATGATTTGTCGTGATTGTACGATGGGGGGAACTGTAAACGGAGAATTCACAGAAGCATTTGTAGTCGATTCTCCGTGGCCAAATTTTCCTGATCAAGTAACAAATGCTTACACACCATTGGGGTTTACAGCATCTTATATTGCTGTTCAAGGCATGGCACAACAAAATTTAACAGGTAATTTACCAACGAATTTTATACGTGCATCAGGCATTGGTACACAATTGTTCGTATCAGGTTCTGTAATTTATACGAATCAATCTTTAAACATTGCTGAAAATCCTTCTTTAGTTTTTGGTAGTGCTGTTGACGTTACTGATGGTGCTCAAATTGTTATTAATTCTTCTTATATAACAGGATGGAATAAAGCTATCTACACCCATCAAAGCGGTAATAACTTACCAACAAAAGTTTACGCAACTGGTACCATTATCGAAGATTCTTTTGCAAAAGACATTGATATTGATGATCCCGGAACACAAGGATATATTGTCGCAAATCTGGTATATAATAAGATATCAATTAATGATTCTTCCCCTTTCTTCGTATCAGGACAAGATTTAAAAGTTATTACAGTAGCAAAACGTGGTGGAGATTTTACAAGCATTGCTGATGCTATAAGTGCAATCGTAAGCAGTAGTGAAATGAATCGTTATTTAATTTATCTTGGTCCAGGGTTATATATTGAACCTGAGTTAGATCTATCAGCAAAACCTTATGTGTCAGTAGCAGGATTAAATATTCAAGGTGCTGTTATTAGACCTGATTCTTCGAGTCATCATGTATTTAAACTTGGTCCATGGAACGAACTATCTTTCTTTACTATCGAAGATGCGGGTCCTGGATATGCTGGTATAGCAATATTAGATTCAGGAGATTTTTCACAAGCTCATAAAGTTTCTTTTTCAAATTGTGATATAGGAATATTACTAACAAGTGCTACTCAAAATACATATTTTGATGGTGAATATTTAGATTTTGATGGTGATTTTTCTTATGCTGTATATGCAAATGCAACAAATGGATATGATGCTTATGCTAGTTTAGAGAATTTTTATGTTTATCCTGTATCAATTAGTTCACCAGCATTGCCCTCGTCAGGAATATATGCTTCAGGATTAAACACAAAAATTGATATCAATACTTTCGGTCTTGAAGGTTCAATGTTTGGGGTTGGAGTATATGCTGAAGATCAAGCAATAGTAAATTTAAATAGTGGACATATAATAAATTTCTCTTATGGTGTTCATATCGGAAATGTAGGATTACCAGCTCAAATAAATTTATTATCTGTGACTAATAATAATGAACTCTATAATATATGGATTGAACATCCATCAGGTACAGGTTCTTTTGTTGGTACAATGTCGGATTATACTAAGATTTTAAGTGATAGTGCCTTCTTCGGATGGAACTTTTTAGATTCAAATGATGGAGAACTTCATCTTTCAAATAATTTACAACTACACTATTCAAATGGTGAAGTGACAAATGTTTCAACAGCTATCCAAAAATCATTAACTGCTGGTATCTATTCAGGTGGTGTTATAACCGCTGGGGCTCCATTAAGTATTGACATTACAGCTGGATTTGGTTATATCGAAACTGTTGATGGGTTGTCTATCAAACGTGTTAATTGGGACGCTCAATCTTTACTATTACCAACTGATTCTGTAAGTTATATATACATCGACGAAACGTCCAACACTGCTCAATATGCGGGAGCATTACCAAATACAACAACAACTGTATATCTTGGTCGTATTATAACTAATAGCGATGTTGAAATTATTGATGCCACGGGCGTCGATGCCTTACATACCCCAAATAAATTATCTTTATTTAATAGAGAAGCTTTAGGCCCAGTATATGTATCAGGATCCATTGTAACAGAGAACATAGGTTCACCAACACTTCAGCTTGATATAACTACTGGTTCATATTATTTCTCTGAAATTCCGTTTACCCCTACTGGTGGCACTGCCATATCCTTTATGCAATATAATCATAATGGTTCAGCAAGTTGGGAAACTACTGTTACCACTTTTGTTAATAATACACAATGGAATAACGGAAATATATTAACTGCGTTATCAACGGGCTATTTTACAAAACATACTTTATATACTGTGGGGGATGGGGTCAATGAAAAATATTTACTTGTATTAGGTCAATCAGAACATGCATCTTTACAAGACTGTATAACTTCTAATTTGCCTTCTCCTCCATCGTATTTCGACGAAGGAATTACCTTAATTGCTGTAATTTATGTTCAAGAAGGAAATAACAATATTGTCGATATTGAAGATGCACGTCCGAGAATTGGTTTTAAAGCATCAGGAACAGCTGGCTCTTCTAATCATGGTGATTTGCAAGGACTTCTCAACGACGATCATACACAATATCTATTAGCAAGCGGAGCGCGTGCTATGACCGGCAATTTGAATGCTGGTGGATATAATATAACAAACGTAGGAACTGTTGATGGTGTTGATGTATCAGCACACGTTAGTCGACACGCTTTTAATGGTAGTGATCCATTAACACCTGCGGACGCTGCAGATATTACGGAGTTAGCAGATACCACTTCAAGTGCTGGTATTAATAACACTAAAATTCCACGAGCTGATCACGTTCACGCGCATGGAAATAGAGGAGGTGGATCATTACATTCCGCTGCTACTGTGTCTGTAGCAGGGTTTATGTCTGCTGCAGATAAAACAAAACTAGATGCTATTACTGGAACAAATACAGGAAACGACTCAACGTCCGTAACTGGTATATTGAAAGGCAATGGTTCAACAATTAGTGCTGCAACTGCTGGAACAGATTATTCTGCTGGCACCTCTGCACTATCAACTGGTATTGTAAAATCAACTACTGGTACAGGCACACTGTCCATTGCAACTTTTAGTGATTTACCAATCAATCTTTATAAAGAAAACGCATCTTCACCAACCACTCCTTCTGCGACAGGCACAAATGCAGTTGCTATCGGTAGCGGATCTGCTGCGTCATCGATAAATGGGGTTGGTGTTGGTGACGGATCTTCTGCAAGAATTTGGGGTCAAAAAGCTTACGCAAATGGAAGTTTTGCGACAGCTGGTGATGCTCAACGTGGTGTGTATATACTACGAGCTACAACAACTAATAATACTTCAACAGAATTATTCCTAGATGGTGCTGGATCTTCGCAAAGATTAGTATTACCAAATAATTCATGCTTTACGTTCTCAGCTCTTATTACCGCAAGACGTACTGACGCAACAGGCGGCGGCGCAGGATATAAACTCGAGGGTGTAATCAAACGTGATGGAACAGCAGCATCTACTGTTCTTGTAGGAACACCTGCTAAGACAATTCTTGGTGAAACGGACGCTGCCTGGGACGTAGCTGTTACAGCTGATACTACAAACGGATCTATAAGAATAGCAGTAACAGGTCAAAATGCAAAAACGATCAGATGGGTTGCAACAGTGACAACAACAGAGGTTACTAATTAATGATTATTGATCATGATACAGACACAATTTCACCGGATGGTAACGATAGTGTTATTAGAATAGGTGGCACTGGTGGTTTAATTGTATCTTCTGGAACAACTTCAGAACGCCCATCAGGTACAAACGGACTAATTAGATTTAACACAGAAACAGGAGTTATCGAAGGGTTTCAATCTGCTTCGTGGGGAAATTTAGTAATTGCAACCCCTGGAGGTGCTGCATCAACAAGTCAAGGTGGTACAGGATTGACATCTATTGGTACATCTAATCAAATTTTGGGCGTGAACAATGGTGCTTCTGCTCTCGAATATAAAACTGTAAGTGCGGGCACAGCTATCTCTGTAACTCATGGTGCAAATTCTATTTCAATTGCCAATACTGGTGTTACCTCGATTGTAGCAGGTACTAACATCTCCATCTCAGGTGGAACAGGAGATGTAACCATTAATGCAACTGGTGGTGGAATCAACGATCCTGGATCAAATGGCATACTTGTTCGTACAGCTCTTAATACAACGTCCGCGGTAACAATTACAGGTACTTCCAACCAAATCACTTTAACAAATGGAGATGGTACAGGAGGAAATCCAACAATCGAAATAGCATCAAACGCAGTATTGCCAGGAACTGAGGGTGTAGTAATTGTTTCTGGAACCACAGCTCAACGTCCTGGTTCGCCTACAGATGGCCAACTAAGATTTAACACATCTGACGAAGTATTAGAAGGTTATGCAAGTCCGTACGGCACAACTGCTCAACCGACGTTATTTGCCCGCACGGCTGTAAATCGTAAACGTAGATGTTGGTATGATGATTTCATGGTAGGATCGAGTGCTGCTTCTGGTACCGCATTATATGGTGAGTTAGGATGGTCAGTAACAGGATCAGGCACAAACGTTAACGCTATTATTACTGGCATATCAGATCATCCTGGCATTTTTCAATTACAACCGCCTCAAGGAACAAACGGAGCGACCGCTCGTTTACATATGGGTGCGACTGCTACGACTCTAATAACCTTAGCAAGTCAGGTTCATTATATGGCTTGGTTGATTCGAGTACCTTCAACCGCCACATTTTCGAACATGAGGGTGATAGCTGGAATCGGAACAGATATATCATCAACCACACTTGGAACAGATGGCGTTCGTTTTGTTATAGATTTGTCTGTTGATACTACATTACGTTTTTACACAAGAACGGGTGGGGTAGATTCAACTGCTACAACGACCATTGCAACAGCTATAGACACTTGGTACTTTCTCGAAGCGTTTAATAACGGAACATCGTGGACTCCTGTTGTCAACGGCGTGTCGTATACTGCCATTAATAGTGTTCCGACTGCTGCATGTAACATTGGATTACATGTAAGTAATACAACAAACGCGAACAAACAACACTCCGTTCAAATAGATTCATTTGAACTTATAACAACAGAATTTGGTAATAGATATTAATAAGAGGATTTTATGGCAGCTAATTATAAACAGTCGAATATTGCAGGAACAGAATGGACAAGATCTCATCGAGTACAAATCGATAATCCGTACGGAGGAACACCAACAATTGTATTTCATGAACAACGCGCAATTGCTCTTGCGGACGGTCAAGTAATCACCATTCCTGCCGATCCTGCTTTTGCAGAGATTGTTTTTAATCCTTCGACTCAAATTCCTTTAGTTAACCCTTTTACCGGTGATCCATTATTCGATGCTGACGGCAATCGTCAATATGCTTCTCATATCGAAGTGTATATTTTATTACACTCTTTATACATGCAAGCAGTGAATCAAAGGGACAATCCATAATACCATATTACACTGCCCTTTTTCATAAATAATGGAAAGAAGTGTAGGTATTAAATATGCAATTTAACTTCCGTCAAGGAATAATTAGAATGCCAGTGGGATCATTGACATATAGCACAAACTATGTCAATGTGATTGTTTCCACTCTTCCAATCGAATTATCATTGGCATACAAAAACTCTAATTATTATCACACAGAAAATACTAACGTTTTACAAGCATGGAACGTTTCTGCCGTTCCTGCAAGTGAAACTGCATATTTGTACATTGATTTAGATATCATTACAGGTGAACGAACATTTGGATATACTATGTATGACATGGTATATGGTCCAACGGCTCCTACTAATCCTTCGAACGATCAACATTGGTTTGATACAACAAATAATTTATTCAAACGTTATATATCTTTAACCAGAAAATGGATTACAGTTGTAAGAGTATTTGTAGGAACATATGTTGGTGGTTCATCAACTGTAACATATCCTTATAAAAATCCACTTGTTTCGCATATAAATGTAACAGGATCCAATCCTGCCGGTCGTATTTTATATGATGGTACAGGTACTGCAATTCGAACATCCACAGGTGAATTTTTAACAACTGAATCAGATTTTCAAACATATGGCGGACTTGCAAATACAGTTCGTATGGAATCAGATTTAACTTTAGTTAAAGCAAATGAAAACATTCCTGCATTTAGTGTTGTAAAAATCGATGGATATGGTACAAGTAACTATCCTGTAATTTCTCTTGCTGATTATAATGATGTTAATGATACAGTAATTGCTATTTGTCCTGTCGCATTATCAACAGGAGAAGTTGCATCAATTGTTACACGAGGCTTAATTACGAATACTGATTGGGATTGGCAAAGTGTAGTAGATGCTGGTGCGAGATTATTCGTAGGTATTGGTGCAGAAGCTGGTACATTAGTTTACGAAGATCCCTTCGTTACACAACCATTATTGGCGACAGAACGTAAACCAGCAGTTGCAAAAGTATTAAGTACAACGAGCGTATTATTTCAACAATCATTCGAAGCGGCTGGATTAACAGGGGAACAAGGTCCTCCGGGTCCAGGTGCAGATCCTGCTACAACCTTAACATTAGGAACAGTGCGTTTATCAGCAGTCCCAACAACTCCTACGTCTCCAATTGTTATTTCAGACACTGATCCACGTTTAACAGACGCACGTACTCCTTTATCACATACACAAGCTGCAACAACTGTTACTTCAACTAGTAACGGTAACGTTCAGGATGATTTGGATTATCTACGTGATAATAAATTAGACTTAAGTGGTGGAACGTTAACAGGTGATTTAATCTTGAATGCTGATCCAACCGATCCTTTAGGAGCAGCAACAAAACAATTTGTTGAAGATTCTATCACAAATGCATCCTCTTTGTTCGTTACGCTCGCTGATAATAACATCATCGAAGGGGATAATACATTTAATGGTGACAATACATTCACAAGTTTAGTATTCGTCACAGAAACAGTTACGTATGATAACCAAGCAGTTCCAAAAAGTTATGTTGATAATGTTGCACAAGATGTAATTGATTATGTTGAAAATGCTATCTTAGACGCAGAATGGCAGGTCAAAACTATTGCTGATTCTCCTTTTAATATTGAAGTTGGTGTTAACTACATTATCGATACTTCGGGTGGCGATGTAGAAGGAATAATGCCTGAGACGTTAGAATCAAATTTTATACTTCGAGTGAAGGATGCTGCAAAACCTGGATATGGATTTAGTCCTACAACAAGATTCTTATTAACTCCACATCCGTCAGCAACTTATACGATCATGAACGATGCATATCCTATACAATTCGAGGTCGATCAACCGTCGCCTGAATTAACCTTTGCATACGATTCAGTAAATAATAACGTAGTGATATAAGAGAGTAAACATGGCAAAACTATCAGAAATAAGACGCGGTGGTGGTGGAAGCGAGATTATCGATTATGTAGTAGTAACTGCTAATGATGGTCCAATAGACGCCCCTTACGAATTAGGTGGAAACATGGGAGCATTAGTTGACACAACAGATGGTCCTGTTTATATTAAATTACCTTCTAATCCTGATGCGGATACTCTTTGTAGATTTATCGCTAAAGCATCTACATACTCAACAAATTCGTTAATTGTACAAGGGGATGGTAACTTTATTTCGAGTCAATTAGATGACCTTGAAATCACTACTGATGATTTAAATTTCGATATGGTGTGGGTAGATTCTGTTGTAGGATGGGCTCCTGTTGATATTGGATCAAACGTAAACGTGTTTCCTGATGTTCAAATGCCGTTAACTATGGATGCTGTTGATGTAGTTTATGATCCTAATTATGCTTCACCACCATCAGGACTATCAGCTACAAACGCACAAGACGCCATCGATGAATTAGACGGAAGAATCGATGATGTAGAAACAACAATTGCTAATTTAGATTCATCAACTATTTCATACGACAATACAACATCAGGATTAACTGCGACAACAGTTCAAGACGCTATTGATGAAATTGATGCTACTATTGATGCAATGTCGTTTACAGCTGCTGATATATCTTTTGATCCGAACACTTCCCCTGATTCAGGAATTGCAGCTGTAACAGTTCAAGCAGCAATTGATGAAGTGGGAATTGATTTACTTAATCACTTAACTGACACTTCTGATGCTCATGACTCATCTGCAATATCTTATGATAATGGTGTATCGGGATTAACAGCAACTGATGTGAAAGCAGCAATTGATGAATTAGCTCCTGCACTAGACGGAAGTTTATGGTACGCCCCCACGCCAGCAGATACACCACCATCTACGGCAGCAAGTGCTACAGGAACAGAAGCTCTCGCAATGGGCAATTCTTCAACTTCTTCAGCCAATTATGCAATAGCAGTGGGTTCTTCAAGTGATGCATCTGCAATTTCAGCAGTTGCTATTGGTAATAATAGTACTGCTTCTGCTGTTAATGCTACTGCAATAGGAATAAATTCTACAGCAGCAGGAGCATCGAGTCTTTCCATTGGACATGGAGCATCGACAGATTCTTCTAATAGTGTTGCCATTGGTCCTTCAGCAATTGCTACTCAAACACGAAATTTAGCAATCGGCAATGGAGCTTCTGTCACAAATACTCCTGGCATCGGTTTCTGTATGGCAATAGGCGATGGAGCAACAATTGATGGTAATGTTGGATACGGGGGTGCAATCGTAATAGGTACTAGTGCTTCGGGCTACGGAGCTAATGGAGCAATTGCTATTGGCGGATCAAGTTCGTATGGAGATAATTGTAACAGAGCTGTAGTAATAGGACATGGAGCTGCTGCAAATAACTACGCTGAAGAATCTGTAACAATAGGTAGAAACGCAGTAAGTAGTTCTTCTTATGCAATTTCAATAGGACAAGCTGCAACAACCTCTGCAAGTTCCAACTGTGGTATTGCAATCGGCTATGCTTCAATCGCGTCTTCTACAAATACAATTTCGTTCGGAAGAAGCACAACTGCAACTGCTGACAGCGCAATTGCTATAGGATATTCTGCTGCTGCAACAGCTGTACAAGCAATTGCAATTGGAAAAGATACTACAAGTTCAGGTATTTATAGTACTGTCCTTGGATATAATAGTACAGCGTCAGCTTCAGATGCTATTGTCATTGGTAGAGCAAGTGCTGTTTCACAAGTAAATGGAATAGCAATAGGAGCCGGATGCAGTGCTGCCGGAGAATCAATCTCGATAGGATTTATTACCTCCTCATCAGGCGGAAACTCCGTTTCGATTGGTAGTTATGCAGCCGCTGGTGGAGCAAACGGGGTCGCTGTCGGTAAACTAGCAAATGCTGGAACAACAAGTGGTGTTGCCATCGGTTATTCCTCACTAGCTGACAATGGTGGAATAGTAGCAATTGGATATGATGCTACATCAAATTATACAAACGGTATATCTATAGGTAACTCACCTACAGCATTAACAGAAGCAATCGCCATCGGAACAAACACTAGTGCATCTGCATATGCAATAGGTCTAGGATATCAAGCAAATGCAAGCAACGGTTATAACATTGCAATTGGATATAGTGTGTATACTGAAGGGTCGATTTCGTTAGCCATTGGATATGATGCTAGTACTGTTTCCTCTAATAGTATAGCCATTGGTAGAATAGCACAAACTTCGAATGATTCCGATATTGCTATTGGTTATGGAGCAATAACAGATGGTCCTTCAGCGGTATCGATAGGAGTTTCTGCTAGTGCTACCGGTTCGTCGGCCATATCGATAGGCACCTCTTCCAGCGCTACAGGAACAAACAGCATTGCACTTGGACCTAGCGCTACTGCTGATCAGTCAAATTCTTTTGCTTTAGGTTTAAACGCAAATACATTCAATAGTAATGAACGACAACATGTCCACGATACATCGAATGGTCGCTCAATGGATGTTATGGTGGGGGGAACAACAACTGATGCAACAATAACTACAATAGGCAGCATTACAATACCATCAGATTCAGCTTGTGGGTTCAAAGGCGTTGTAAGTGCTTATCGTACTGCAGGATCAAATACTGTTGGAGATACAGCAATGTGGCCTATCGAAGGGTTGGTTAAAAATGTTGGCGGAACATATACATTAGTTGGTTATACTGTAGGTGTAGCAAGTCCTGCAGGTTCACCTACCTACTATGATACTGGTGCAGGAGTATGGGCTCTTGATCTTGATATTTCAGGATCAACAATGCGTGTACGTGCAACAGGTGAATCTGGTGAGACGATTGATTGGCAAGCAACTATATACTTTACAACAACAAATTAATTTTTAAAATACAACACAAAGGAGTTCAATTATGGCATTTATTCAATCAAATACGTTAGACAGCGTAGGTATTAACACACCATACGATACTTACATTAGAATTGGTCACGTAGCAAGCGTAGTCAAATCTAATGCATTTAAAGTAAATGTTACATTATATGTGTATGCATCTCAACAAGCTTTTTTGGATGGTAAATCACCAGTTAGTAATAAATCGTATGTAATAGATTATGATACTAATACAGATGTTAATATTCATACATTTGTATATAATGCACTTAAACTATTACCAGAATTTAGTACAGCAGTAGATGCTTAACTATAAACAAAAGGAGTAATATATTGTGACTATTAATATTGAAGATGTAATCTTACGTGGATCAACTGCTCCTGCAAGCTCAGTTCCATTCGATCCAACTACAAGTCCTGATTCCGGAATCGAATCTACAAACGTACAAGATGCAATTGATGAATTAGCATTACGTCCTGTTGTTAATGCTGCTACCGATGTATCATTCGATCCAAATACTTTACCAGACACAGGTGTTGTAGCTACAAACGTACAAGATGCGATCGATGAATTAGCATTACGTCCTGTTATTAATAGTGCTTCCGACGTTTCGTATGATCCAACATTACCTTCGCCTGATTCTGGTCTTTCTGCAACAAACGTACAAGACGCAATCGACGAATTGGCTCTACACAACGTGGGTCGCATCAAAGGAGATTGGACTCTACAAGGATTTGCCGATTCGTATAATGTACTAAGTTTTGATGCTGACACTGGAACGTTGACTGCTGAAGACATTTCTGCTTCCTCTGATCCTTTTGCTGGTGCTGTTGTAATCTTTAACGAAACGGATACATATGACACTACATTTAATAGAATGATGTCATTAAACCTCGGGGCTGGTCACAATCCATATGTAGTGGCTCTTGCGGGTTTTATTAACTCTGAAGTGGCAGCAAATGAAGTGATTCCAGCATTCCAATCAATATTTTTAAATTCTCCAGGAACCTTACCAACCTCTTTTAAATTCATTACAGCTATATTGTGGGCACAACAATTTGTAACATATGATGCTATATATAATAGTGCTGCTAGTACTCCTGCAATCGTGACAGATACAGGAACAGCGTTAGGAGGGACAACAAGTTCATTAGTAACAGGATTGTTTAATCTTATCGATGTGTCAGGAAGTAAACAAACAGGAACGGTTGGTTTTCGTAGTACAGATAATAACAGTACATTTGTACAAATGTCAGCCGAAAACACAAGCATCACCGAAAGTAACACAAACAATATTGGCACGGGTTTTCTTAACGGCAGATCAGTAAAACCCTTTTACGCTCTTATCTCAATATCAGCATTAAATCCTGGTAACATACACGTTGCTGGAAATATGACAGGCATTTTCGATTCGACAGCAACTTTAAATGCTGTAACAGTGCCAGGCGGAAGTTCTTATGATACCACATATTCCCCTAATGCACAGGCTACTTTTGATGGATATTATACATTACCTGCTACAAACGTTACTGCTCCTACTTCAACATTCCCGGTTGATGCACAAGTAAACGATTTATATCGTATTGTAGGTAGTGGATTAGCATATGGTATTAATGTAACTACTGATGATATCATAGTAATTGACAATATAACACCAGGATTAGAATCGTTTAGAAAACTTGGATTCTCAACAGCAACAAGTATTTCCTATGACCCTACTTATGCTTCACCTGATTCCTCTATCGTTTCCACAACTGTTCAAGGAGCAATCGACGAACTTGACTCCCGCATGTCGACTTTAGAAAATGACACTATCAATGCTAGTGAAGTTGTATATAGCAACGGCACATCAGGGTTAACTGCTACAGACGCACAAGCGGCTATTGATGAAATCGATGCAAATCTTGATAATCACTTGTCTGATACTACAGATGCGCATGACGCTTCAGCAATTTCGTACAGTAATGGTTCATCAGGGTTAACAGCCACAGATGTTCAAGCAGCGATTGACGAAGTTAATGATAAAACAATGATTACAGAAGTAATGATTGTAGACAGTTCAGCTGATAATATTGTAACATTTACTACGTTCCATGCAGCATATACAGCTTTAAGCAATTATCTTGGTACAACAAAAGTTCCAGGCACAATTCGTGTTCAATCGGCATCAGTAACTGTTCCTATTACCACAGCATCTACGACAGGTCTTTATCTAGTCAATGAGAAAAACATATCAATTATAGGTAATCGTGCTACTCAATCAACTCTTGATTTTCAATACGCAACGAGTGGTCAATCATCCAATGCAGTAGTATTTGATGGTCCGTGTTTCTTAGAAAACGTTATTATTACAAGTAGTGGTACAGTTCATGGATCATATTCTGGTAGAGTGTTTGATTTCACGGATGTTACTGCAGTACATTGGAAAATCGGTAGTAATGTAACATTAAAAGCTTCTACGTCAGGAACAGGTGTTGAAAATCGTATTGTTTATGTTGAACCAGAATTAATTTTAACTTTTGATAAAAATTTATTAATATCTAACAATACACAAACAAATAGAATTTATGCTCCAATTGGAGGATTAGCAGCTGGTTCTTCTGAAATAACAATCATCGGTAATGGGTTAACTTCAGAGCTTGGTGTCGGTGAATATTATTTGTTTAATAAATTAACACTTAATATTATTGAACAGTCTACTTCTTTCCAAGGATTCGAAACACAAACCGATAGTTATGTAAATGGTCAAAATAGTAGTGGTGTATTAAAATATACGCAACTTGTACATGCGGGAACTCGCTCTGCGGCAAGTCCAATTTTACTAAATCGTGATTTGTTTGGTAATTTGCTTTTTGATATAGATACTACTTCAGCAGTGTATTCTTATTCTTTAGGGAGCAACATACCATATCCTGGCAACTCTCCAACACCATATTCCCAATATTCAATTTATAATGCTCCTATGAAATTGAAATTTGTTGATAAAGCTGGTACTTTCTCGACAAATGCATTCACTCTAGGACATGGTGGAGTGCCATTAAATGGAACAAATGCAGACATTGTTGTTAATAGTGATTATGCTGTGATAGAAGCAACATTTATTAACAATACTACGGGATGGGCTGTTGATATAACTTATCCTAACGATACTGCAAACACTGCAAACACATTAGTGTTTAGAGATTCTAATGGTGATTTCGATGCTGGAACAATTACTGCTGAAGATAACTTTGTTGTGTCTAAGGCTGTTAACACGGGTATTAAAGTAGACCCTGCTGCTCCGACATTTGGATGGGCAGATATAACAGGAATGATTATACGTGAAGAGGGGGGAAGTAATGCTCCTACTCTTGCTACTTACCGAGGGGCAATTAAACAATATCAATTTGGTGCTGCTGACGAAGTGTACGTGTCATTCCATCTTCCCCACGATTATGTTCCTGGGACTGATGTTTATATTCATGCTCATTGGTCACATAATGATACAGACATTACAGGAGGAAGTGTAACGTGGGGGTTCGAAGCAACTTATGCAAAAGGATTTGATCAAGCAGCATTCCCTGCAACAGTTACACGCACAGTAACACAAAATGCTTCAACCACGCAATATCAACACATGATGGCCGAGACTCAATTAAGTGTGGTAGGAGGGTCAGGTACACAATTAAACACTACTGATATAGAAGTAGATGGTATTATATTATGTCGTGCACACTTAGTATCAAATGACATGACAGCAACAGTAACAGCAGCTGATCCGTTCTTACATTTCGTTGATATTCATTATCAAAGCACTAACGTTGCCACCAAAAATAAAGCACCTAACTTCTACAGTTAATTGAGGAAATTATATGACATTTGAACAATGGAAAGAACAATTTGAACAAGCATGCATTATGCAGAATAAAATAATTCCGTCAGAGTTTTTTACACAATTATTATTTAATACTAATATAACACCAGAAGAAGCAGCATCTCGGTTGCCATAATTCTAAAAGTCCTAAACCGCTCTATTTTTGATTTAATAAATAATAAAAATAGAGCGGTTTTTAATTTGATTTCATACGAACAAATACAATTGATGGGGCACATCGTCGAACTCGAAAGACGATATAATAATCAATATGGGTCTTTATTTCACAACCTAGCATATCGTGAAACTTCAGCTGTGTTCGTACTACAACAAACAATAGAACCTACAATCGTTTCTGTTCCTGGGTTGCATGGTGTTGATGCTGAATGTATTGATCGTAAATCAATTGAAATAAAAAGTACTAATTTATCTGTTCCTGTTTACATGAACTCTAAGAGCATTAGATTCAAAGGAGCATTAGGTGCTGGCCATAGACTTGATCATAGTAATCTAGTTGGTAAATTTGACAAGATGCATAGTGATGAGCGTTTTGCAAGAGTAATGGATTACAATGCTTATATATTTTCTATCTTCGCAAATAAGCATTTACCTGAAGTGGTCTTTTATATTAAGGAATCCAGTGGGGTTGAGAAGATTAAAACTATGTTAAAAGAAGAAAGAGAAAAAATATTAAAATTTTCCGACACCAGTAGTTTTAAAGGAACGATTATTGATATAAAGTACGTCGATGTTTTTGAAAAACTTACAGACAAAGAATTGAATATATTAGTCGACCACAGTTATCTTGATCCATCAAATGATATGATTAAATATACACAAATTGATAAAGATCAATATAATCAAGTACTTATAGGCAGTGAAATGCCGAAAGGTAACTTTAAGAGGAAGAAGACTAAATACTAATATGGGTTTGATTAGAATCCATCACAAGAAGTCGAAAGACACTAATCACTTAGAGTAAGAACTGAGTATATTAACTGAACTGATAAACTGAAAGGAGAACTGAATATGACTAATCTTACAATGGAACAACTTCGTAATGCATTCGACAAAACGGAGAAGTTCGTCAAACTTCCAAACAACTACTTCCCATTCTGGAATATGAAAAACGATGAACAAACAGTCGTACGTTTCGTGCCAGATAAGAACGAAGCAAATCCACATGGTTTCCTTATCGAGAAGAAAACTCATAAGTTAACAATCAATGGTCAAGAACGCAAAATTCCATGCCTTGATATGTATGGTGAAAAGTGCCCAATTTGTAAAGTATCTCGTGACTATTACAAAGTAAATGATGAAGTTAATGGTAAAAAATATTACCGTTCTGTGCAATATATTGCACAAGGAATTGTAGTAGAGAGCCCATTGCCTGTGGCAGAAGGTGAAGAAAGCCCAGTCGGAAAAATCCGCTTGTTTGCTTTCGGACCTCAAATTTACAAAATCATTAAAGCATCTTTCAAAGCTGGTGAATTAGATGAAGTACCATACGACTATAAGCATGGTACAGATTTCTTAATCATCAAAGATAAGCAAGGTGAGCATGCAAACTACTCGTTGAGCAAATTTGCAAGACGTGAACGTGCGTTAGATGATGACACTATTGCAAATCTTGAGTTGTTTGATTTAACAACCATTCTTCCAAAGAATCCTGGCCTCGTAAAAGTCACAGCAATGTTAGAAGCTGAGATGAACGGCGAAGCATATGAAGATGGCGAAGGTAATACGAACTCTGCTGCTGACGATGGCGATGAACCAGTAATGGCAAAAGCATCCGTAACCTCAAATGTCACCGCTTCTGATGATGACGAAGACGGCGAAGCAATCCTCGCACGTGTTAAGGCTGATATGGCCGCAAGACGTAGCGTTTAACTCGAAAGTTAGAGGGCTAGCAATGCTAGCCCTCCCTTTTGAAGGAGTGTGTTATGAAATTCTTAAAGGACTTTGAAAAACAAGTCGCAAAAATCGAAGGAGTTGGTGGATCCTCATTACCACCTCGTTATTGGCATTCATTCGGAAATTATGTCCTTAATAAAATCATGGGTGGTGGATTATTTCGTGGTGTCCCTCAAGGACGTATCACTGGAATTGTTGGTCCATCGGGCTCAGGAAAAAGTTTTATTTGTGGAAATTTAGCAAGAGAAACACAAAAAGACGGTGGTTTCGTACTTGTAATCGATTCTGAAAATGCTCTTGACGATGAATATATGCAAAAAATTGGTGTTAATACAGAACAAAATTACTTGTACAAATCTGTTACAACAATTCCACAAGTTTCACAAATTGTTAGCTCATTCTTGAAAGGCTATAAAGCTGAATATGGTACCGATGTTAATGCTCCAAAAGTATTAATCATAATCGATTCCCTCAACATGTTAATGACTGAGACAGAATTAGGAAATTATGAAAGCGGAGATATTAAAGGAGACCAAGGGCAACAAGCAAAACAATTAAAAGCAATGTTAAAGTCGTTTGTACAAGACATTAAAACACTTAATGTTACAATGGCTGTTACAGGACACGTATATCGTAACCAAGATATCAAAAACGGTGAAGGTGTGTGGATTGTAAACGATGGTATGAAATTTAGCTTATCACAAATCTTATTGGTAACAAAATTAAGATTAAAAGGCGATAAGGCAGGAGAGTTTGAAGGAATTGAAATGCGTTGTAATTCTTACAAGTCTCGTTTCTCTAAACCTTTCCAAACAGTAGAAATTCAAGTACCTTATGAAACAGGAATTGATCCTTATTCAGGTTTGATCGAAACAGCAGTGGCTCTTGGGGTTGTCGAAAAACGCGGATCAAGATATGCTCTTGCAGGTGAAGATGATACTTGGTATTCAAAAGATATAGCAGAACATGCAGAGAAAATTATGAAATCAATTGATTCCAAAGAAGATTCTTACATTAATGTTATTTCAGATGCAGATGAAGTAATGGAAAATAAACCATCTATGAAACAACAACGTGCAGAGAAAGCTGCAGAATTATTAACGGAGAGCAAAAATGATACAATTGAAGCCACTACATGATCAATTTATTGTCGAAGAAATGGATGTCGATGATACATCTGATCGAAAGATCCAACTATTACAAAAAACTCATCCTGTGCAAAAAGGAAAAGTAATTGCAGTAAGCGATGGTTATTATCGCAGAGACAACGATGAACATATGACTGAACTACCGGTAAAGGTAAATGATGTTGTACTGTTCCCTTCCAAGTCAGGTTTCGCGTATGATAGTAATAATCCTAAACGAATTCTACTTAAGGTTCAGCATATACTGGGAATTGTACAGTAATAAATCAAAAGGGGTCGAAAGACCCCTTCCTTATATCTGGAGTTAATATGAACAATCAAGATTTAGAAAATATCATAGTGGTAGCTAAAGCAGGTAGCCATGCATACGGAACGAATACTCCTACATCTGACGAAGATGTTAGAGGTATATTCGTTGCTCGTCCCGAGCAAATTCGAACACCATTTTTTCCTGTGAGAGAAGTGTCAGATGAATCCGCAGAAGATACCAAATATTTCGAATTAAACCATTATATGAAATTAACTCTTGGTTGCAATCCGAACGTTATTGAATTACTTTGGACTCATCCCGATGATATTTTGTCTACTACACCAGCCTATGAGTTACTACGTAGCCATAGAGATTCTTTTTTGTCCAAAAAGATTTTCTTCACTACTACAGGCTATGCTCATTCTCAATTAAAAAGAATAATGGGCCATAACAAATGGTTAACCCAGCAACAACACGGTATCGATCGTTTACGTGAGTTGTACTTAACCAATAAATGTACAGCTGAATGGATGTTAACTAATTTCGATGAAGAATTCACATCTGGTATTCTCAGGAAAGAACGTCCGAAAACAGGAATAACGACCAAAAATCAAGATGCATTCTTTAAAGATATTAACTTATCCTTAATATCGAACAAACGTCCTCGTCAGATCGACTTTGTATCTTTATTGTTTAATTTTACAACTGAAAAGATGTTTACATTTGATTTAGAAGATTACAAAGATGGTTATCGATTGATTCCGTATAGTGGAGACATCTATGGTGTTTATAGAGTGGAAGGATACCAAACCTTTGATTATATGTACAATTTAAATACCAAGTATGAAAAGAACGAAGGTGAAGGGTTGGGGTCACCTTTATATTTGATTAAATTTAATTCAGCAGAATATAAAACTGCCTTGGAGAAGTATAATAATTATTGGAAGTGGAGAAATAACAGAAACGAAAAAAGACATGATTTAGAAGCAAAATATGGGTATGACTGTTATTCTGATGATACAGAATTTTTAACAAATAATGGTTGGAAAAAATTTGACGATGTGTTAGTCACTGATACATTAGCAACATTTAATGAAAACCATCATATAATTTATCAATTCCCCACAGAACGAATAGATAGTACATTCACAGGAAACATGTACCATTTAACAGGTTATCATGTAGACACATTCGTCACATCGAATCATAATATGTATGTTAAACCATATTCACGTGCTACTAAACAGGAAGGAAAATGGGGTTTTGAGAGAGCTGCGGAGTTATCAGAAACGTTTGATACTCTAAATGTAATTCAACCTAAGAAAAACAGACAGCTTTTACCGAAAGGATTTAATATACAACTTTTAGAAGAAATCGATTTACTTAGTTATCTTAAATTAATAGGTTGGTATGTTAGTGATGGAACAATGAACTTTTACCCTGATGGAAAGGTTAAACACATGATGATTAGTCAGTCAAAACCTCAATCAAAACTATCTCGTTCACTTAATAAACAAATTTTAAATAAAGAAATACAATGTAATGAATATACTTATGATCCAAACGGAATAGCAAAACATCCCGAAACAAGATGGGTATTTAAAAGAACATTGTCACAATTTATATATAATGATTGTGGACATTTGAGTAAGAATAAACGATTGCCAGAATGGTGCTTCTTTTTAACCAAACGCGAAATGACTACTTTATTAATTGCATTAATTCAAGGTGATGGTACTAAAAAAGACCATCAAACACATACATATGTGTACTATACTATTAATAAAATGCTGGCCGACGATGTACAAAGATTAGCATTTTTATGTGGATTTGAAACATCGTTATATGGTCCTTATCCTTTGATGACAAAATTTAGTTCAGATAATAACATGTATCAAATTCATATTAATATGAGACCAATTCAGACACGTCGACACGTTAGAAGTTCTTCTGTTAAAAAGATTCCGGTTATAAATAAACGAATTGTTTGTTTCATGGTTCCTAATTACACATTAGTTACAAGACGAAATGGGCATATAGGATTGCATGGAAATACAAAACACGCAAGTCATTTGATTAGACTTATGAAGATGGCTAATGAAACATTGACGACAGGAGAAGTTTTTGTTAAACGTCCTGATGCTCAAGAATTATTAGACATAAGAAATGGTAAATTTACATATGATGAAATTATTAAATATGCTGATGAATTAGAAAAGAGTGCAAGAGAAGCATATGATAATTGCACAATATTGCGTCATAGTCCTGATTTTCATTTAGCAGCTAAAGTAACGATGGAGGTGCAAGATTTAATATGGAACAACAAATAAGCACGAAGACAATTGATGAATTGTTGGACGAGAAATCATCAATCATAAAACATTACAATATCTTTATCTTTTCAAAAATGTATAATGTCGTATTGGGCATTTGTGCCGCTTTTCAAGTAGATGCCCTTGACATAGCACTATATGACATAATTAAAGTTGAAGAAGATGATAGTTATGTTATTAGATTTAGCATTAAATCTCAACCAGAACAAGGAGAAATGTTTATTAATATTTCCAAAGATATTGTAGTGGCAAATGATGTCGAAAAAACTAAATCTGAGGTCCAGCGTTTTCTTTTAGAAGAATCTGAGGTATCATTTAATGAACCTGAAGAACAAGAAAAAAAGAGGGTACTACATTGAGTATTTTAATTGATTTAGGTGAGAAGAGAGAAAATCTTCCGAAACTAATTTCTAAGTACACAGATGATCTTGGCAAAGTTGCAGAAGAAATTAATTTAGAAGGCAAAACGTTAGAACGTGCAAATAGAGAGCATGCTTCCTTACAAATTTTTTACGATGAACGCAAATCAGAACTATATATTTTGCTTAAATATATGGAACGTGAAGTAGAACGTGTCCGTGGGGAACTTTGGCGCAAGTATACAGAAAACTACAGTCGTGATTTGTCCCAAAAAGATAAAGATCAATATATTAACAATGACCCAAAATACCTCGTCGAAAATCAACTTTATCTCCAAGTCGAAGAACTGTATAAAAAGTATTCTGCTGTGGTTGATGCATTTACTTCTAGGGGTTACGTTCTGCGCAATATTACTAATTTACGTGTGGCTTCTCTTGAAAATATAGTATTATGAGTCAAAAGAAACAAGTAATTATTCACCTTCTTGATGAAGTAAATGTAAAAATAACAGGGTTGTCAACTGAACATAGTAAAATGTTTCAGGACGCATACGCTATATTTGCAGAAAATTATTTCTTTAATCCAAAGTACAAGTTCGGTGCTTGGGACGGTAAGATTCGATATTTTCAAGCAGACGGAAAAACATATTACCATCTTTTAGATGGTATAATGAAAAAACTTGTTGCTCTTGATTATAATATTACATTAAATGACTTACGCACTAGTCAAGTTGTTTCCCCTCCCCTCATCGACGAGACCTTTTTCCAACATTTAACGTGGCCCGATTCAGGCGAACGTGTTGATTTGTATGACCACCAAGTGAGAGTTGTTAATGCTCTTGTAAAAGAAGGGCACGGATTAGCAATCGCAGCTACTGGTGCTGGAAAAACTTTAATTTGTGGTGCAATGTGTTTATTATATAATAAACTAGACGTTCGAATGATGGTAATTGTTCCAAGCCAAGACTTAATTCAACAAACGTATGATGAATTTGCTTGGTTAGGAGTGGACGTTGGTGAATATAGCGGTACAAGAAAAGATGTCGACCACGCAACAGTCGTGTCTACGTGGCAAGCATTAAAAAATAACAAATCGATTCTCAATGGTTTCAGAGGTGTAATTGTCGATGAAGCGCACGGTCTCACTGGTGAAATATTACGTGAAATGTTGCTCGATCATGGTGGCAACATTGCTCATCGATTTGGTGTAACAGGAACTTTACCAAAAGGCAAATCTGACGCATTCGCTGTGACATTAGCTGTGGGTAACGTTAAAGAAACTGTTACTGCAAAAGAATTAATTGATAAAGGTATTCTTGCGAAGCTTGATATTCATATTGAACAACTTGAAGAAGATATGGTTGATAAGTATAATGAGTTTATTGCAAATAACATTTTTCTTAAAAAACCTACTTATATTCAATTTAAAGACACATACTTTCCAGAATATTCTGCTGAAAAAGATTTCTTATCCAAAAATAAAGATCGTATGGAATGGGTGGCTAACCGTATCGAAACAGTACGACAGCAAGGTAATACGTTTGTTCTCGTTGATGGTGTAACATATGGAAAAAAACTAGCAGAATTAATTCCAAACGCTATGTTCGTGTATGGGAACGATAAAGTTAAAGTACGAAAGAAAATATATAGTTTATTTAAAACAGAAAACAATTTAGTTGTTATTGCTACAGTCAATATCGCCAGTACTGGTATCAACATCAAACGTATCTACAATCTATTCTTAGTAGATATAGGCAAATCTTTTACTCGTGTCATTCAGTCAATCGGAAGAGGATTGCGCGTAGCACCTGACAAAGATCACGTCGACATATATGATATTTGTTCTGATTTGAAATACAGTAAGAAGCACGTCGCAGAAAGAATAAAATATTATAAGGATGCACAATATCCTTATACAAAAACAGTTAAACAATATAATAAGAAGGATGTAAACAATTATGTTAATATTTGATGAGAATAATGATCCAATTATTATCGATAATATCAATGGGCCAGTATTAAGTAATTATTTTTGGGTGCTTGATTTAGATTTTGAAGGAGAGATGGATTTTACGCTAACAGAATTACAATTTTTCGAAGAAATACACTGTCCATCTCTTAAAATTTCAATTGAAGGGTTTTCGTTTTTCGTACCATCGAGTTGGAACATACTTGTAATGGACGAAGAAACAACAGAATTAGATGCAATACAAGTCAAGAAATTAGCAGGAAGAGAATTTACAGCAGTAGTATCAGGACCGTCGGGCAATAAATCTCGTCCTTGCGTTGTTACTGTACAAGATTATAGTCCTGATCATATTAATGTGGGACCTCTACTTAAAAAACATCACATGTTGTGTCACCCTATTGGGCCCAATGAATGGATTAATATCGCCCCTTCAGACAGTCATAAATATCTAAAAGACCGTTTAATTGGGGATTTATTTTAATACAAGGTATATTATATGAGCAATAATGAAACAAAATTAACATTTTCAGAATTTAAAATGTGGCTACAAGGCGTTGAAGAAATGCAAGATGAAGGATGGACTCCCTCACCTGTACAGTGGAAACGGATCAAGGAAAAGTTGATGTTGGTGACAGAGAAAGTCCAAAAACAATCAATACCTCCTGAACAAGAATATCGTCCAGCATACTACCATGAAGAACAACGCCCAATACCACAAGTGTCCAGAGCTGCACCTCCTATAAATGAGAATCAGCCTGTTTTAGATAGTGAAGCGTTTGCAAAAGTAGCAATTCCTAAAGACGTAGGTCCAGTGTATAAAACTCCCTTCAAATGACCAACAACACACAACTAAACACCTACACTTTGTGGTACGACGGAAAGATAAGTATCAAGTCGAACCAACTTACAGATTTTTTACTTCAATATGATATTGATGTAAAGAATATTTGCGTTGATAACGTGGACAAAGATATACAACAATATAATAAAATGGTTCCAGTTACACAGCAAATTGGTACTAAACACGAGTGTGACCCCATCAATCCTATGTGGACGCTTCCTTCAGAGTATACTAATATGCATGTACAAGCAGTAGTATATAAAGCACTTGAGGAGGAACTCAAACGTGGGAACTATACTGACGAAGAAATGAAACAACGCATCGAACGTACGAAGTTGGAATTATCATTATACCGTAAAAATAACATGTTTGACGTTCTAAAAGTAATTTTATACGTCATAAATACATTTAAACAACAAAATATCGTTTGGGGTGTTGGAAGAGGAAGCAGTGTGTCCTCTTATATACTATATCTATTAGAAGTGCATGATGTTGATAGTATCAAATACCAATTAAATATAGAAGATTTTATTTCATAGGAGAGATTATATGGGTCAAAAAGTACGAAGCATGAGAGGAGAATTAGTCGACCTCGACTTGCTTCAAATGAAACAACAAATTGCAAACACACCAAAACCTGCAACTACGCAGGAACGTGAGAAATTTGTTGATAAGAAAATTCGTCGTCGTGTTAAGAAGCAAAAAACACAAACTTCAGAACTTGATATCGATCCAGAAGTTGAGGAAATAATGGCCGACGAAACACCTGTTGTTGCAGAAGAAGTTGTTGACACACCAGCACCAAAAGCCCCACGAAAAAGACGAGGTGCTTAATGAACATTCGTCCTGTTAATAGTGATATTTTATTTGAATTCCAAGACTTTGTATCAACAAATGGATACTTCAGAGAACAGTCTCGTGGTGGAATTTTAATTGCACAAAGTCAATTAACAGCATTACAATCTTCTGGAGACGTAAGAATTGCTACTGTTGTGGCGGTTGGTCCCGAATGTACTGTTGTTAAAGAAGGAATGAGGGTCATGATTGAACCTTTGAAGTGGACTCCTCAATTTGAGGTAAATGGAAAAACTTTATGGAAAACTGATGAAGAATTTATAATTGGAGTAGTCGATTAATCATGTGGTTTATTCTAATACTATTCATTAGTGCACTATCTATTGCTGCTGTTGCTGGATTTTTCAGTATCTATGGTTTAGCAAATATTTACGTTGCTACCTTCTGGTCCGTTGTGATCATGGGAACAGTATTAGAAGTAGGTAAACTCGTTGCGGCTTCATTCTTACAACGATATTGGACAACGGCGAGTTTATGGTTAAAGAGTTATTTGATGGTTGCTGTTGCAGGTTTAATGATTATTACATCGGCAGGAATTTATGGTTATTTAAGTAACGCTTATCAACAAGATTCAGTAGGGCTAAAAGATGTCCAAGCAAAAATGGAATTATTACTTACTGAAGAAAAGGAATTGACAGAAAGAGAGGCACAAATTGATGCTGATATCGCTCGTGTTGGTGAAAACTATGTGAGAGCAAGAATCAAGTTAATGGATTCTTATAAAGATGAAAAGAAAATAATTTCTGAACGCAGAATTGCCATTCGTGTCGAAAAGCAACAATTAGCCTCAAAACAAATCGAAGTTGAAGCACACACAGGTCCAATTATTTACATTGCAAAAGCTTTCGACAAAGACGTTGATACTGCCATTAAATGGATGACATTGTTAATTATTATTGTATTTGATCCATTAGCCATTGCTCTCACTCTCGCAGGTAACCATGCACTTATGATTAGAGAAGGTAATCGTGTGCCACCCCCTCCTTCCCCTCCGACTCCACTTTCTCCACCACCTCCTACTCCTTCACGCAAGCAGGAAGACCCTGACCCTATTGTGGAGAAAGAAAACGACTCTTCGCAGGTGGAAGAATCACCAACGCTGACAGATGTGTTTATTGATGAGGAACCCACACCAACAGTAAACAGTGAAGCACAAATAGATAAAGCGCTTGTTGAACATCCTCCTATTGCTCCACCACCTCCGGTTAATGCATTTTATCAAGGGCAACCTGATTTCTTAAAACGACTTATTGCTGTCAATCGTAATAAGTAAAAGTATTAGTTGATTTTCAATTCTCTTTCTAGTATACTATATTATTACTATACGGAGACTGTTATCTATGATTATATCTTGGGGCATTAAGCACCGACCATCTACTCTTGATGGGTATGTTTTTCCGAACGATCAATATAAAGAAGCGTTCACAAATATGGTTAAGCAACAATCCTTCCCTCACCTCTTACTTTCTGGTGTACAAGGATCTGGTAAAACTACAATTGCAAAAATTCTTATTAATAGCATGCCAGTTGATCCTACTTTAGATGTTAAACAAATCAACGCATCGGACCAGAATAGTGTTGATGATATGCGAACAGAAATTACTGATTTCATTAACTCATATCCTATGGGCGACTTTAAAATCGTCCTTCTCGAAGAGGCTGATTATCTCAGTCTAAATGCTCAAGCATTACTTCGTGTTCCTCTCGAAGATCCTGATAATACAGCACGTTTTATTTTAACTTGCAATCATGAACATAAAATAATTACACCTTTGAAATCTCGATTGACACACTTTCATTTTAAAACACAATCGTATGATAATATTCTGTTATGTGCAGTTGAAGTGTTAGCAAAAGAAAAAATTAAATTTAATCTTGATACTGTTAAACAATTTATTGATCTTACCTTTCCTGATATTAGAAAACTACTTAATACATTACAACAACATTGTACTACAGGAACATTAATTTTACCAACTGTAAGTAAAGATAAAGGAGATTATAAAGGAGAACTTGCTAATTTATTAGCGAAAGATAATTGGAGAGGGGCTCGTGAATTAGTATGTTCACAAGTATTACCAAGTGAATGGGAAGAAGTATACCGTTATTTGTATGATAATATTCACACTTTTGGAAAATTCAAACAAATTGAAAAAGCTGAGCAAGCGTACGTGTTAATTGCTGAGCATTTATTTAAACACACAGGAAGTGCAGATCCTGAGATTAATGCTGCAGCATTATTTGTACGATTATCAATAGTATGAGGAAAATATGAGTAATACATTAACGATAACACCATCAGGAATAGTGACAACCGCTAGTTATGCTACTAGTTATACAACAATAAGTTCTCATCCACACGGGTGGGCAACGAATGACTATACTTTGAGTGATATTATAGATCAAATTAAATATGAATTTGATACTACAGGAACGACTTTAAACACACTTGTTATACAGCGTGCGGACGGATCTATTGAGCAATTGGATGTTACAGATTGTATTGTTAAATTAGATACAATTGAGAAACAATCAATTGATCCTGATCAAGCATATATTCAAGCAATGCAAATTTTATAAGGAGTTAATATGTCAAGACGTAAAAAAGCAGAAAACGAAACACCAGATCAGACACGCGAACGTAGAATTTTCGAGTCTATTTCGAATTATCCCGATCGTAGTGATAAAACATCGTGGCAACGCAAATTAAATAACCTCGAAACATTAGTAGCAGAATTACAACCCATCGAAGATATCCTTATTGATTTCAATAAAAGGAAGACGGATATTATAGATAAGATTACGATACTTAGATCGGAAATGGTAGAAAACTGTCTTCATCCTTATGACATGTTAGTTCTCAAAGAAGATCACGTCGAATGTAAATTCTGCAACGGGAAAATTAGTATACCAAATGAGCTCAAACAAACCAACGATATTTGAAATCTTATCATATATTGATAAGAAACAATTAACAAAGATAGAGGATGAAGAGTTTAATAAAATCTTCGTTCCTTTTATTACTGCAAAGTGGTTAGCATTTACGACTAATCCTGTGCAAATCTATGCTATTAATGAAAATGTAAATCCATACTTGTTTTCACTATATAAACACAAGCCTTTATTGTGGAAATTAATGTGTGGGGTAACTAACGGTAAGTCTCAACGTTATACGTGGATTAAGAACGTTTCAGAATCGAAAAAATCTCAAACAGTAGAACTTCTTGCTGTATATCTTAATTGCAGTAAGCGAGAAGCACGTGAACATGTTGATACTTATAGTGAACAAGATATAGTTACTATTGCAGAACAAATGGGTAAAGATAAAGACGAAATTAACAAGTTAAAAAAAGAGTTTAAATAATGTTTGAATGTTCATATTGCCATAAGACGTTCTCACGTGAAGATACGTTTTTACGACACGAGTGTAAAACTATGAGTAGAGTCAACGAAAGTAAAACATTGATAGGACAAATGGCGTTTACATATTACTCCACTTGGATGAAATTATATAAACGCAATACTCCTAGACACGAAGCATTTTTAATTTCCAAATACTACAATGCATTTATAAAATTTGCTCAATATATTAAAGATATGCAGTTAGTAGATGTTGATTTGTTTATTAAATTAATGGTAGAGAAAGATTTCTCACCACATTTATGGACAAATGATAAAGTATATGTATTGTATATTGAACATTTAGATAGACGAACAACACCATATAAACAAGCTAATATCACTATTACTACATTAATTAATATTGCTGATGATAATAACATAGATGTTAGTAATGTATTCTCAGTACTTAAAATAAATGAAATTCTTCAACACATTAGAGAAAGAAGATTATCACCGTGGATATTATTAGCTAGTGGAAAATTCAAGAAATATCTAATGGAACAAACGAGTCCTGAAGAACGACAATTGTTCGAACAATTAATACGTCCTGTATATTGGAAACAAAAATTCGAAAAAAATCCTGAAGCTGTTCAATATATGAAAGTGTATGTAAAAGAATTAGGAATTTAATATGGACATAGATATTGACGTTAAGACTTCGTTCGATCCGAGGTCCACTTTTCCGTCCTCTGTAAACGCGTCTATGATTCTCAACGGTGAACTTAAAAAACACCCATGTGGTATCTACTTTCAAAATATGGCCACGGATCCAGTAACAGGGGTTGCTGCAATTCCTTATAAGGAAGCAGAAGAGTTCGGGTTTTTCAAAATCGATTTCTTACATTTATCTGTTCTTGACAAATTTACAAGTAAGAAACAAATAAAAGAATACCTCAACAAAGAACCCAATTGGACTCTCCTTAAGAAAAAGGAAGTAGTGGACACTCTTTTTCATCTTAAAAACTGGTATGATGTATTAAATACACTTGAACCTAAAAGTATTCCTGATATAGCTGATTGTTTAGCATTAATACGTCCTAATAAACAACACTTATTACACGAATATATTACTAATAAAGAACGAGCCAGAACAAAGTTATATAAGATAGACAAAGGTGACAAAACATCTTTTAAGAAATCTCATGCAACTGCTTATGCAATGGTTATCGTCTTACAATTACATCTTATCGAGAGAAATTTATAATGACCACTCTACACACTGTTCGTTTAACAGATCACCAAAAAGAAGTTTTAGTTAAGATTTACACTTCTGCTACTCCAGAATTAGCTCGTGCTGAAACAGAATTCGACGAGAAAAACATCGTTGCTGCTGAAATCCTTATGGATCTTGATGCTATAAGCGAAGACGAAACAGGAATTCAAGTAACACAAGCTGGTATTGAATTAATGCGTCAACAAGGTTTACTTGATGATAGTGATAATTTAACACAAGAAGCTGAGCAATACAAGACAAGTGATAATATCAACACACAGCCTGATATGGGTGATGATATGTTTGGAGACGACATGGGATTGGACGAGTTTGATCCTGAATTGCCTGACGAAGAACAACCAGATGATATTGATTCTGATTTAGCAAGTCTTGACGAATTACCAAAAACAGAATCATTATTTGTATCAGTTCATAATTCTTTAAATGAAAGTTGTTCGAAAATGAAAAAGAAGAAAAGCATTAAGAAACAACAAAGTGCACGCCGTAGACAATTTAAAAAATCTTAATTACATTTGATTTGTTTACTGGTATATTTGACGAAATAGGTTTTTTTCTACGTCGTTTAATCTTTTTAATTTCTAACATTGGGTATGAAGGCATTGGCCCAATTACTCTTGCTACGAATTCCAAAGGAAAGGTTTTAAATAGCATTTCTGTGTCTTTTGCTAATCCTAATTTCGACAACTCAACAGATAAAGGATGTGCCAAAGAGTGTTTCTCATACCACGAAGCGACGATATTAATGAAAAATTCCTCGTCCACATTACATGCGCCACATTTATCTAACACATAGGCATCGATTTGATTTTTATCAGCATTATCTATAACGCACAGGATATGTTCGTTTTTAAATTGTAACAAAGTAATAAAAGGATACCCTTTGTAATCAGGTGGATGTTTTTCAATTATAAGAGGGGGTTGTGAGTTCTTTGATGCCATGATATGATATACTATCCTTTTGTATTATTTATGTTTGCAAATATCAGAGGATCATAAATATAGTATACGAGGTATTTTTGCATGAAAAGAAAAGATTGGAAGAATGTGGTTAAATCCTCTTCAAATTTTTATAAGGTAGTAAAACCAAAGAAAAGAACAAAAGATTTTGGCACCAAACCTGGTCAAGGTGGATTACCATCTATGGCGTTTGTTGCCACAACAGGAGATTTTGGAGTATCAGAATCTGCTGCAGATGTGCCTTTATATCATTATGAAAAAGCAGTACAAATGCTTACGCAAGGATACAAGTTAGAAGTATATCTTGCTCCTGATCGTAGTAAATCCACAACTAAGATTATTTCAAGCGATGGTAAATCTGTACTTGGTAGAGTAGATATTGAAACTCGTAATCGTTTATTTGACAAATTACCTTTAAAAGTCATCCATAAAGAACAATATCGTGCAATATGGTCCTATGACTATTCTGCAAAGAACGAGAGCGTTGAAACAGCATTTTGGGATATGCCTTTCATTAAGGAAATTTTGGGATATGATCCAATGAACAAGTTTGCCGAAGATGAAGAAGTAAGTAACAAAGATAAATCACCAATAAATGATGAACTGACAGATGAACTTGTTGATAAAATCATATCTCTCAAAGACAAGAAGTTATCACCTGAGCAAAAAGAAGCAGAAGTAGAAAAAATCGTCGATGAACTTGCCACTGATGCTACTGGCGAACCAGAAGATCCTGACAAAATGGGCCTTATACGTTTTGTTAAGGGTGCTCATTTAGTGTTTAAGCGTCAAGCTGAAGATGGAACATATGAAGAGTTATGGATATATCAAATCGATCGACATAATTCAGGATCAAAAATTAAAAAAGCAATATTAGCTGGAACAGATATTGACTTAGATACTGAACAAAGCGAAGACGGTAAACAATCATGTGAGATGTGGACTGTTGGTAATGCACAGATGGTTAAAATCGAAGGATTACCTAATTAACGTTGATTTCGTTTTCGTTTCATAGTATAATACTGTTTTATAAAAGTGAAATAGTATGTCAGGAATAGACGTAAACTCTAATAAAACCCCTATCACTCAACAACCTATTGAAGAAGTCAATGGAGGACAAGTATGGCTTGAATCCTCCATTTCAGATTTGTATGATCAACTAAGAATTTTACAGAATAGATACTATATTGCATTAGATTTAGGAAAGACTGAAATGGCCTTACAGATCGAAAGGGGCATAATGCAAATACAAGCTATAATTCAAGTTAAACAAGAAGACGCATATAATAAGGGACAATATGAAATCAGATGATCAAGAACCACAACAAGAACAAGAAATAGAAATACCACTTCAATTTTCTGAAAGTAACAAATTACTTCTTAAAATTAATAGACTGCAAGCGTTGATTGAGAATCATGAATATGAGTATAATATTGAAATCAATAAATTGATAGCAGTGTCACAAAAATACAAAGAAGCAATTGATAAGAGTTCTACTAAAACCAAGGATTCTTATTACACTTCTAAACTAACAAAAAACAATGAAAAAATATTTGATATGTTAGTGCAATTTGAAAACTCGAAAAATTTATTAACAACTGAATTACAAAAACTGAACGATCAACTGAAGGCGTTAGAAAATGATCAAACTGAATCACCAACCGTTTAATTTACCATTAAGTGCTTTAATTGATAATATAAAAAATGCTTGTGGTATTACTCTTTTTCCTTATCCATACAAAATCGGAATGGATTCAGGAGTAGTTATTGCAGGTGATTATGTTAGAAGTCACATGTTGGAAACTCATGAAGACAAAATGACATTTATTATTGATTCTTCACTAATTACTACAAAGAAATCGTATAAAGAATTAGTGGATGACTTTTTTAAATTACCAAGTCCTGATTATAAGTTTGAAGGAGACGGAATAGTAACTCAAGTGGATCATACAACGGGGATGATTACTATTAATTTTTCTGCTCTAATGAATGCAGTATTTCAAGGAAATGAACCTCCTACACATACTATTGTAAATGGTTCTGAAATTATAACTAAACACATGTATATTTGTCCAGGACAAACAACAGACTTACAAATCGGTCTTCGTTTTGTATTCATTTTTACAAATCAAAAACCAGTTAATTATATCAATGATTACTTTAATTGTGATATAAACAAGATTTATTATAATGGTATTAAAGTCACAATGATGCCTGATTTTATCAACGCTTTTATGTCTGGTTATAACATTATTAAGTTTAAATCAACAGATGATGTTAAAAAGATTGATCAGTCTATGGAGTATTACAAGCGTAAGTTCCCTCAATTTACTCATCATAAAATAGTCTCTTTAGTGGGAGAATCATCTAAATGTTAATTTCGATAATGGGATCACAAGGAAGTGGAAAAAGTAGGTTACTAGCTGGCCTCGAAGAAAGAGGATACCAAGTGGTATATCGCAAAACTTCTCGTTCAATTTTAGAGGAATGGAATATAACTCTTGATGAAGTGAACGCTAACAACAACTTATGTAAGCGTTTCCAAGATAAAATTACTGCTCGTAAATTAGAAGACGAAATGGAAGCAATTCAATCAAAAGATATTTGGTTCACCGAGCGCACACATACAGATCTATTTGTATATGCTCTTATGAACTTAGGCAAATTTAACGAAAATAGTTCTTGGGTCAATGAATATTACGAAACTTGTAAAACTAATAACCAATATTATGCTGGTGTTTTCTTCATTCCTGGTGGACAATTCCAAATCGAATATGATGGTGTACGAGGCAGTAATCATCATTATGCCGCAATGATAGATGTTACTATGGAACATTTCATGAAAAAGATGTTCCAGGACTCGTTGACTAACAAATTAAAATATATTACAATGAGTAATATTGATGAAAGAATTGATTTTGTTATACAAAATCTAAACGAATTGGCACTAAATGCCAATGTACAACTGAAAAACTAACTTAACTAACCTCAAAGGAGAACCAAAATGCGTAGTATTCCAGTAATTGGTGTTAATACTGACACTGAACAAACAGTATTCTTCAAGTCTATCCGACAGTTCGCTCGCTTCGTGAGTGCACAGTCACAATCTCGTAGCACAGCGACCCGTCGTGTAGCTGCTGGTGGTGGCCTTGTTGAAACACGTACAGAAAGCTGGTACGTTGAGCGTGTTTAATTAAAAAATCACTGCTGTTATAATAACAATAAACAATAATAACAACACCTCTTAAGCCGATTACGAAAGTTTTCGGCTTTTTCTTTGTCTCATAAATACAAATATGAGACATCTTGATGAAATCTTATCAAAAAAGAAACGACCAAAAAAACAAGAGTATTTGTATATACTTTCTTGCGGAGATTTATTGAAAATAGGTGTCACTAATAATATAGAAGAACGTATCAAAACATTACAAACAGGCAATCCGCAACAAATCATATTAGAACATATTGAACAACGTAACGAAGCATATAAAATAGAAACATACTTGCACCAACAATTCCAATCTTTTCATGTTAGAGGGGAGTGGTATAAAGGTCTCACGGTGCGTGATATCAGATCAAAGATTTTAATGGCGCATGATTATGATTGAGAGGTTTCTATATGCCAACACGTCCTTTATTCAAAAATGTTTTACTCGAAGTTCCACGTACAATAAAAGATTTTGCTTCTTTTATAAAACATAAAAATATATCTTCCCACAGAGGAAAGAAAATTCCAATTATCATTATTCCTGGTTTCTTAACAGGGGATTGGTCAACTAAACCAATGAGACATTACTTGCAAAATAACGGGTTTTCTGTATATGGTTGGAATCAAGAATCTAATACTAAATTTTCCATTAAAAAACTTCAATCAATGTATAAAATGATCGAAGAAATCTCCAAAAAACATAACCAAAAAGTTATTTTAATCGGATGGAGTCTTGGTGGAATTTATGCACGTGAATTAGCCCGTTTGTCTCCAAACGTCGAAAAAGTAATAACAATTGGAAGTCCTTTTGGTAATATATTTTCAAATTACATCACAGACATTTATCAACTCGTGTCAAACCAAGATCTCAAAGAGTTAAAAATGATTGATGTTATGATTAGACAACCCATCAACAAACCAAGCCTCAATATTTTTTCTAAGAAAGATGGTGTAGTACATTGGATGAGCTGCTTTATGGAATCCGATCCATTATCGAAACGTAAACAAGTTTCAAGCAGTCATATGGGGATGGGATTTGATCCTAATGTGTTTGAAATAATGATTGAATATATTCTTGAAAAATAGTTGATTCCTTAATAGAAATGACGTATACTATATCTTTAAAAGAGGTATAGTATATGTCTGTAATTCATGTAAACTCTGAAGAAGAATTTGCTAATATTAAATTAAATTTCGCCCCTCCCTTTGTGGTCGATTTCTATGCTGATTGGTGCGGTCCTTGTAAAATGATTGCACCAATTTTCGAAGAATTGTCCGAAAAATATGATGCTACTTTTATTAAAATAAACGTCGAAACTTGTGATTACGTTGCAGTAAAATATGGGGTTAGAAATATTCCCACTATTCTAATTTTAGATGATTTTGAACAGCAACCAAGAACAACTATTATTGGTGCAAAAACAAAATCACAATTCCAAGAAACATTCAATAAGTTTTTAGGAGACAATAATGACTAATACTGTAGCAGAAGTTTATTGCACACTTCAAATCGAAGGAACCCATAATTGGCCTGGATGTCCATTTGACGAAGTAGCCTATCTTAGAGATCCACACCGACATGTATTTCATATTAAAGCATATAAACAAGTAGGTCATCATGATAGAGATACCGAATTTATTGTTCTTAAGCATCAAATTATCAAATATTTTAAAAGATGTTATTGGAACGAGGATCAATACTTACATGTATTTGGAGCAAAATCTTGCGAGATGATTGCACAAGAATTAATTGATTGTTTTGGATTAAGTAAATGTGATGTAAATGAAGATGGAGAAAATGGATCAATCCTTTATGCAAACATATAAAATCGTAGAACTGGATTTACCTTCTTCACGTACAGGTTATGTATATCCAACAAAAGAAATTGAAAAAGCATTACAAAAAATTAATCCGGAACACACTATGTTCGCATCAATACAAAAAGACACCTCTGTTTCTTGCATACACCTCGACGAAATTACACATTCAGTTCATAATTTAAGAATTGAAGATGGTTGGTTAGTAGCTGATTGTAAAGAGCTCAATGTTCCAATTCTTAAAGCATTAAAAGAATCAGGTGTGACAGACTTTGTATTTAAATTAGTTACTGTTGGTAATATTCTCGATGGTAATATAGTAACAGATATTACAATTCCATATTTAAGGAGCGATATTAAATGATTAAATTTTGTCACATTAGTCCTACCCCACATTTAGATGATTTCTGTCATCACAATCAAGCACATTTGATCTTGGCACATTTAGTAGAATCAGATTCGCATTATGCTTACTGGTATAAACAACGTAAAGAGTTAAAAATCCTCGATAATTCTTGTTTCGAAATGTATAAACAAGGACGTCCCATGTATCCCTCTGATAAATTACTCGAAATGGGTAACAAAGTTAAAGCGGATGTTATTGTAATGTCAGATTATCCTAACGAACGTGCAAGTAAAACAATCGAAGCTGCTGAAGAATTAGGTCCAATTTTTCACAATGCTGGATTTCAAACATTTTTCGTACCACAAAGCACAATTGGAGATTTACAAGATTATTTAGAAGCTTGGGATTATGCTTCTCGTTCATCTAACGTTGATTTTATTGGTAATTCTATTCTTGGTGCTCCGAATGCTTTCGGTAGTATCGAAAAAGGAAATAAACTCCAACGTTTCATGTCTCGTTGGAAGATAATGGATCTTCTTAAAAAGCATGGGATTCTTGATCGTATTAAACAAAATGGTAAGAAAATTCATTTTCTCGGCATGGTCGATGGTCCAAACGAAATTGACTTAGTAAGAGAGTATCATGAATATATTTTTTCGTGGGATTCCAGTACAGCAATTTGGCACGGGTTAAACAGTATTGCATATGACAACTCTCCAACTGGTCTTTTAAATGGAAAATATGAAGCAGAAGTGGAATTTGATTTTCATACAACTGATGAGCATTTAATTAAATTAGCTCACTATAACAAAGATATTATTAACGAAAAATGTAGAGGTGGTAATTAATGTTTATAAATCCAAAAGTAGCAATCGAAAAAGGATGGATCATCTTTCCATCTTGGATGACTGAAGAACAACGTGAAAAATGTGTGCAACCCGATGCAATAGATTGGGTAGTAAGTAAAATATTCAAAATAACAACATCTGATGATTTTATCATTACAGAAAATAATGGTAAACGAAACAGACAGATGACAGAGTGTTATCCTGAAATATTATATCATAACCAATTTCCTAGTATCGAAGGATGGTGGTTATCTGCTCATACTGCGTATGATATAATGTCAGATTTTTATGTAAATGTTCCAGAAAAGGCAGCAGCTATATTAGTAATACGTAGTTCCTTGTCTAGAAACGGATGTGTATTAAGTTCGGGAATTTTCGATTCTTCTTTTAAAGGTAATATTGGTGCAACCTTACACAATCACCTGGGACCAACATTTATTGAACGAAATATGAGAATTGCACAGATCGCATTCATAAGTGCTGAAAGTGCAAAACAATATCAAGGTCAATATAATAGGGATGTTGGAATTCATTGGACATCTGAAGCGTCTTCAGCATAACTAAAAGTATCACTACCAACCTTTGTACGTTTTCCATTGCAGCAAAAACTAACAGATTGTATTGTATGATTTGTAGCTTTTGCTGCAGCAGTAACACTATTATATATAATTCCTGTTTCGTTATGCCGCACTCGTTTTGTTCGTACTATTATATTAGGAGCTTTAAATTCCTTTTTATTCGTCCAAATATGCCCCATTGCTGTTTTAATATTTCCTGCAACACAATCTAATATCGTGGAAGGATCACACGAATGTGCACGTGCTGCTACAGATGCATTATCGTAAATTTGAATTAAATTTCCGAACATATCCCATTTATATACAGGTTTGTTCTTAGTTAAAAGAGACGGCACATTTCCTTCATACGCCCATAACCAACCTTGATACGATTTTTCTCTGCCTTTGCAACAGCTACAAATTACACTATAATGTTTCCATCCATTAATTCTTGCAGCTTCTTTTGCGTTGGGATAAGTACATACAAAATCACCCCATTTTGTGAATTTTGAGACAGGTTTTCCATTTACAGTCGATCCTTCTCCACCTCTGCAAATATTTGTTAAAATTCCTCCTTCGTTTACTCGTTTATAAGTCGCAATTAAATCCTGTTCAACTTCAAACGCTTCTTGTTCATTTAATGTTGATAGAACAATTCTAATTATTATGACTTGTTGGTCATTAATTAATTTTTTAATGGTATTATATTTGTGTGGATTGTATTTGCTTTCTTTAATATTATTTCGTAATTGTATTTGTTTCCATGCTCTATTATCTCTTCCTTTTCCAACATAAAAAGGAAGATTCGTAATAGGATTAACTAATTCATATACATAAAAATTATTACTTTTAAAATTATGGTTTGCTTTATTATCTATAGTCCATAGTTGTTTTTTCATAGTTAAGTATCCACGAAGGCCCGTATACCTGTTCTAAGGTATTTATGGTAAAAGTTGATATCCTTTTAAAAATCATATATAATATTTTTTACATAAGGATATTATAATCATGAGCAAGGCACACACTGAGCAGAAAGAAGCAATAAAAGCTGACCCGAAAGAAAACCATACCCCCGATGTAGAAGAGCATTCTATATTGGTAGAAGTTACACCTAAAACAATGACAAAAATACACGACGAAGTTTACTTAGAAGATGGAGAATGGAACGATGAAGAAGAATGATAAACCAAAAGGCTATTTTAAATATGTCCTTGCTTTAGATTGTGAAACAGGTGGTGTAGCATTGGGATGTGATGATCCTTCTTACAACCCAAAAACGGGAGAAATCTTTCCTTCTGTATCGTGGGGATTTGTAGTATTAGATGCTGATACATTAAAAGAAGTAGAATCTTTATATGTTGAAATCCAAGTAGCAGGTGATTATACATGGGACGCTGGCACTGAAAAAGTACACGGACTGACACGTGAATACTTAAAGAAAAATGGAGTTACAGAAGAACAAGCAGTAATGCAAATTGCTAATCTTATTTTGAAATATTGGGGTCCGGATAGCTATATTAGTTTATTAGGACATAATGTAATGTTTGACAAAGCATTCCTTTTAAGATTAATGCGCAGACAAGGTATTGAATTAAGTTTCAGCAATAGATTAATTGATACTTATCCACTTGGATGGACATTGTTCGGAACTTACAATTCTGACGATTTATTTAATTTGCTCGGATTTAAAGAACGTCAAGAGCACAATGCTTTGGAAGATATTAAACTTACTGTTAAAGCAGTGCGTAGAATCCAAAAAATGTTTAAATTAGCAGTACTTGGTGAATAACATGTTTGATCTACAAACATACTTAAATAGATACTTATTACAATTAAAACAAGGCAAAATAAGCAAGAAACATATTCGGAAACAACTTAAACAATTAGAGGACATTAAGGTACAATGATTTTAACACATCCTTCTTACGACAACATACATTTTGCTCTTAACCATATTATGGATTATTTAGATAAGGTAAATTTTCAACCTGATTTAATTTTAGGTCTAGCTAGGGGAGGTACATACCCTGCATTAATTTTATCACAAACCATGAATGTTCCTTTTCAATTACTATATTATTCGTCTAAAAAAGGAAAAGGAAATGATAAAAATCATAATAACAAATTTATAGATTTTGATTGCGAACGTATGCTAATTGTTGATGAAATTGCGGACGGTGGACATACTTTGCTTGAAGTATCTTCATATTATAATTCTAAACACGAAGTTAAAACAGCAACTATATATTGCAAAGAAACAAGTATCTTTAAACCTGATATTCATTGGTGGACGTTACCTGCTGTTTCTCCTTTTATTCATTTTCCGTGGGAACAAAATATTAGAATGAATCGTCATTGATTAGTAAACATGTAATTTTATATTATAAATATTTAATACAATACATGGATATGCAATGAAAATTGAAACAAAAAAACCTCATTCGTGGGAATGGTTTTTATATAAAGCAAATAACGATACACAATTGGCCCTACAACTAAAACAAAATTGGGTGAATAATATAGCGGCAGCGAGAAAGAATAAATCTAATTTTAAACGCTTATCAAGAGAATGGTATATTGAAAGATATGGTGAAATAGAAGGGAATGCAAAATTTGAAGATTTTCGTACACGATCTATTCAAACACTTTCTAATTATCAACGTAAGTATGGACAGGAAGAAGGACAACGTAGATATGATGAAGTTATATCTAAAAAATCACAATCAAAAGAAAGATTCATAGAGTTATACGGACAGGAAGAAGGAATCAAAAAGTATGAGGTGTGGTTGAAAGCAAAAGCAAGTAAAGAGTATTTGTGTGAAAAGTACGGAGAAGAAGAAGGAACACGTAGATATAATACAGCTTGCAACAATCGAAAACAAGCATTGAGTAACATAACGAAGCCTTGGGCTGGTAAACCACGACTTCAATATTTCATAGAGAAATATGGGGAAGAAGAGGGTAATATTCGATATAAAAAATGGTACGAAGGAACTCAAATTCCTCGAAATAAGAGCACAAAGAAAGCATTGGAAGTGTTTAAATTGTTACATGATTATTGTACCTCGAAAGGAATATCATCCCACGAGGTTTATTATGGTGGAGATAACAAAAATGAGTGGATTATTTGGAATGAAGATCAAAGCATTAAACATTCATATGATTTTACAATCAGACAATTAAAAATAATAGTTGAATATGATGGAGCTGCATGGCATCCTACTGAACAGCAAATAATTGAGAATCCGACTGGTAAATTACCAAAAGGACGATTTACTTCTTTAAAAGAAAAATATGAATGGGATAAAGCAAAAATCAAACACGCGGAAGATCGCGGATGGAATATATTGATTATCAGATCTGATTTAAGTATAATAGATCTTAATAATAAACTTCAGTTTATAAAACAAACTATACAGGAGAAATATAATGAAATATGTAACAACTAAAAGATATAGTCACGAGCGTGGATATTCTATCGCATACAGACAATGGAAAGCAGATAGTGCATGCAAATTAATTCATGGGTATGCGATTGCTTTTCATTTCGAATTCGAATCTGACACCGTGGATGTGCGCAACTGGGTAGCTGATTATGGTGGTTTTAAGTCGTTGCGTGAATTTTTAAATGATCACTTCGATCACACTCTTCTTGTTGCATCAGACGATCCAGAATATGCAACTTTTAAAATGCTTCATGAAAAAGGATTATGTAAAATGGTTGAAGTTGAAAAGACTGGATGCGAAGGATTGTCTGAATTCCTCTATAATTATATGAATGATATTTGGTTGCCAGAAAATGGTTATAGAAGTGAAGCACATAGTGTTTGGTGTCGTAAAGTGACAGTATTTGAAACACCTGAAAATTCTTCTTCGGTCGAAGGTCATCGTCCAGAAGATCGTAAATTAACGGAGTAAATAAATATGTTCGGTAATAATACAATCGTAGGTAAAAAATTCTTTAAAGGGCAAGAAACAAATAAATTAATGGTAACCTCTCGCTTCTATACTCTTCAAGGGGAAGGTCCGTATCGTGGACATCCAGCAATGTTTGTTAGATTAGCCATGTGTAATCTTGATTGTTCCTTTTGTGATACTTATTTTGATTCAGGTGAAAATTTGTCATTTGATGAATTACTAACACAGTGTGACAATGAGATTAGTAATTTTTATAAAAGTAACAACATGGAAATACCTTCGTGGGCAATAGGGGAAAATCGTAAAATTATTCTTGTAATGACTGGTGGAGAACCAACTATACAACCTAATCTTAAATCATTTCTTGAGTATGCTAAAAAATGGTATCCAATTTCACAAATAGAATCAAATGGTATTATACATGTTGATTTAGATTCGTCAACTACATATGTTGTAAGTCCAAAATGTAATGAAAAAGATAAAGTAGCAACAAAATATCTTAAACCGAATCCCGCAACCTTAGAAAGAGCTGATTGTTTGAAATTCGTGATGGCTGCTCCAAATGAAAGATTTAGTCCATATAGTGAAGTACCGGACTGGGCTCATGAGTGGGCAAAGAATACAGGAAAGCCTATATTTGTAAGTCCTATGAACATTTACAAAACAGAACCTGAGAAATCTAAACAACTTAGAGCTAAAAAAGATAACATTACTATTGAAGAAAGATCAAATGTGGATGAGGTTATTTCCTTTTGGGATGAAGGGTTATTGGATATGAAAGCCAATCAAATTAACCATGAATATACAGCAAAATATGCATTGAAGTATGGATTTATTCTAAATCTTCAAATCCATTTATATGCGAGTTTAGCATAAGGAAACAAAAATGACAACAAAAGTAGATAGAGCAGGTATGATTCCGTTTTATGTAACGGACGAAGGTGAGATTCTTATGATGTTTATGATTCCATCAGATCCAACTTATGGTGGAGCAGAATTTCAAATAGCAAAAGGGAAAGTGGATCCTGGTGAAAATTATGAAACTGCAGCTGTCAGAGAAGCAGAAGAAGAGCTAGGGTTGCTAATGACCAATACTATTAATGATGTATATTTTATGGGACGATATCTTGGACGTATGTATATTCATATTGTTCAAGTTAAAAGTGTAACTGATTTTAATGCTCCTCATTATGAAACAGGTCAAGTAGGATGGTTAACAAAAGATCAATTCATGAACATTGGACGCGATTTACACAAGCCTATAGTAGAGCAAGCATATTATTTTATTACAGAACGAATTTTGCAATAAAATTGTGGAGATAGTAATTTAGTACCAAAAGGTAATAAATAGTAATGTGAATTAAGGATTGTTACAATGAAGAAAAATTCATGTAACATTGATCAGCTTCAATTACTTCTTGCAAAAGGAGTAGCCTTTCTTCCACTCTTAGATCAGGAATTTGATAAGCAATTATACGAACTTGAACTTAAAGAGAAAATCTGTTTATTACCTTCCACTACTCTCAAACTCTACAACATTAAACTTCGTCGTCACGCGTAATCCCTTATTTTTTAACCTAAATACAATATGAAAGAAAACATACAACGATACTCAAGAATTGTTAAACTGTTAGTTATTTTCATTGGATTAACTATGAAAGAATATCTTGAATCGAAACGCTGGTATAGACAACTTTTCAATACAACTTGGTACTATGTGTGTGCATTTGACACAGGAGAAGAATATTGGACAAAAGTAAAACCAGAATCATGGGAAGCGATGATTATTGATATTGAGAAAAAATGAAATACGATGAAGATCAAATTAAAGCATTAATTGTAGCAATAAAAGCATATCAAAACAAATTAAAAGACTATAATCATAAAGATATAGATCAATATATTGCTAAACTCAATATAACCCTCGTACGTGTTATCCTCTCTGTAGTATATAACAATCATTTACCATCTACTATCATTACTTCTGATGAAGAAGCAAGAAATTTTATTGTCGATATTCTTGGTGAAGAAGTAACAAATCTCGTTGGAAAAACTGACGCTGAATGGAAAGCATGGATCAACAAGTCTATTCATGAACAACAAAAGTTTCCATATAATATAATAAACAAAATAAAAAATATATTCACAAAATGAAAACAGACATAATTATAATCGGTGGTGGTATAAATGGATGCGGCATAGCAGCAGAAGCTGCTGAGCGCGGTTTGTCTGTTACTTTGATTGAGCGTTCAGATCTCGCAGCATATACTTCCTCGTCCAGTTCAAAGATGATTCATGGTGGATTAAGATATTTGGAACAGAATGAATTCTCTTTAGTAAGAGAATCTCTGCAAGAGCGTACAATACTTCAAAATATTGCTCAAAATATGGTTAGATCACAGCGTTTTTTCTTACCACTAACAGATAAACGCCCTACATGGTTCGTACGTTTAGGCTTGTTTTTATACGATCATCTTACAAAAATCCGAACCGATGAACGAAGTACTTTTAAAACTCTGAATCAATCCTCTTTAAATCAAAAGTACTTAAAAGGTTTTGAATATTCCGACTGCGTTACAGATGATTCACGTTTGGTAATTGTTAATGCAATGAAAGCAAAACAATATAACGCTAATATCTTAACATATACAACAATTCATAATATAGATAAAGTATCTGATGAATGGAAAATTACAGCTTCACAACATGGGAAAATACACACCTTGTACGCTAAATGTTTAATCAATGCAGCAGGCCCATGGGTTAATGAAGTACATGCTACTTACGATGATACTCCTCCAGCTGTTAATATATCACACGTTAAAGGTTCACATATTATTGTGCCTTCTATCCATCCGACTCAAGCATTTACTTTTCAAACCGAAGATAATAGAGTGTTATTTGCAGTTCCTTATCTCAACAATACAACACTAATCGGAACAACAGAAGAGCCATGTGCACTTGATCAATCATCGTCGTGGAAGATATCAGAAAAAGAATTGGATTATCTTATAAACAATATTAATCAATTTTTGTTACCTGATTATCATTTGACCCATAACTCTGTATTAGTATCATACGCAGGTGTTCGACCCTTAATTGAGGATGGAAACGACGCTAGAACAAATACAAGAGGATATAAGATAGTTGAAAATCGAGATAAAAATACCATTACAATATATGGTGGAAAAATTACTACTTATAGAATATTGGCAAAAGAAGTAGTTGATAAATTAACTAGAACACCAAGTGTGTCCCATATAACAAAATTACCTTGTAATGTGTTTAAACCATTACAAGAAGCAAAAGATTACCCATTTATACCAGAACACATTTTTGAAAGATGGAAGACAACATACGGTTCAAATATTCAATTGTTACTAAATTTATATCATCCATCCCATAAACTTTATAATAATATCTTATTTGAAACAGAGATTTTATATTTAATGAAATACGAGTTCGCGCACAGAGTACAAGATATTTTATATGGTCGTACAAAACTTGGTTATTTTCAGTCATTCTCTAAAAAATCATTGGAAGAAATTCAGGCTTTCATGAATTATTATCGTTGACTGGTTAATTCGATTTATGATATAATATATCATAAATCTCTTATTATAAGGAAGCAGTTTTAATGAGTTCAGATTCGACAACACCGATCAGCTATGCGTATAAGTATTGGATCTCCTTCGAAGTTAGAAACACGTATACTGATCGGTCGCGTCGTTTTAATACCACAATTTTCCTAACCAGAAAACCAAAAGACGAATCCGACATTTATTCAATCGAACAATTATTAAAAGCACAAGTGCTTAAAAATAAAATTAAAGGGTTTGAATTGAAAGAGGAAAATATATCTTTGACTCTAATGTCATGGCCCCACCAAGTAGGGAAAGTGGATATGAATAAGATTCCACAAAAAGTATCAACGTTTGTAGATACTCCAGATCCTATTATCGAAAAGAAACCTTCAAGACCAGTGTTTCAAGTTATTATTGGTGGAAAGGAAACTAAGTAATTAGTCGTCTACATCAAATCCCATACTTTTGTTATAATTACGATAAAACTTCCGCATACTATCATTTATAGGGGTGGTTAAACGCAATCTATCAATATACTGGTAATAGTATAAAGGAACAGTTCTGAGAATAGGTTCAGCCTCTATCCATCGAACTCTTGGAAATATAGCAACAGCATAATTTCTAACATACACAGGACCTTGTGTTAACGCCCAACGTTCAATCTCAGGATAATTACGGTTACGTAGTTCTTCACGTTCCCTGGTTGTGATATTAGCAGTAGATCCCGTGACACAGACGGACAGAGCAGCAGACCAAAATTCTTGCGGGGTTTCAGGCTCACTAATACTTTCGTTTACAACATCATTGATTTTCATTTCGGTTCTGTCTTTTTTAAATGCATTATATATTTAATCCATATATCATCATTCTTCTTCATAGTCCGTTCTCCGAGAGGAAACCTTCCCCGCATAACTTGGACAGCATAATCATAGGAAATTTTCGCATTGGTAGCAATAATAGGCTCAGCCTCTATCCATCGTTTTTGAATATAAAAACACGCATATTCTAAACACGCATACGAATCTGCCAATATATAATCTTCAACATCTTGGTATCGGTAACCATATTGCTCTGCTGGCAACCTTTGAAGATTAAGAACGACCTGAAACGGAGTAGGAACACCAGGTCTGGAAGTACTACTTTGCCACACAGAATCAGGAGCTTCTGGAATAATGCTCTCACTTTCCGATTCATTGATTAATGTTGATAATTTCATAATATTATAAATCTGTATACTTTATTTATTTCCACTGTCCGCCTGCATCTTGGTTTACAGTCTTACCACAACGTGGACATTTGCCTTTGATGTCATCATCGTCCCCATACAAAATATTCGGACATTTGTGCCATCCGAGAGCACAAAAAATTTCAAGATTGCTATATTTACTCAATACAAAAAACGTGGCTAACGCAATCCAAATCAAGAAAATAGCACTTACATAATAAATCATATAACCTCCTAAAGTTTATTAGATTATAATGAATTTATTCAGTAAATACAACTATCAATAACCTTACCATACATGAAAGTAATAGAACTTCTCGAAGCAGATTATAACTTCAATTCATTGTATAATCGTATCAAACGTGATTGTAAACCTTACCTATCCGTTAATCCTCTCAATGAACATAGACCTATGTATCGTGGGTTTAGTACTATTGAAAGATCTGTTCGTCTACCAACTCCAAAAGACAGACACCCTAGAAACTCTACTATTGAACTGCACAAAGCATACGATCAATATTTCTATAACGAATTTAATCACCCATATCGCTCTAATGCTGTGTTTGCTACAGGATCATTACGTATGGCTAATGGTTATACCGATAATACAGCAGATTATGTAAATCGTTATAGCAATGTAACTATTATATTTCCAGCTGGTAATTTTGATTTTTGTTGGTCACCAAAGATTGAAGATTTGTATAATCTTCAAGATGATATGATTATATGGAATGAATATGCTGAACAATTTGATGAAGTGCGATATGCTGAAACAACGTATGATAAAGAACAGGCTAAAAATCATATAATTCGTCACGCTTCGTCTGCTGATATCGAAAAGTTTGTTACTAATGAATTACTTCCATCTCTTGGTTATCGTGAAAATGATGATTTGTCAAAAGCAATAGCATCAGGACACGAAATAATGATTAATTGTGATCATTATTATGCTATTAGATATCCATTGTATAATAAATGGTTATTGGATAAAAAAGTCCAAGAAATTTGATTTTCATTGATTTTCACTATATACTAATAGGATATAGGAGAAAATCAATGAAATACTTTGCCATTTTGTTATTCCTTCTTTCCTCTGTGTGTCATGCAGCATTTAATTCTAATGTTGTATACGTTGTTGATAAAGACAAACGTCCTCTCTACGACATAAATGCTGATAAACAAATTCCTATTGCTTCTATAACTAAATTAATGACTGCTATTGTTATTCTCGATGCTAATCAGTCTTTAGAAGATCAGATAACGATAAAACAAATGGACAAAGATACCATTAAAAATACTAATTCACGTTTGAATTATGGTACGAAATTAACAAGAAAACAACTTTTACTACTTGCATTAATGTCGTCAGAGAACAGAGCAGCCGCCGCACTTGTTAGAAATTATCCTAAAGGATCAAAGGCTGCTATTAAGGCAATGAATAAAAAAGCAATTGAATTGGGAATGTATAATACGAAATTTGTCGATGGTACAGGACTATCTGCGAAGAATGTTTCAACAGCAAAAGATTTGGCAATATTAGTTGATGCAGCAGCAATGTATCCTACTATTATTGAATTATCAACTACCTCAAAATATACTGCAAAAATTGGAAAACGGACTCAGACCTTTAAAAATACGAATCCTCTTATTCGAAATGAAAATGGAAACGATATCCTTATTTCAAAAACAGGTTTTACAAATGAAGCAGGCAAATGCATTATAGTTAAACAACAAGATGCTGTTATAATTCTAATGGATTCGCCTAATAGTCAAACAAGATTAAATGATTTGCTCGAAGTTAGAAAAGAGTTAAGAAATTAACTCTCTTTACAATCACAAGTACCATCACTTGCTAATTGCATTAAATTACAGTGAATTTTATGTCCGTACTCTTCTTCATATTGTTTAATGAAGTCTTTTCTTATCATTTGTAAATCATATGAATCAGGTTCATCTGCCTCGACAGTATTAATATCAACCCAATATTCTACTACTCCGAGAGAAAGAGAACGTTGAAGTTTAACACCACCGTCTGTTGTTTTCTTCAATCTATAATTAGTCGTATATTCCATTATAATCCCATCCAATGTGTTATTAAATTAAAAGGCCAAACTTTCTCATATAAAAAATGTTCAAAAGGAAAAGACACCGTAACTCCAAGAAAAAATCTCCAATCCAATACACTCTTACATTGATGATAGCATTTAATTAAAATCCCATCTTCATTTACATGTTCATGTTCTGTTTTGTTCATTAACAAGATCTCCAATAAAATTTGTATACTTTTTGATTAATATCTCATCACACATGAAATATTCAGTATGACCACCAAACTTTCGAATAGGAACGTAACGAAACAACGAAAAGGTCGATATAAATTGTTGCTCCATACAAAATGCTTTATACAAAATGCTTTATACAATGTAAGATTATAATAAGATAAAATTTTGTTACTCTACTTCACTCCTGGCAGCAGGATAACCACCAATGTATGATCTCGGCGTTGAAAAATCATATAAACTAATATATCCATCAGGCCAATTATTCTCACGATGATAAGAATTTCTACTAAATTGAAATCTCCACCACTCTCTCCTACCAGCTTGAATGTGATAGTCCCACAATCTTAAATTAAACCATAAATCACTCATAATTGTTATCCTTTATCGTTGGGGTCGTTCTTCATTGTCACGTCGAATCGCTTCTGCTAATAGTAACAATGCATTCCTAACACGAAGAGAATCACCTCCGCCAGCATATGTTCTAAACCGTAAAGAATGTCTAGCACTAGGTAGCATCAACCACGCATCACCATCTCTTGTGAACATTAACGACAAAATATGATCACTTGAAGTTTCCCCATCAGTATCATCTTGATATCGCTCATATACCTCTGTTGGTTTTATATTAGATGGCCACCAATCATTTTCTAACAAAGTATCAATTGCTTTATCAATATTATCCATTGCTATTATCCTTTGTTAATAATACCTTACAATCTTTAACACGCTTCCATACGATTTTAAGTATTTCAATATCAGCTGTTCTATCAGGTGTTTTACAAACATGTTCTAATACAGTTACAAACTGCTTCAACAACTCGTCCCTTGTTTGACAAGGACCTGTATGCATTCTTTCATCATTTAATTCTTTATCACGATGACAAAGAACACAATCATCTGATTTTGTTTCAGGTAGATGAGCAATGTCTGTATCTTCATCTTCAGGTTGCTCGTTTTCCAACAAAGTATAACAATTTGTAAATGTTAAATAATTATTATATGCAACAAATTTTCCACGTTCACATACTATATAACTTCCTGGACAAACAACATTCCCTAACGCACCAGAATCGATCCATCCGTGTTCTTTCATTGTTTTTCCGCAGGATTTACAATAAATTCCATCCATGCCTGGAACTCTATAATAACGAACAACATTACCTTCGTACTCTTGTCCGTCTTCACCAAATGAATTATCTAAAGGATGATCCCCATTTTTATACCAACGATGTACATCTACTATACGTCGATTTTGTAGTTTTGCAATTGCTTTCATATATACCTCAAAAGTAAGCCCCTCGTACGAGGGGCTTTGTTATTACTTGTGAACACCTGCCCCTGGCCAATATAATACAAAACTGCCTGGAACTAATTTTCTATTAACAGAAGTACTCTGAATGAAAATATCATAGTTTCCATGATCGTCTGGAGCTACTCTTACTGTACCAAAATGAGGCAATCCAAGTAAATCACGAGCATTAGCTCCACCATAAACTGCCCCTGTTGTTTTATCACGAATTGCAATTAATTTATAATCTTGCACTTCTTTTTCAGGTTTAGTTAATTGATAAAATGCTGCTCCTTTCTCCATTGGACCATTAACCATCGATTCAATGAAAGGACGAATCTGAGCTGGACCATTAACTCCAAATAATTTTACTTTTGAAGAAATGTCGACAAGATTTGCTTTCACGTCTGCAATATTCAAATTCGCTGCATTAACATAGAATGTAGAAGAACTTGTTGCACCTAAAGAACGTGATGCATAATATTGCGTAAATGCTTCTCTTGTCTGAATAGTACTCTTCTCCATCCCTTGCTTCGATTGCTCCCACTCAAGAATGTTACCTGCTGGAATACCAAATCTTGTTAAAGCATGTGAATAACCACGTGGTACTCTAAACACGAATGTCCAACGATCAGTGTTTTGTAATTTTTTAATTTTCTCTTTCAAAGTGCCAATTGTCCAACGATAAGAAGAATTTTCTTCACCATCGGTAATCGCCATTACTAAAAACGATACATCAGGATCTTTTGCATCTGGCACATTTTCCATCATCGTAATCAAATCACCTACAGAATCCCACAATGGAGTACCACTACCATCGGCAATGTATGCTGATTCTGATAAAGGTTGAATTGCTGATAAACTTGAATTCATTACTACCTTACGAACGACATTAGAAGCATTACCAGCTCCACATTCAACAACACTCATAATCGTGTCTTGATCATTTGCTTTTGATGCTTCTTTAATCGCTTCAATTGTTTGATTATAATCTCTTGCTGCATAGTGTGCAATATGTCTCATTGATCCACTATGATCTCTACTAATACCAATATATGTTTTCTTACTCATATTAACCTCTTTTTAAAGTTGAGTTTATATTATACTATAATTTTTATCTGGAATCTACTTTTTATGTAAATTTTCTTTATTTGTAACTTGTCGTTGTTCTTTATCGGCAATTACTAATTGCCGAGCTCTACATCTTATACATATACCACAAAAAAACTTTCCTTCCCCCAATTTATTAGATGAATCTACACATACAGGTTGATCAACAGCTATTTTCATATACCACATAAATGCATCATATAAAATATAATCACCTGTAGATTTTGGTGTCATAGCTCCGATGTATTTGTTCCAATCATCCTTATAAGGATTTTCTTGTGCTATTGGTGTATATCGAACGACTTCATCATAACGAGGTCGTGTATCAAACCCATCAATAGTTAAACGTCTTACTGCTTGGATGGAATCATCTTCCTTCCAATTATCATATTGTTCTTTTGATATTTGTAACCAATCTTCCTTGCTATTTTTAAAACTTGCTTGATATATTACTGGATTTGTATTCATTATTATTTCCTCGAAGGTGGGGGTTTAGTTGGTGCTCTAATTGATGGAGGTTTAATACCATATGTTATCTCTTCTCCAGTCGATAAAAACTCTGCTACAGGAGTCCATTTTTGTCTAGATTGTAATTGAACTCTAATAATCACTTCTCTTGCTTCTTCATATGTATCGTATATTTTATCCTCATGCCAAACGTGAGGAGCATAAAATTCATCATTATCAACTGCGTATGATGATTGTTCAACATCTGACCAGAAGAAAAATAAATAAGAACGTTGTACCCTATACTTCTTAACACCATCCATCTCTTTTTCTAAAATTCTATACATATTAATACCACTCTTGTTTTTGACACTTATCACAACGACGTCCTGTTGTAACGTCTCCTTGCGTTAATCCGACTTCTGTCCATTTATGAATACCACCAGTAGGACACACTCCATCTTTAATATAATTATCCATGTATGCAACATATTCAGGAATTCTTACTTCATATTCTTGTCCTTCATATTCCAATTCGATAATGTCCATAAAATCAGGATGGTCTGCTAATAAACGATCTCTATAACCACTAGTCCAAAGAAAATCCAAATTACCAAAAAACCTTTTTAAGAATTCCTTGTTTGTGGGAGGCGCACCCCAACCATATCTAAAGCCAAAAGGATTTGGCTTTACTGTTCCATCTTTATACTTTACCTTAAAATCTAAATAATAACTCATTATTCATACCTCATTTTCCAACGTACTACTTTCTTCTTTGGCGGATAATCTACAAACCATCCATCTACCATAAACATTCCATGTTTCCACCATCCACACTTAATACTTCCATCTTCAAATTTCAAGAATACTGGAACTGGTCCTTTAGTCAATGGTTTATTATCTATTATTGTATACCCCTTCTCATCGGTAATAGGTTCTGGCGAAGATGGTTGTTCTATAAGTCCCCACTCCGATAAAGTCTCATCATCCATCATATCCTTTCTAAGAATAGTATCAAATCCGCATGCAGCAGATAAGTTTTTTCCATCATTATCGATAAACACAGCCACTCCATCTACTATTATAAAACTACTAGCACTGTGAGTTTCTGTTGTATTATCACTACGAAATACTATAAATGTAAATTCGTTACTCATGCCCTTCTTCTCTCGCTGTGGTATATAATTGTTTAAATATTTGATCAACATTCCATATTGTTAAATTTAATAATACAAATATAAAACGCATATTTGGCTGTATCTTTTCGTTATCATACATGTTAAACCATTTTTTCCATTCAGTATATCTTTCTTCTTCAATATACTTCGATGCTAGTTTATCACAAACATCTAATGCTGTGAAATTCAAAGTAATAAGATGTAAAGCTCTAAGCGAAAAAAAAGCATATAATACCACAATAATTAATATAATATTACTCATATTTGTATTTTACCTTAAATTTTGATTCTGATGGAATAGTCATTGGTTGTACTCCTACGATATCGTCTGCTAATAATGTTCCTGTCGGCATCCACGGAGCAATAAAAATCAGTAACTTTCCTGGATTTTCGTTATTAAGACGTTTTGTACAATACATTTGCAATAACGCTTTTTCAGCAAAAGGCATTTTTTGCATCATTAAAGTACAAATTTCTGTCTCACATAATACAGTCCAATTTATTTCACTCATCTTGTGACGATTCCTGTTTCCAATTACAATCCACACCACCACCACCATCTAATACTCTTGTAACAACACAATTTGTTCCATCATCTAATGTAACCACCCATAATCTACCTCTATCCCATTTAGCTTGCTGAATTACATTTTGAGATGCATTTGTAGGAGCAGCGTCTGTTGGAGTATAATTTCGTGAGGAATTATCACAAGCTCCTAATAACATTAATAGAACTATTATACTATACTTTTTCATTTTTTAAACCTCTCTAAAATTTCTTCAAAAGTCGGCTGACTTCCCATATCATCAAAAAACCCACTACTCCAATTTATTTGCAGGGTAACAGCTAATTGTAATGCGTCATTCCAAGCCTTTTTCTCGACCTTGTCTAATTCTGTCATAACATCATTTTCATAAAACATCTTTTCTGATCCAACACGCACTGGTTCAAACATTTTTATTCTCCACTACTACAAATTTTAATTTCCAATCATCCACTAACCCTGTTTCCCAATCCGTAAATTGATCTGTTACGATTAATTGAACAACATCCTTATCCCTTCCTCCATCTATAACTGGAATGCCTTCTTTGATATCATCCTGCATCCATCCACAATACTGACAACCAGGACAACTTCTTCTCTTTAATGGTTTATAACGTCTATTAACTACCCACGAACCGTCAGAAGCAAGAAAATTATTCTCTTGTACTCTAAAGAAACGTCCTTTACAATCAGGTCGTGTATCGTTAGAGGCCAGTTCCATATTAATCATTTTTCATTCCCCAACGTAATCGATCCAAATTTTCGTTCGATTTTAACTACTGCTTGATATACCTTATTACCATCTCTTGTATACGGATGTCCATATGGTTTCCATCCTTCAGTAATTGCATTCTTAACTGCACTTATAAGTTTATGAGTATTCTCACTCCACAATATATCATAATCAACAATCTTATTTGTGTTCATCATTCTTCCTCCATTCACAAGTTGATTCCAACTCCTTTATCAACTTTTTATACTTTTTCTCCCTCACCATCAGTTCCCTAACCACTTCCTCCAATATCTTCACATCATTATACTTTACCCACTCCCCATCATCCTTTAACCTCATCTCATCATAAGCCTCATCACCCCAATCAGGATTAGGATATATTGTCACTTGCCTATACCTACGTACATCATCCCAGTCAATTACCATCTTCAATCTCCTAATAATCCATATAATATATCACTCACTTCATACCCTTCCTCTATAGCACGCTTACACGCATAATCCCTCACCTCAACCCATTTGTCAATATACGCCCGCCATCCATACGCCACCCTCAAAAAAGCACATACTTCCTCTATATGCAAATCATCCCATACAATATCATCAATATATTGTTTGATACCATCAGGACCTTCATTTGCTAATATAGTAAAAACAGTATCTACATAATCAGATAGTTCATCTACTGTCTTCGTCATTGTCTAACCTACCTACATCTTCAGAATATTGCATGAATTTATTAACCTTTGCTTTCTTTAAGTCTATTCTATACTCGTTTCTAACTAACAAAATATTATGCTCTACTAACATATCAAGTATAGCATATACATCATTTATTTCAGTCCATAATTCATCTATGTTACGATCCTCCGTTCCAGGTCGATGATCCTCTAAACCAAAACGAAGAGACTTAGCACACGCTTGCTGCACCTCTGCTAACTCCTCCATTAAACATACTAACAAATAATCTACCTTGTTCATACAACTCTCCTCATTCCTCTATTGTTAATACGCTTAATCTGATTCGCCTTTCTTACCATTCCAGGTGCTACCCTTTTCCAATCCCTAATCCAAAAACGAGTACCCATACAATGCTCTTTCACCGTGATTCTAGTATACGGTCCCTCGATTTTTGAGGAAGACCCCCATGTTCTCCTGTTAGTAGATATTAATACTCTTACAGAAAATGTTTGACCAAGCCTACTCAATAATCTATTCATTCTTATATGATAATGATTGCTAATGCTTTCCTCTAATCGAGAATCAATACTTCCAGTTTGTATTTGATATAATTTGTTACCCCACATTGTCACATTACGATCTAATATTGCTAATCGAATATCATCCCTACCCCACGTTTTTCTACCCTTCATATTACACTCTCCATTAAAAGTTTATACACAATAATTTTTGCTGAAAATTTCTTTCAGATCATATACTATAATAATCGAAATCAAAAACAATTTCAACTATTAACATAACAGTGAATACGTATTATTACAGGAAAATGTTTATACATATAAAAAATATAGAAAAAATTTTTGAAGACAGTGATTGTGTACAGTGAAAGCCACTTGAGGGGCTTAGCTTAGGTCAACGGGACCTTATTATTATATTTTTAGGGGCTCCACTTATTGTCAACAGTGATTGCGTATTCCTATAGTATACAGCATATCACTATGTAAGTCAACAATTATTTCATAACAATTACCCTTAAGATTAATACTACATTATACGATATATTAGAGTCGAAAGTCAACAGAAAATAATTGAAAAAAGTAGTTGTCAATAATTTTATTTCATGTATAATGATTCCTATCAAGAGGTGAGAAGGAAAGTAAAGAAAAGAAAGTTGTTGATAGTTAGTCAAGTTGGTTGTATAATGTTCTTGTTAGTTAGGACAAGAATGTTAGAAAGATGTTGACTGACTAAGATAGTTGTTGTAAGATGTACCTGAGTTAAAACAAACCAACCAAAGAGGATTGAACCTTATGCAACTCATCAAAGCCAAGATCGAAGAGAATGGTCAGGTTGTGGACATCATCGGTCATCTGTACAGTACTCTTCAGGACAGTATCGTTCTGGTACTTCCGGAAGGTGGTCAGATGACGATTCCGAAGGATGATTTGGTAGAGCCGATTGAGTACTTGAAGGATGAGGTAATTGAACTTCCGAAGCAGAAGGTTGAGGTGAAGAAGGATGGTGTGACTGTTGTGAAGAAGTTGCCTCCTCTGAAGGAAGGTGGTAAGCTTGCGAAGGTAGTAGCGTTGTGTGATGCCAATCCCAATGCGAGTCGGAAGGAGTTGATTGCCATGATTGTCGAGACCGGAATCATGACCAGCTTGGCAGGTGCTTCGACCTACCATCAGAATGCCAAGCCGTACCTGAAAGTGAACCAGAAGTAAGACCTGAAGAGGGACCGAAAGGTCCCTCTTCTCTTTTGGCCTTAGATGATGTATACTAGGACCAAAAGAGAAGAGGGAGAACCTGGACTTGTTTGATGAAGGACCTTGTTGCGAGATCTGTAGCTCGGACATGAGAGAGCACCATCCTCGTTAAGAGGTGGAGGGCATAGGGGCAGAACCTATCAGACCTAACTTCGAGGTTCTTCATCAAAGGGACAGTTGATCTGGACCTATGTGTGAGGGATAATGATCATATGAATGAGAGACCTTTCGTGAGATGGAGGAACACCTACATGAGTAGGGTAGGTGTCAACGACCTTAAATTGGTTGTTGATGAACCTTATTCGTTATGGAAGTGTGAATTGTTTCTGAGGACCTACAATCACTCTTGGAAGTTCAAGAGGGAGATGGGGACCAGGATAGGCATTCATCCATTGCCGACCTATCATGTATGGTTTGCGAGGATGGACAAATGGAAAGAAAACATCAGGAGGACCTGATGTTCAAGACCAATCATCAGTACAAGTTGACCGCAGTGAGTGTGACTGTGAGGGGAAGGACCTTGTCGAGGTTTGTTCAAGCACCTATGATCAACGGTAAGGCAGTTGTTGATTGTGGGGTAGTGCAAGGGATGTAGAAGGACCTTGGGTGTGACCAACGTGGGATGACCTATTCGGTAGGGTGAGGACCTGATGAAGAAGACCAGACCTTTCAAACCAAGATTGAAAAGGACCGATGGTGTATGGTATGCTCATGCACCTAATAAGAGTCGTGAGT